AATAGTTGGTTACGAACTATTTAGAGGAGATATTAGTTTAGATAGAAGTGTAGTAGCCTCAGGACTGTTATATGATATGCGTAAGTATAGAGAAACAGAAACTGTTGACAAAGACATATTGTATTCCAATTATCCTTACAATACATTTTCAACCGATAAGTTCAATGAGCCTTATGCAACTGAGACAAATAGAGAGAATTTAGGAGAAGGTGCCATATTTGGAGAATCTAATAGGCATTATACTTTTCATTCTCCAGAAACGGACTATACAAAAGTTGGACTTCCTTCTGAGGTGAGTTTTCAAGGATACCAATATGGCAATTCAAGAGGTAATTTTGACCAAGTAAAACAACACCCAAAATGGGTAATTTTAACAGAGAGAGCATATACATTAGCAAATGATTTAGCAATAGCAGAGACCATTTTTAATGTCTTGATTGAAGCATTACAAGCCTTATCAAATACCAATATAGTAGTAGGTTTTTCTAGTACAGTTTTTCCTGGGGGGCTAGTAGCTTCCATAGCTATTGCAGCAATAGGTGGTATTAGTGGAGCATACTTTCAGTATGGTAGATACAGATATGAGTGGTTAAAAATATTTAGAGATTTAGGAACACCACATAATTTTGCGTACTACTATTTTTCAGAAGGGTTTTACAATTATATAAGCCACTCTTCTCCAAACCCACAAGGAATTTGGGGGGATGAAGGTAATAAACTTAGAGCAGCGAATATAGGTAAATACCTAGGAGATGGTAGATATATTGTTACAAATGAAACTACCGGAGAAAGACTAAGTGTAAATAACATTGATAGAGAGAAATCTGTATTTTTATCTTTTGGTAAATTTCCTGTAGAGTACCCTGTTGATTATACAAACTATGATAAATCGTCTAATGATTCAAGTATGACTTATCTGGGGGAAAATAACTTAATTACAACCGGAAGAAGCCAAGAGATAATAAAAAATATCGCATCACCGTATGCAGCACTAAAGAATTATTTACCCACACAGTATGGTACAATAAGCTCAGTTAAGTGGCTAAGCACAGGTTATAGAGGGAATTTAAGAAATCCACAAACAAGTTGTATATCAATTTTTGGAGGAGACACTTTTATTACTAGACATAGCTTAAAAAGAAAGATGTCTCAGTTCTTAGTAACAGCTATGAAACAAGCAGACCTTACACCTTACAATTATTATTTTTACAATAATATAGGTAGAAGACCTCATTTTTATGTTAGTTACGAAGAAAATAAAGATTTTGGACAAGGTAATAGATTATTACCCGATATATCTAGTGATTTTAATTTTGATACCCCTTCATCAAGCGGTAATTATTATACCCCACCGTCTAAATTTTATTTATACCATTACGGGGTTCCAAATTTCTTAACAGAAACAAGGATAAACACTGCATACAGATACGCAGGTAAAGAAAAAAGAGAAGGGTTTTATCCCCAAGTAGGTGATTTAGGGGAGTGGACACAAGAGACAAACGTACCTATAAGAGAACCAAACATCTTTAGATATAACAGTGCTTATTCTAATCAAGTTTCTAGAATTAGAACTAGAACGATACCAGAAATCTACAAAAAGAGATTGTATGATGTTATACAAAATATGCCAAATGGTATCATAGCAAGTTTACCAGATAATTCTGAAACCTCTTCTTATGACCCATGGTTGATTTATAGACCATTAGATACATTTGAATTTCCTTCAAACTACGGTAAATTAAAAGATGTAATTGATGTTGAAAGTGGAGCAATACTTGCTAGATTTTCGGATACTTCTGTACTGTACAATAAGGTAGATACTAAAATAGACACGGGGGCTGCTATAACAGCAACTACCCTAGGAGGTAATATGTTCTTCCAAAGAGCATCTACATCATTTGTGAATGCTAAGTTAGGATATGGTGGAACTCAAAACTTTGCTCAAGTATCTTGTGAAGCTGGTCATTTTTGGGCAGATGCAAAAAGAGGTCAAGTCTTAATGGTGGCACCTAACAGTTCAGGTATTGTAGAAATATCTACAGCTGCCGGCAGTAAAGCTAGTGGAATGAGGAACTGGTTTAAAGAACAGCTCCCATTCAAAATACTAAAGTACTTACCTAATGTGGATGTAGACAACCCGTACAACGGTGTTGGTATTACAATGGGTTGGGACAGTAGATATAGAAGAGTTTTTATAACTAAGAAAGATTACATACCAGACCCTTGTATAGATTATATCCCAGGTCAAGGTTACTTTTACAATGAGACAAAATGTTGTAATGAAGAGACAACCACTAATTGCCCTCCTGATTTTACATACAATTCAAAAACAGGGTTATGTGAAAGATTAGATAGAGTTTTAGCGATATGTCCAACAATATCTCCAAGTAGATGTTACCAAGAGTACTCAAGTATTGAAAAAAATTGGGCTAGTGCGACATACACTTTTACACTAAATAAGCTAAAATTAGATGGCACTGAGTATGCTTCCGGGCAAACTTTAACAATAAACGCACCATCAGGTTTAGTGGTTGGGGTAGGTCTTAATGGAGTTACAACATACGTACAAAACATAAACAACTGGTTAAACAGCATAATAGGTGTAGCAGGAAGTGGTTTTGTGTTCCATGACGATTTATCTACGATAGATTGCCCATATTCAGGCTCTACCTTTACTATAAGTATAAGCAGACAAATATCTGGGGAAGCTTTTCCAGTAATATTTTGGTGGACAAAAAATTTAGGTATGAGTATTGAAAGTCCTTTTTTACCAAATGTACAACCAACAACTGGATTTGGTGCTTATAGTTGTATACCAAAAGGGACATGGTGGAATTAAATAATATGAGAAAACAATACCCATACATAGGGAACCCATTAGGATTTAAGCTGCCAGTAAAAAGACTGGCAGTTCATCCTTTAATAACAGAGTGGAAAGAATTACCAGAGGATTGTAAAAAAGTATTACACATTATAAAGGACTTACTAGAAACTACTATAGGAGAGTGTCAGATGTATTTATTTGGGTCAAGAGTAAAAGGGTATTGGATAGATTCAAGTGATTATGATATTATCATACAAAAAAATATAACACAAAAACAAGTTTTAGAAATCAATAAAATAAAATTCCCGGTAAAAGTAGATTTTAAATTTATGCTGAGGGTAGATGGTTTCGGAAAAGAAGCTGTATTAATAAAATAAAACCAAAAATATGAGTTGCTATTGTGAAAACGAAAATGCCATACTGGTAGATATACAAGGAGTAAAATACTGTGAAACAACAACTACAGTACCCCCATCTTGTAAACCAAAGTCTTGTCCACCAGGCTACACTTTAAGTGAAGATGAAACAGAATGTATTCTAGCGTATAACACAGGAAATTTATGTCCAGATGGTTATTTATACGTGTATGTCGCACAAAATCCAGAGGATTCTTATTGCGAAGCAAGTAATGATATACCAGCAGATTGTCTCTGTTTAGCTGATGTAATAGCATCCCCACAAACGATTTGTAGTGGTGATAATACATCTGTACCCCTTACATCCACACTACCTAGTGGGGTCGTGTATTCATGGGTAGTTTTACAAACGGGTGTTAATGGAGGTACTTCAGGTAACTCTATTGCATCAGGTAATACTATATCTCAAGCTTTAGTTGCGACAGGTGCAACACCAGGGACTGCAATATACACAATAACACCTTATGAACAAGGTTTGTCAGGATGTTCAGGAACACCTATACAAGTTACAGTTACAGTTAACCCAAAACCAAATATAATAGCAGTGCCAAATAGCCCACAAACAATTACAAGCGGTGATTCATTGAACGTAGCTCTTAGTAGTGGAGTTCCAGGAACAACTTTTGCATGGACTGTTGTAGCAGATGCAGGTGTTACTGGAGCAACATCTGGAACAGGCAGTGTAATAACAGACACACTAACATGCCCTAATGCTGCCGCAGTAGTTTACACCATAGTAGCAACAGCCCCAAATGGATGTACAAACACTTTAGTTTACACAATAAATATAGGAGCTACAATAGAAGAATGTTTAGCAGTGCTTACAGCTAGGGTATTTTATGACAATTTGAGAGAGTTTACTCTACCATATACAAGTATAAGTATTAGTGTATCTGGTACAAGTGGTTCAGGTAACATTATTATAGATGGTACACCCTATGCTATATCATTTAACTCAAGTACTACACAAACAGCTACTGATTTTAGAAATACCCACAATACAACATTACTTGCTTTAGGTATTACACTCGGTGGCTCTGCAAATAATATAAGTATTTTAAAGTATAGTGCAACAGCACCAGTAGTTACTTTTTCAAACACTACAGTAAATTTATCCTGTAGCGTATTTTCACCCACTCCAGGGATTCAAAGATTAGGCGGAAATAATTATCTTAACTACGCATTATTCCCTACTCCTGGATTATTAGGTCAGGTTTATGTTGCATCTGATACAAACCTTTTTTATACTTGGAATGGGACAACGTATGTTACTGGAACAAGTACAGAAGCAAATTACACAGCTTTTTGGTCTCCTATTAGTTCTACGTTTGGGCATAATTGTAATAGGGCTAGATATAATTTTATGACAAATGGTGTACCAATAGATTGCTTCCATTATTTACCATCAGCAAGCATTTTACCATCCCCATCAAATGTGGAAACCCCTGCAACTTATGTCAGCTTAAATAATTCAAGTACACCAGACGAATTTAATAAAATAGTATACGGGAGATTTACTACTTCCCCATTAGCAGGTGATACAAGTTCTAGAGAGAGTTTTGTAGAGTATTCAGTAATTAAATCAGGTATTATAGAAGAGGGCTTATCAGCTACCGCAAACACACTAAAAATAAGACTAAGAGGCACAAACGTAGTAACAAACCCCACACCAACTGTAGGAGTCACCCTTATTGGAAAATACTATAACCAGCACAGTGATGTAGTAGGGTTACAGTTCTTTATAAATGGAGTTAGCGTTTATGATGGAGTTATAGGTTCTAAAGTATTAGAAATAAACCCTTGTACTTTTGTACCTGGGCAAGTTTTAACCACTTACGAAAGTTCAACTGGGGGTAATAGTAAAATAGATAGTATTTCAATAGGCACACAAACAGGAACTTTAACAGCAGGTGTTGCAATAACACCAAGCACAGTAACACAAAATATTACAGTAAATGTTACATTCTTAGGAACATACGATTTTATAGGATATGCTAATGGAGTAACATTTAGAGCGAAAGGTACTTTTACAACACTAGGTTCTCAAACAATAACTATGCAAGCCTTAGGGACACCTATTACAACTGGCGTATCTACTTTTGAATTAGATTTAGCAATACCTGAACCAACCTATTCACAACTATGGCTTGTACCACCAACATTTGATATTACAGTATTATAAAAATAAAAATATGAATTGCACTTGCCCACAAACAAATTGTACACAGTACACAGAATTAGGAGTAGTATACTGCTCCTGTTCTGGTACTATTACAAACGTGCTTTGCCCAGAAGGCTGTACGCTAATTAGATTAGAAAATGGTAATGCTTACTGTAGTTGTGAAGATTCTATACCACCAACAGTAGTTGACATATTAACCCCTGCTAGTTTAACAGATGTTAGATATTTTGAAGAGGTATCTTGGACGATAGCTTTTTCATTAAACACAGGCTCTTGGTTAAGCTTTTATGGCTTCTACCCTAACTATTATATTAATCATAACAGTTACTTCCAAACAGGAAGAAATAATGCTTTAGATAGCCAAGAATTAGGTTTATGGTCACACTTACTAACAAACAAGTCCTACCAAGTATTTTATGGTAAAAAACAGATTTTCACTGTTGAGTACCCTATAAAATCTGAGTATATGACAAAAAGGTTAAAAGGTGTAAAATTATGGACAGAAGCAAAAAGATATAGCAATGATTATGATTTTGCTGTAACACCTTCACTAACGTTTAACAAGTCTTTGATTTACAATAACGTAGGTTGTTCAGGGCAACTACTATTAGATATACAAGAGCCTAACCTAGCCACTGTAAAAAATTATCCAAAAACAAATCCGAATAATACACAAAATATTTTGATTACTAATAAAGATAATTTTCAGTTTTCTTATGATTATATTTTTAACAGAGTAAAGTACAATACAACAAACATACCAGCTTTACTCCAAGACAAGAATCAGATAGATAAACAACCTAACCCAGCGGTAATTAAATTCCAAGGTATTAACCCACTTAGAAAAATGGAAGGAGATTGGTTCTTAAATAGGCTTTCTTATGATAAAGATAGTAGATTTAGCTTAGCACTTAAATTTGTGCTAAACGAATCCCAAAACACATAAAATTTAACTAATTTTGAAGTTACAATAATTTTTAGTAATTTTGCCCCTAATTTAACTTTTAGGGGCTTAATTTTTTTAATATGGCAGATGTTTTAATAAAACCAAAAGATGTAAGTAATGAGCAGTGGAGCAAAGCTACACAACTCTACGATACAGCAAAAAATAGAGGAGATAGACACCCAGAGCTAACCTTAGCCCAAGCAATTTTAGAAACTGGTTGGTTTAAGAGCCCTGCCGGTAAGTACAACTATTTTGGGCAAAAAGCATCAGCCTCCCAAAAAGGTAGCAATAAGTCTACATTAGAGGTATCAAATAATAGGTCTTACAGAACTAATGCCAAATTTAGAGATTATGATACCCTAGAAGAAGCAGTAGATGATAGAATAAAAAAATGGGGTAGCAAATACAAAAATGCAAGCACCGTAGACGAAGCATTAGGAAAAATTTGGAAGTATAACCCAAGAACCGGTAGCGGAGAAGGTTATGCCACAGATGATAAGTACGATGTAAAAATAAAAAGTATTTTAGGAAAAATAGGAATTAGCTCAAATAAGTCTAATCCGGAAAACAATAATTACCCTTCTAGCACAGAGTCTAGAGATAGCTATTATGCAGATAAGTCTGAACCAAAAGACTACTATTTAGATTCAACTCTTAACTTAACAGAGAATTCTGGGGATTACGTAACAGCACAAGATTATTATGAAACGGATAAAAGCCAAGAAGATATTGAAGGAGACTCCGCAAAAGAAGAACTAAAAAAATCTCAACAAGAGCAAAACTTTATCCAAGAACTACAAGCAAGACAAGAAGAGCAACAAGCTCCTCAAGCTAATCAATCAGGCTATGAATTATATATGCCAGAACTTCCAGAATATCAAGCTCAACAAGCACCAAGCTATTTTGAAAATGGTGGTACACAAGGGGGTACACAAGGGGGTATTGATTACGAGGTGTTCAACAAAGAACTAAAAAGATTTGCTGAAGGTGGAGATTTTGCAGAAACTTATGCAGAGGATGAAGAAAACCCTTTCGGGGCGGCTCCTAAAACTTTTCAAGAACAGTTATCTCAGGGTTTTGGAACACCTCAAAGAACAACTCAGAAACCGACTGCAAAACCAACTACAAAAAAAGCAGAACCAACTAGCAAAGTAGACGAGTTAATATCTAAATATGGCTCTAAACCAGGCGAAAAGGTAGTATTCAAGGATTTACCCAGAAGACAATTTACCGGAGTTAGGGAAGGTACTGGAAATATACAAGAGCAAGTACTAGAAAAAAAACAGGAATTAAAATACGGTACTAAAAAAGAGATATTAAAAGAAATAGAAGATAAAAAAGATAGATTGAATTTATCTGAAATAAATAAGGAACTTTCAAGCAAAGCTACTTTAGAGGATTCTATAGAAAATAAAGATATAGATTTAAAACTATCTGATTTTAAAAGCCAAGACCAAGTAAAAAAACTACAGTCTTTCTTAGTAGAAAAAGGATATAATCTAAATCCAGAAGGTAAGTTTGAGAATTCAGGTATAGATGGTAAAGCAGGTAAAGTAACATTAAAAGCAATACAACAGTATAACCAAAACTTATCTAATAATGGATACTCTAGCATAAAAGAGGGTAAAGGTTTATTAGGCAAGTGCACAGAGTCACAGTGTTCAGAATATAGCCAAAATGAGCTATTTAGAAACGTGCAACCTAATGTATCGAGAGATGAATGGAATGCCAAGACTGGTATAACAGGGGATGCTTGGAGTATAGGTAAAAATATAATAAGCAAAGGTGGGCAAGAGGTAAAACCTAAACAAGTACAAGCTGGAGATGTAATCACAGTTTACACACATGGTATTAGCCCTTTCCAAAAAGAAGCCGATGCAGCAGGAACCGGAACAACCCACGTAGGTATAGTAGATAAAGTAAACCCAGATGGAAGTTACTACATACTACATAATCTGCACAAAGGGAATAAAGAAGATGGTTTTGAAGGTAGAGAGTATAGAGATTTAGTTAAAGCAAGTGAAATACAAGGGCATAGTAGCCCATACACAGTAAAGCATATATTTAGACCAAATTATGGTTCTGTAGAGAATGGGGAAAAGAAAATAGTTAGAGAAGACTTAGCTATAAAACTAAACCCTAAAAAAGCAGCCACTTTATCCACTGGGGATTATGATAACTTTTTTACATCAGCTTCTGCAAAAAGTAAATTAGAGAACTCTTTTATAAAACCTTTGAATGATAACAAGAATAAAAAAGTACTTTCAAAAGTATTTAACCTTGGTGACGATGAGTACAACTCATTAGCTAAGGCATCCTTGGGCATACTAGGTCAAGAGACAGGTTTTGGTACAAGTGCTAAATACACTACCGGTATAAAACAAACAGTAGCTAAATCTGCACATGCTGTAGGGCTTAAAAAAGACGAAGCATCCCAAGGAGCAGGACAATTAAAATATGAATCTAACTTTGGAAATGATGATGTAACAGAATTAGGTATCACAAAAGATAATTTTTCTGATGAAAATAAAGCATCATTGACTACTATGTATAAATTATCTAAAGACTATAAAAAATTTCTAGATAAAGGATTTAGTAAAAAAGATGCTATGTATAGAGCTATAACAACTTATAATAGTACGATGGGTCGTGTGGTAAATGGTAAGAAAATAGAAGACTGGGCTAAAGACTATGATGTAGATTATACTAATAAAGTTTTGAATTACTCAAATATGTTTGATGTAGGGGATAATAAAAAATCTTACAAAACAACTTCTGATAGTTTACTATTACAAAAGAATGTTGCTAAATGGAGAACTTCTTTAAAGAGCCAAAATAAGATATAGTATTTAGGATTAGTAATACAAGGCAAGAGGACAAAAACCCACAAAAGGAGTATTTAAAATCTAGCATAGAATAAGTTCTATGGAAATATTTTCTTTGTAATACTTCTATACCAAAAGTCATAGTACCAAAAAATAAAAGAGTTATTATAGTAATAATCTTATTTTTAGGAAGAAAATATAAAAAAACCAAAGGGTATAAAAAGAATACAGCAAAATGTAATTGCTTATCTGTAAATATAGATAAAATAATAGTATTACTTTTTGAGAATGTAAAAAACCCGTTGTAAAAAATAAAACTAAAAATTCCTAGTAATAAAGTTTTCATAATAAATCGTTTAATTAAAGTGCAAAATTAATAAAAATATTTCAAATAAAAAAATAAAATGGAAAGAAAGTACAAAAAAAAGTCTAACCTAGTAAATAGAACAGGTTATACTCCAGGGTATAGCTCAGAGAAAAACCCTGTTAATTTTATACCAAGTGAGAATATAACTATGGCTAATACCCCTTACCCATTGCAAGCAACCCCTCTAGACCAAAATGGTAATCCAATTGGTAATAGCGTGGTTATGCAACCGGGAGAAGAGTATAGATTTGGTGGAGCTTCTTATGTGGCGGAAACCCCTATGTTTGGTCACGGTGGTGAAAAGAATGACTGGATAAGTGCTAAAATTTCAAAACTTGTACGTGAGGGCTATCCCCAAAAACAAGCAGTTGCTGTAGCATACGAAATGTATGATAATATTCATGGAGAGGGTGGTTATCAACTACCTAGCTACCAGTTTGCAGGGAATTTCCCAGGTAGTACGTTCCCTAAGCCTAAATTTGGCGAAAACACAAACATAGCTTCTCCGGAAGAATTTTCAGCCAGTTTAAATAAAATAACAGCAATAAATCCAAATGAAAATGGATTAGGAGTAGACCCAAATAAACCAAGTCCATTATCTCCAGAATCTCTAACAGCAGGAAAAGATTGGGCTGCAAAAAATCCTTTACCACAAGGTATAGAAAAACCTATGTCTAGCAATGTGTTTGGTGCAGAAGTAGAAGATGCAAAAGCAAAAACAGAAACAACCGGATTACAAAAACCAGATATTAAAGAAGGACAACCATTTCAATTTTTCAACCCTTACTCAGGAGTAGATATACCATCTGCTAGTGTTATGTTTGGTCAATCTCTAGAAAACAAAGACACCCTAGGTGCAGTTGCATCTGGAGCTAAAGTTGCTTTAGGAACAGCTAGAAATATACTAGGAGGTATGGGGCAAGCTAGAAGAGAAAATTACGTTAAAAAACAATACGCAGAAAAACAAAGAGAAGGTATGACTGGTCAAGGAAGAGAGCAAATGGCAAGATTTGGAGGCTATTACCAAGAAGGAGGAATGCAACCAGGAATGGAAGAAGGATTAGAAGGACAAACATCAAATTCACAAGAAGAAGGTATGGAACAACAAGGAGGAGGTCAAGAACAGCAAATAATGCAAGAAGTAGCACAAATGTTACAACAAGGAGCTGACCCACAACAAGTAATCCAACAATTAGTCCAAATGGGGATACCACAAGAACAAGCAGTTCAAATGGTACAAACAGTGATGCAGCAATCTCAAGGTGCCACTCCACAAATGAAAAGAGGTGGTACGATGTACTACCAAGACGGTGGAGAGCAACAAATGGCAGAACAAGTCTCTCAAGCATTACAACAAGGAGCTCAACCGCAACAAGTTATGCAGATGTTGTTAAAATCAGGTATGCCACAAGAACAAGCAGTTCAACTTGTACAAGCTGTTATGCAGCAAATACAACAACAAGGACAAAGTTCTCAGGAAGAAGGTGCCGAAGGTGGACAGCCAAACCCACAAGAAGAGCAGATGGAACAAGGTACCCCACAAATGAAAAGAGGCGGTTATATGTATCAAGAAGGTGGTGAGGAACAAGCAGCTGAACCACAACAAAACGAACAAATGCAAGCTATCATGCAGCAAGTTTCACAAATGCTACAGCAAGGTGCCGACCCTCAACAAATACTACAACAACTCATTGAAGCAGGTGTTCCACAAGAACAAGCTCAACAAATAGTGCAAGCAGCTATGCAACAAATGCAAGGAGGTCAACAAGCACCACAAGCTAGCCCACAAATGAAAAGAGGGGGTAAATATTACCAAGAAGGTGGGGAAGCAATGGATGAGAAAGCAGAGGGGGAAAATGAAGGAACCGAAGGAGAAACACCAAGTATGGAGCAAATTGAATCACAAGTTGAACAAGCTCTTAAACAAGGGGCAGACCCTAAACAAGTATTAGAACAATTAGTTCAAATGGGTATACCTCAAGAGCAAGCTATGCAAATGATACAAGAAATACTACAAGAAATACAAGGGGGAGAAACAGGAATGGAATCCCCAGAGCAAGGTACTCCACAGATGAGAAAAGGAGGAGAATACTTAAATTCTTTGAAAGGAAAAACAATAAAAGATTATACTTTTAATAGTACAACCGGAAAATACGAAGTAAGCTATGAATAAAATAGAAATACCAAAAGAAGTTTTTGAAAATATCTTCTTTGCAAACGGTGGCGAGAAAAAGGATTTGCATAAAGCTATGACTGGTGAGTACCAGTTTGCACTGGATATGGATAAACCCATAGCAAAACCTAACGCAGAGGTAGAAGGTGGAGAATACATACTTGACTCTAAAGGCATAAGAAAGTTTGAAGGTAAATCCCACGAAAAGGGAGGTATGCCAGTTAAACTTGAAGAGGGCTCTAGAATTATAAGTAACCATTTAAAAATTGGGGTTGACTTAGCTAAAGAATTAAACAAATCATTAAAATTACCTTTTAAAGCTAATGACACTTACTCTAAAGCTTTAGATAGGTTTACTAATGCTTCGGGGTTAACTAAAGTAAATGAAGAGTTAGAAAAGTTTATTAAATCTATGGATGAGCAGAAAGATAAGAGCAAAGATAAAGAAACTTTTGCTTTAAACAATCAATTCCTAAACAACAGTGTAAACAGCAAAAGTAAAGAAAAAGAACCTCTTGAAAAAGAGAGAGCTAAATTTTTTGATATGCTATTTAAAAAACAAGAGGAGGCTAAAACAGAACAATCTGGGTATAAAATGCAAATGGGAGGAGACTACTTGGAACTAGCCGCCAAACATAAGATAGACCCAGAAAGAGCTAAAGAACTTTTAAAAACCCTACCACATTACCAAGATGCAGGATTTGTAAACCCATTTGCTGATTTAGTAAAACAGTTAGGGCTTAACAAAGGTTCAGAGAGACCCGAAAATATGTCCGATGCAGAATACTACCAGAAAGAGGCTAAAAAAGGTGTTTTAGGGGAAGTAACAGGTAAAGCTAGAACTTACACGGATAAAGAAAAAGAAGCAATTAAAAAACACTATTCTAAATTTGTATTAGATAAGAAGAGTTTAGACAATTTAAACAAAGCAATTGACAGTAATGAGTTAGTATTTAATCCAGGTATGTTAGAAACAATAGGTACAGGAAAAGTGCTGCCTATACAGTTACAACACAAAGATAATCCTAATGGCTCTTACGGAGGACAAGACGAAGCAAGAATAAATGGGTATTTGTATAATACCACATTCAAACAAAAAACAGGTAGAGATTTTAATCCAAATAACCCAGAGGACACTAAATTAATATACAATGAAGTAATACCTGCCTTAAAAGAAAAAGGGATAGTGTACCAAGGTGCACCGTTTAGAAACCAAAAGACAGATGCTTATGGTAACATAGTAGCTTCAGAGCCTGGGTTTGTAGTAGCAAAACCTGCTAAAAAATCAGGTAATGTAGATTTAGATGCTTATAGAAAGCAATCCCCAGGGGGTAAGCAAATGATAGCAGATGAATATGGGGTTACAGTACAAGATTTAGATGAGTCAGCAAAAAACCCTACAAATAAGTTTTTAAAACTTACTGGTGAGAATAAGCCGGTTACTCCAGGGGAAACACCGGAAACACCATCAACAGGGACTGTTAGATTTGCGGAAAACCCTTTTAAATTTAAACAAAACAATGTTGTAGAAGAACCTACAAAAGATATAGTAAAAGACAAAAACAGAAGAGGTTTGTTGTTACTACCTGACCAAACTCCATTAATGCCATCTTCTATACAACCTAGTTTAAAACTACAAAGAAGATACAGTAGAATAGGGTACAATGATATATCTCCAGAACAACAATTAGCTGAGATGAATCGTTCCGAAAATGCTACACAAGACCAGCTAAAAGATATGACCCCAGCACAAAGAGCAGCAGCTTCTATAGGGGTAACAGCTAATTACAATATGAATTCTAATAAAGTAATTGCAGATGTAAATAGGTCTAATGCAGCAGGTAGAAATGCAGTTGATACATACAATGCAAAAATATCCGATGCTGAAGAAAATGCAGCAGGTCAAGATGCTTTAGACTACGAAAAAAGAACTTATACAGCACAAAATGCTTATGAGCAAAACTTAAATAACTTTTATAATAGACTTCAAGAAAACCAGATGAATAACTGGAAGACAGTAGAAGGGTTTAATAGATACAATGCACTAAATCCAGATGTACAGTTTACTGGAGAAGGTTATGAAGTAAATAAGACACCAAATTTTAATGAAGGTGAAACAAACTTTTTAAAAGAACTTTATTCAAAAGAACAAGAGGCTGCTAAAACAAAAAAGACCGAAAAGAAAAAATTTGGAGGTAGATTTAAAAAATAATTTAATTAATTTGCGAAAAACAAATAAAGTTTGTACTTTTGCATAAATTTAATATAATATGGCAAACGCATATTCTACACCTATAAACTACGGGCACGCTATATCCACTATGGATGTGGTGCAATTAACGGGTCAAGTTCAAACAGCTTTACAACAAAGATTTGATGTCAACGTAGCTAAAGTAGACGACTTAATACAAAAAATAACAAGTGTTCCTTTAGCTAGAGAACAGGATAAAAAGTATCTTGGGGATAGACTCCATGGGCTATTATCAATGGTAGATGCTAACTCTAAAGTAGATATGACTAATAATAATGTTGCTAGACAAGTAAACAACTATATTAGTACTGCTATTGATGAGAATGTAAAAACACAAATAGGAAATTCCCAAAAAATACAAAGCTTTCAACAAGAAGCTGCAAGAGTTAAAAAACAAAAGCCTGAATTATATAACGATGCCAATTATGCGTATGCGTTAGATAAGTCGGGCTATGCTGCTTATATGAAAGGGGAAACAGATGATTTAGGTAACTTACAATACAAAGAATACTACGATGTAACAAAAAACCTTAACGAGCCATTAGATAAATGGGCTAAAGAAAGAGGTTTTGAAAGAGTTGTAGACACTAGTGTACAGGGTGGTTACATTTACCAAACAGTAAAAGGAAAAAGGATAAAACCGGAAGAGATAGACAGTTTTGTAAATAATAGAATTCAATCTGATACAAAACTTAAAGACCAGCTAATGATTAATGCCCACTATAAATATAGAGGTGTTCCAGATGAGTCTTTATTAAAAGAGTACCAAGACCAAGCTAAACCTTTGTTAAATAAGTACGATGTAACGTTGTCTTCTATAGACACGGATATTAAAAATACTAATCCAGATGATAAAGCTAAGTTAGAAACACTTAATCAGAAGAAGTCTTATACAAGTCAACAAAAAGAATTTTTTGAATCTCAATTAGACCCTAAAAATTTTAATAGAGATAGCTTTTTATACAAAAATGAGACACACAATTTAATTGAGTCTTACAAGAAAACTTTTGGGTATTCTGAAATAACAGACATAGAAAACGATGATTTTTACAAATCAGGAAAAGGAACCGGAACAGGTAAAGGTGCTGGTTTAGGTACAGGTGCAGCACAAGGATTGCCAGCAGGTACTGCATTTACAAGCGTAGAAGAAAAAGTTAATGAAAAAGAAAAAGAATCTCCTTTAGCACTATATGAAAAAGGAAGAAACACTTCATACAACGAATTCAAACAAGTAGTAAAACAACAGTTACAAAAAGAAGGTAAGAGTGCTACAGACAAGGATGTAACCAACTATTACATTAACTTAAAGAAAACTTCTAAAGAGGGTACAGACATTAATGCCCAAGGATTTAGTCCAGAGGTATTAGAAAGTTATAAAAAAGTAGAATACCATAATAAAATTTCTTATAACTTAAAGAAAGCCGCTACCGAGTATTATAGCAAAGATGTTAATGAGACTTTAAATGGTTTATTTGGAGGTAAAACAAAAGACTTAAATGTAAGTGGTCTTTCAACCAGCATGCCATATACAGCAGAACTTCTTAAAAAATACAAAAATGCTTCACAGTTAACACCAAAAGAAAAAGCAATGGCTTCTTATGAGATTGCCAAAAATATAAAGGATTACGTTCTTGATGATGAAGACGATAAAAAAAGAATGGACTTTTATCTACAAGGAGTAAAACAAGAAAATAAAATTTCTGATAAAGAGCTAGAAAAATACAAAACAGAAAATCCAGGGTTTTGGGAATCTGGTTGGGAAACTATGTCAGGTATTGCTCAAGGAACATGGTCTGCTATGACTATGGGTGCCAAAGCAAAAATATTTAATACAGATGCCTCAAAATACGCACAAGATTCAAGAGAAGGTTTTGCAAAAGGCTTCAAAGGAATTTTAAATCAAGCTAAAGTAATAGGTAGAACGTTTAGTTCAGATACTAATTTGAATGAGATTGAAGGAAACGATATTAATCTAAAAAATGGAGAAGGAGTAACTGATAGAATATTAAACACAAAAACATCAGTAGCTTCAAAATTCGACCTTATACTAAAACAACAAGAAGCTAATTTAGATAAAACAATGTCTGTAGTTTTAAGTTCAGGTAATAAAGGGGATGTACCGTATATTGATGCAGTTAAATCTGCTTTATATGCACAAGGGAAAAGCCCAGAAAAAGGCACAAACATATTAATACAAAAAGTAGAGAACGGTATAGCCACAGTTTCTTTTGACAACGAACTACTAATACCAAAAGAAAAAGGAGGACAAACAAAAGAAATAGTAAGAGACACGGTACAAATACCTGTTTCTAACTTACCTTCTAACTTAATGAGCAGCATGCAGACCAATAAAACAGAATGGGCTTATTCTAAGAGCAATCCGCAAGAAATGAAAGTGTTGTTACACTATAAACCTTTTGTAGACTTAGACTCAAGATATGAGTTTTCTAATAAGTATTTGGGCAACTACTCTAATTCTTTACCTCAAGGGATAACTGAATTAATACAAAGAACAAATTTTTCTGAGTTTAAAACAAAAGACGAATTGTTAGACGTAGCATCAAAGTACTTACCAAAAGAATACTTACAAGACTATTCTACAAATGTATTAGAGGCAAACTACTCAGTTAACTGGGAAAGAAAATCAGGAGCGTTTTATCCAACTCTTATGAAGAACGGTAAAATGATTAAAAACATGCCTCCAGTAGCTATTGATTACAATACCCATACATTTAATACTAACACTATGTCTTTAATAAATAGTTACTTAGAAAATGAAATAATGGAAAGAAGAAAACAAGTACTACAAACAAAAATAAGATAAAAATGTTAACAGGAAACCTTCCAGATATAGACACACCAGCAAAAACTCTTTCAGACGTAAGAAATGATGAGTTAAATTTTATTGTAGACGACATCAGAGCAACCAACTATGACAAAGCGTTATCAGTGGTTACTCCTATGGATGAAATCGTAGGTAATCTTCAAAGCGTTGGTAGTATGCCAAAACAAGATACAATTGCTAGCCTTAGTATGAAAGAGGCTAACAAGGTAAAGCTTGTTGACTACTCTAACGTTAGCTCTTCAGATGTTTATAGAGATTACTCTGACGGAAGTAGAGTAGCAAGGTATGATACTTACTCTACAGTAAACTTAGACCAAGAGGATTATGCAGCAAGTAAACAAACTTCTGGTGAAATATGGGGGAACGCTTTCCCAAAATATTGGGGAAAACTTTTAAACAACACAGTAGGTCAAATTGGTGGTGTTGCGTATGGTCTGTATGACATGGCTCAGACAGGTAATATGCAGTCTCTTTATGACAATAAATTTATGGATTACGTTAATGATGTAAATACATATTTAGACAATAAACTTACAACATATAAATCAAAAGCAGACAGAGAAGCCACGGGGTTAGATTATTTTACTAATGCTACAACTTGGGCAGATGATTTTGCTAATGGTATGGCATTCTTTGGAGGAGCTATTCTTTCAGAGGTTGCTATAGAATGGGCTACAGGTGGAGCAGCAGCTTCAACAGCAGGGGCAAGATGGGGAGCAAAATTAGCTCAGTCAGAAAGATTTTTAAACACATTAAATAAAGCTAGAACATTAGCGAACCCAGCAGCAAAAGTTTTTGCAACGGGGCAGTTAGAAACCAAGCTAGCTACCACTTTTGGAAGAGTAGGAGAGTTGTTACACACAGCTAGATTTACAGCTACAAGTGCAGGCTTTGAGTCAGCATTTGAAGCAAATGCTTTCAAAAAAGAAATGGAAGAAGGTTACTATACCGACTTTGAAAGGCTAAATGGTAGAATGCCTACAGCTGAAGAAGAGTCTGAGTTTAGAAGAAACCTAAGCAGTGCCTCAAATGGGGTATTTGCAACTAATATGGCTATTGTAGGTTCATCCAACTTAGCTGTAATGGGTAAATGGTTCAACGTAAAAAATCCTTTATCGGCACCAGGAAAATGGGCAGACTCTAAACTTTTTGGAGTAGGTTATAAAAAAGTAGGGGAAGAATTTGTAGAAACTTCTGCAAACAAATTTCAAAAAGCCTTAGGAAAAACTTATGGTTTTACTAAACCAATGTTCGTAGAGGGTGTTTGGGAAGAGGGTATGCAGTCCGCTGTACAAAATACCGGTAAGAATTGGGTAGAAGCAAAATATGACCCAAAATATACTAAGAATGGGTTAGACTTAATTGACTCTTTTTCTAGCGGATTAGCTAAAACCTATGGTACAGCTGAGGGTTGGAAAGAGATACAAATGGGTATGCTTATTGGTTTAATAGGTGGTACCGCTGGTAACAGAATTTCTACCGGAAAATGGAACCCTGATTATAGTAGAGCAGTAGCCGAAAACAAACTTATTGTAGATACTAGAAACACATACTCTGGGACTAGGATTGCCGAAGTAATGGCTTACGGTAATAGAGTACAACAAGCACAAGAAAACTCTCAAAGAGCCGAGGCAGATGGGGATTTTGTAGGACAAGAAATGTCAAGAAAAGATGCAGCTTTAGCACAGTTAAACTTTGCTTATAACTTAGGTTATATGGATGATGCTGTTGCAGATACCGAGACAGCCATAAAAAATATGGATGATGCAACTTTGATGCAAGAGTACGGAGTAGATGAGAAAGGTGCACAAGAGTTAAAACAAAAAATGATAGATGAGTATAAAACTACAGCAAATAACTACAAAAAAAATAGTGATTTTGCTAATTATTTTATAAACTCAAAATTATCAAAACAAGAAAAAGAAATGCTTAAAGGGCACGATGTAACCGCCCTTAGAGAAGCTCTAGCTTATGAATTGACAATGGGTGCAGAAATGGACACTTTTTCAAGCAACATACTGGAGGCTATAAAAAACAAAGTAGGTAATACAATACTAGGGCAAGATATTTCTGACACCTTGGCTATTGAAGACGTATTAGCAAAAGCTGGTAAAGACACCAAAAGACAAGTTGAAAATAAAGTTTCTCAGATAACAAAATTAAAATCTGAGATGATGTCTTTAGACGAGGAATACAAAAAATTAGAAACTACTTTCTACAACTCTACTTCTGAAGAACAGAAGAAAAGTATATTAGGTAAGATGGATTCCATAACTACCAAAAAAGCACAGTTAGAACAAGAAAGAACTAACTTAGCTAAGGAGGCAGATATTTTATTTAATACAGCTAAATTAAAAAACCCATTTAACAAAAGCGGCACAAATATAATTATTACAGCAGCTAAGTTAGAGGTTTTAAAAGAGCAATCGCAAGCTATAAAAGAATTAGTATCTTCTTATGAAAAAGTTAGCCCACAAGATGCTTTAGAGCTACAAAAATTGGCGGAAGAGTATGGTAAATCATTAGGTGCTTTTGAAAGGTATGCAGATTTAGCAAGACAAATTACAGACCCTAAACTTGGTCTTAGAGGTAAGAGAAACATAATCTCTGAAATAAAAAGAGATAAATCTCCTAATGAAGCTACAATCGAAATGATTGAAACTTTGTTACCTAGAATGGTACAAGCCAAAAACCAAGTTGTTTTAGCTACTCTTGAAGGTAATGAAAAAGTACAAGAAGTTACAGATAAAGGGGAAGACGTAAGAGAAACTGAAAAGAATGGGGATACTATACCTAAGCCTACAGCTGAGGAAAAACAAGCCGCAAAAGAAGCAGAAAAACAAAAAGTAATTGATGAGTATGCTGCCAAGATTGCAGGTCTACAAACTACAACTGAAGAGATAGTTGATGAAGAGGACAGCCCTAAACAAATAGCTAAGTTAAGAGAACAAGAGCAAAAAGAATTACTTTCGAGTATACCGGAGGCAAAAAATGCTTTGACAGATGGTAAAGTAGACAAAAACAAATTAACTAATCCAGATGATAAAGCTAAGTTTGAAGAAATCTATGATAAATATGATAACCTAATAACACCGTTGCTAAATAATCAACAGGTCGGTATTTCTCAATCTGATATAGAAGCTGAAAGACAAAAAGAAATAAGTTCACAGGTTGAATTATTAAATACAGAGGATGTTAGAAGACCTAATGGAGGAATAGGTACTCAAGGGTTTGCCTCTGAGCAAATGAAAGATTTAGTATCCTATATGTCAGATTTATTAGGATTAAGTATACCATCTGAATTATTAGATAAATCCAAAGAAGAATTAAAACCGCTAATTGATTTTATAAAATCAGATAAAAGTATTGTTGATAAAATAGTAGAATATGTAAAAACAAACCCTTCAGAAATAATTCGCTTACCTGATGGCACAATACAATTTGAAGATGGCAATCACAGAGCTAATCTATTGAATATTATAGGTTCTGAGGTTATTCCGGTAATAGAAAAATCAAGATTAAAAGAGATTAATGATAGTTACGATACAAAAATAAACAAGTTAAAAGAAAATAAAAACACACAAACTACAAAAATAGCAGACAACACTAAAGAAATAACTAAACTTGAAAAAGAAAAACAAGCTAAGTTAGATGCTATTGATAAAAAGTATGAAGAAAAAACAGCAGAACCAATCCAAGAGAAAAAGTCATTGATAGACTCTATAGTAGATATGGTTAAGAATAGTCCTTATCTATTAGAAAATTTTGGAAGTAATATTTTAGATTTAGTTCCAACACAAGCCGAGATAGAAGAGTTTTATGAACTAGCAGCTAGAGCTATTGACGACCCACGTATTGACACGGAGTTAATTGCTTTCAAAAACCCGTACAACTCAAATAGGTTTACACCTACAACAAGACCATCTTTAACAAAAGCTGAGGTAATTAGATTACAAGAGCTAAATGATAAAATGGCTAATTGGCAATTGATAGAGGGGTACCAAAATGAAAATGGGGTATCTTTACAACAAATGATAATGCAAGCTGTGGCGGTAAAACAAACAGTGGAGCCGATAATTAGAGAAAAACTCACAGATTCCGATTTAATAAACTTATCTGATAATGAACCTCTAGAAATAGAGAACAGCAAAGGTATTAGAAACGAGCAGTACATACAAGTTTATGAGAATGTTTTTGTTAAGAAAAAAGGAAACTCTGTACAAATATCACACTTTACTTTACCTGGACTTTTACAAAGAATGGGCATAACTGGTGAAATAGGTTATGTACAAACTAAATGGGAGAAAGGTAAAAACGTAGAAGTAAAAGGTTCCGCCAAAGTAATTACACAAGCAGAGGTAGAAGATAACTCTTTACCGGGGGCAAACTTTATAGTTACCCTTACCGATGGAAGCAAAGTTAATCTAACAATAGAAAGAAGCGGTGCTATATCTGTAAGAAGCGAAGACTTCCCTAAAGTAATGGCTGAAGCTAATATGAAGCACGTAGAAGGCACTTTAAACAGAAATGGGGGGTATTCCCCTGTTTATGATTTAGAGTCTGGAGAGAAGCTAAAAACAGACTACAGAAACGCATCTGATTATTCTCCTAGGGAGATATACAACATGGAGCCGGGAGAGTCAGCAGAAGTTACTTTTAGTTTAGACATGAACGATGAGTACAACTTAAAACTTATACAAAACTATGAAAAAGGCTTAGAAGAGGGTAGAAGTGTAGAAGAACTGGAAAAAGAGCTTTTTGAGAACATAAAAGTAAACGTAGTAGATGCAAATGGTAGAAAACTAGGGGATTTAAAAGCGGCTTATGATATAGCAGGTATTCCTGGCTATTTAGATTTAAGAACAGAAGCTTTACAAGTATTCAAAAGCAGAATGGAATCTGGGATTATGGGCGTAGCTTCGTTGTCAAAAGCAAGTTATATAAAACACATATTTTTAGGCTCTCCTAATTTTACTTTTGAAGATGGTTCTATAAAAATGTTTGACATTATACCAGACCAAGTTATAGATTACGGTTACATAGAAAATGGTAAATTAGTATTAAAAAACAATACAAAAGGGGTAAGAGAAGATTTTATAAAAGGTTTATTAGGAAGAACAAATCAACCAATAATTGTTGTAAGACAAGGTAAGTATTTAGTAGCTTTCCCAATAGCATTAAAAGAGTCCGGAACTGATTTAGCAGAACAAGTTACTGAGATATTCAACAGTTCTAAAAACAGAGCTGAGTCAGCCTTAAAACTTAATCAGCTTTTGGCAGATAATGGATTTTCTCCTGCATCTTACAATTTATTTTATGTAGACGAAAATAATCAAAATATACTTGATTCAGAAGGTTTACCTACAGAAGACTTGTTGAAAGCAGTAAATGCTTTAGCTAGTGTTACTAATGTAGGTAGTGTAAAAGATTGGATGTTGCCAGAACATACAGCTAATGACTTAGCCAATGATGCTAGCATAGGTTTAGATATGGAAAACAACATGTTCTCTTCACCGAAACCTATCATAGAACTAGATGATTTGAAAGACCTTATAAAAGATTGGTTTGCAGAAGCACAGAAAACGGGGGATGTGACTGAAGAAAAAGCTATAGAAATAGCCACTAAAATATTCTTTAGAAAGAAAATATCTTTAGAAGAAGCCCAGTTTGTACAAAGCGACAGAGTTACGGAAGCGTTAAACAGAATGTACGAGTTAAACGATGAAGCACAAGATGATGCAAACAGCGAAAAAAACAAACCTTGTAAGTAAAAAAAGTTAACAAATTTGTTTTTTTAAAAATAAATTCTTAATTTTGCATAAAATAAATAAAAACGATGAGTTTAAAATGTAGAATTTTCAGAGATGAAAAAGGTCAAATAGATTTTGTTAATGCTAGCAATGGTAACAGAAGTAAACTTTTTGATAACTTAGTAGATATAACAGGCGGTAATAAAAATACCGCCTTAAACATTTATGCACTAACCGAAGTAGAAGAGCTTAAAGAAGCTATGGATACTAAGTTAAATGCTTTAAAAGAACGTTTTAAAAAAATAGTCAAAGTGGCTCCGGCTGACGTTAGCTTTTCGATAGTTGGACTAAAAGGTGCACAAAATTTAGATGCTATCTCTGGAGACACAATTGTAGTTGACAATTTAGAGGTTGCTATAGAAATGGAGAAAGCAAACGAAAACCCTCTAAAAATAAAAATAGCAACGGGTTGGCAAAAAGGAGCTGATAATCAATGGAAGTATGAATTAGATAGTTCAAAAGCTTCATTGAATTTTAAGATAGACTCTATGGGCAAACTTGGTAAAAAGTACAGCCTAAAATCTATACTAAATTACCCGGAATTATTCCAAGCCTACCCAGAATTAAATGATGTAAAAATATCTGTATCTAAAAAAGGAGGTACTACCACAGAGGGGTTCTTTGACGGTAGCCAAATTGTATTGGGTATAGAAAGCAATAAACTAAAAGACTTTTTTGAAGCTAAATCAAGGTTAGAAAAATACAAAAATTTAGACCCGGAAGTTTTAAGGATAGTTAATAAGCACCTAGAGATAGATGCTTATAAAGAGTCTTTAAGAGATTCTGGTATGTCATATTCAGACATTTTAGATATGGCTTTTGAAAAGTACCCGTATGATAAAAGACAAGCAGATTTACAAATTCTTGAAAGATTAGGATATGCTGAAATGACAAAAATGAGTTCCTCTAATTCAATGTTTTTGATGGAGAATGACAGTTTTGACAAAATAGTAAAGGATTTTAAAGAGGGTTCAAATGAAACATTACAAAAATCAGATTTTAATAATTTGAATGCTGTATTACTGCCAGTAACTTTACATGAAATACAACACTGGATTCAACAAAAAGAGGGATTTGCAAAAGGAGCCAATACTAGGGGGATATATTACTTTTTAAGTACAGAGCAGGAAAATGAATATAAAGACTTAGTTGAAAAGAAAAAAGAGGAAGAAGCAAAACTAAATGGTAAAAAATGGTATGATGCACCTTCTGAAATCCGAGATATTATATTCGCACCTAGCAATTATTTATACCAAAGGTATCGTTCTGCTATGGGGGAAGAAGAAGCTAGAAACGTAGAAAAGCGTTTAAAGATGACTCCTAAAGAGAGACTATACTCTTTGCTACAAGATACAGAAGATGCAGCAAGAGAGAACCAAATATTTATTCCTCAGAATAGAAAATCTTCTAATGAGATAGTAACAAATAAAAAAGAGGTACTAACAGAAGTATCAGACCGTCTAAAACAATCAGGTTTGGCTAATAATGTCTACCAGATGTCTAACTCTGAGATAGAAGATAAGTTAGTAGAACTTGGAGAAGAAAATGTAGAAAAAACAACTGCCGGGTTTACCTATAAAGGAGATGTGTATCTAAACACAGATGCTATGACATTAGACACCCCTATTCACGAGTTTGGTCATTTGCACATAGATTGGTTAAAAGAAAATAGAAACGACTTATACAAAGCCGGGGTATCTTTGATTGGAAAAAATAAAGAAGAGGCTCAGCAATACATAGACATTGTAAAAGAAACTCAGCCAGATTTAAAAGAAGGTACTGAGAAATTTAACAATGAAGTACTAGCTCAAGTAATTGGCGACCAAGGTGCTAAACTAATACAATCAAAAGAAGAGCAATCTATAGCAGATTGGTTAAGAAGTTTTTGGGAATCTATAAAAGACGTATTAGGTCTGACAAGTTACACAGCAGATGAAGTATCTAATATGACATTAGCCGATTTTGGGACAGCCTCTGCTACAGAAATGTTATCTGGTAACAGAATATCAAGAAATATGGGGGAAAACAACGTTTACCTCAGATATAAATACGATATTAACCAAGTGGCTAGAGAAAGATTTGACATACCAAACTTAAAAAAGTTATCCTCAGGTTCTGACCGAGTTGTATTTGATTTGGGAGACGGTAAAGTATTAAAAGTAGCTAATACAGCTAGAGGATTAGCCCAAAATATGCAAGAAGGAGACCCTGAGTTGATAGACAAAGGCTTACTTCCACAAGTGTATGAAACTGGGTTAAATTATGTAGTAGTTGAAAAATTAGAAGTCCTTGGCAGCAAAACCAAAGTACCTGTTTACGACATTAACACCGGAAAGCAGTATGACACTGAGGATGCAGATGTTATGATACAAGAGCTTACACCTTATGGTCAAGCTGATTTCGACACCAGAAATCCCGATTTAATAGAAGTTCTTAAAAGCTATGGTTTGCAAGAATTTTTAAACTATGATATAATCTATGGTGACTTAACAAATATAGAAAATTGGGGAATAAAAGGAGGTAAACCTGTACATTTAGATGCAGGTACTTTTGGTGGTATGTACATGATAAGAGCTTACGCCAGAAGAAAAGATATGTCTTTCGAGGACTTTAAACAAGTTTATGAGAAAACCCAAGAAGCAAAAGCTAAGTTTGGGGATATAGAAGGAAGTTCAAACATAAACTTTTCTATTGTAGCTGGGAATAAGCTTTTTAACGAACCTTTAGAAGATGCAGCTGTTATAGCTAATGAGTACATGTCTGAAAAAGGAATGAGTACTAACCCTATCCAAAAAATAACAAAATTAGATACGGATAACAGTAAAAGAATAGCTCAAGAGTTTGTTAAAATGAAAGCTACACCTAATGACTCTGAAACTAAAGCTGCGTATAAGGCGATGGTTGATGAGACTTTGGAACAGTACCAAAAAATAATAAACAAAGGTTATCAAGTTGAGATAAACAATTCAGAACCATACGACAGCTCTGCTGATATGATTAAAGACTTGCGTGAAAACAAAAGTATGAAAATCTTTTCTACAGAGTCAGGATTTGGAGATGAGCCAATAACAGATAAACAAAGAAAAGAGAACCCTTTGTTACAAGAAACTAAGTACAAAGATGCTAATGGATTACCTTTATTAGCCAATGATATTTTTAGGTTTGTACATGACTTTTTTGGTCACGCTAAGTTTGGTAATGGCTTTGGAGCAATTGGTGAAGAAAATGCTTGGAATATACACGCAAGAATGTACTCACCGTTAGCTAGAAGAGCAATGACTACCGAAACTAGAGGGCAAAATTCATTTGTTAATTTCTCAGGAGTTAATGATGAAGTCTTCAAAAAGAGAGATAAAGCTAGAGTTTTGAGACAACAAGGTAAACTAGATGAAGCCAAAAAGCTTACTGAACAAGTTTATGAGGAAATGTCTTTTGCAGAGCAAAAAATAGGCTTACTACCAGAGTGGACATCAATACCAAAAGGGGAAAACATAAGCCCGGAAAACTCTTCTAATTATGCGAATTTAACAGAAGATGGAGAAGGTAATTATGTGTTCTATCATGTTGGTAACAACGGGTATGAAACTATAAAAGTAAATTCCGGAGCCACTACTGCTACATCAAAGCAAGAAGCATTTGCATTATCAAAAGTTGGTGGAGTAGCTATGTATTATACTAGACCGGAAGACGGAGAAACAATGGTTTCAGGAAGTTCAAAATATATGGTTAAAGTAGCTACAGATAAAGTATATGACTTTAATACAGATGTTTTAAACCTATACGATGTAGCCAAAGAACAACACGATAAAGAGAATCCAGGAAAAAGCTTTGACCCGAATAGTCAAGTAGCTTACATTACAAAAATAGCAGGGGATTTAGGGTATGAAATGGTTGTTAGCCAATGGAAAAACATAACTAGAGCACAGTCAATAAAAGAACTTTCTCCAGTTGATTCACAAACCCTAAACGGTAACGTAATATCAAAACCTTTTCAGAACTCTTATGATAGTAATACCACAAAAGGTTATAAATCTATTATACCAGTTTCCAAAGAGGAAAAACTAAAAAGCCTATATTTAGAAATAAACAGCGAAAGAAATGCTCAAAAAAGGTATGACCCTTTATACAATTTGTATGTAGGTTATTATAAAAAGACACAGAAGGAAATAGCAGATATTATACAAAACTCTGATATTTCTCAAGGGTTAAAAGATAAGTATAAAGAGATAGTTAATGGACAAGATGGCTCAAGAATGTCAATATTCAATCCACCATCTGCACCAGTTTCAACTAGACAACCTTCTTTAGAAAAAGATGGAGTTAAAATATTTGCAAAAGAAAGAACTAACCCAGCAACGGGAGAGAAGCTTGATGGTATTGAATGGGAGCTTATAGAGTCTTTAGATAGAGGTAAAGGTAACGCTAGAAAAGTAGCCAATGTTTTTTTACAAGGAACGGATGCCCAAGGCAAAGATGTTTATCTAATCGTAAGCCCTAGAGACAACAACACAAAACCAGAGAGACTTGAGTCTTTCTACTCTTCATTAGGATTTGAAAAAACTTCTGATTTTGAAATGGTAAGAAGAGCCAAAAAAGTTTCTTTAAAGGAAACAGACTCTAATGGAGAGCCATCTATAAATACTCTTATGGACTTTTCAAACTCTAAAGTAAAACCTTTAGGGCTAGAAGGTATAAAAGCTGCCAAAAATGCAGCAATGGGGCTAAAAGTCAAAAGCTCACAAGAGCTTATTGAAAAGATGGAAAAAGCTTTGATGAAGAATGGAATTGTCCTTTTTGATAAACTGTCTTTACAAAGAAGTAAGTTATACAATAGTTTTGAAATAAACACTATTCTTAGCTCGCCTAAATTACAAAAGCAAATAAAAGAAAGTCTTTTGGCACTAAGAAATAGTGAACCTTTTACTATAGAGTACGATGAAAACTTTATTGTACCTCAAGGAAGAGAGGTTAACCAATTTGGTAAACAAGAGGTTATCAACCCTAATGTAGTAGAGGACGATTTGATGCAAAGTGTAGCCGGGTTAAAAGAGTCAGAAATTGACGAAGCATTACCAACAGCTTTCACTAATAAATACTATACAGATTCTGATTTTAGAGATACAGTGGATTCTATTGCAAGGGATTATAAAAAAGCCCCTATAAAAAATGTAATAGGTGAAGAGTTAACAGACAAAACAGAAGACGTTGAGGGAATGTTGGAGAACACAATTACAGACAACTTTAATGACACTCTTTCAGAAGACATAAAGTTTTTAAGAGAAGAAATTGGGGAAGAAGTTTTTAGTAGCAATTTAAAAAACGTATCAAAGGTACTTAACAAAATTAAGAAGAATGCTTTTTTAAACGGTATTGATTTAAGGAATTTACCAACACTAGCTTTAGAATTATCTAGGGGGGAACTTTTAGGATTTTTGGATTCTATGGAGAACGCTATAACAAACACCGGAGACACGGAAAGCCTAAGAGAATTTTCTGATATGTACTATGAAGTACTTGGGGATAAAGAAGCCAAAACAGAAATTATAAAAAGCGATAGTGATAATGATGTTATTGTTGAGGAGCCTTTATCTGATTACGAAATGTTTTCAAAATTTGGTTTAGTTAAAAAAGACGAGGGTATTTATAGACAAGTTAAAGAGGAATCTTTAGACACACTTTATGAAAACTTTTTTGAATACAAAAACTTATTGCCAGAGGGTATAGCAACAGTAGAGGATTTAAAATCTTATGTTCAAAAAAATGCAAATCAATTAGAGATTTCTGATTATGAAATAGATGTTGACAATTTAGAAAAAATGTTTCTATACAAAAAGTTTTTTGACTTTCCTATGTCCACTCAAAAATCAAGAGTTGCTGTTGATAATTTCAATAAAATAACTAACTCTGAGGAGTACTTGACAGATGTTTTTGTAAAGGACTTCAACAAGTGGATTTTAACAACTGGTAACACATATTTCAAAGTAACTAATAAAGGAATAGAATTAATAAACAATGATGAGTTATCAAAAGTAGAAGCAGTTAATAGTGTTCCAGAAAGGTTCCTACAAGAATTAGCGGAGTACAACATTATCTCCGAAAATTTAGGTTTAGAACTACCTTTACCGGAAGAGAGATACGAAGACATCAACACACAATTAGAACAGAGACAAAGAGCTGTAAATAACCCAGACAGAGTTAAAAAAGTAGCAGGGCAATACACTTATTTAAAAGGAGGAGTTTTGGCTGTCAAGAATGAAAGTGAGACTTTTGTTAAAACACCAATAGGAATCTTTGAAAAGATATTTGAATTTGAGAATGTGAAATTCTACGGTAAGTTGGATACAGACAAAAAGCAAGGGTATAAGAAAGCTAATTCTGAGGCACCGTTCTCAGATATAAACTTTAAAGATTATGTGTACCTAGCGAATAGCCCGGAGTCTTTCAAGACTTCTAAAAACTATTACTCCAAAAAGGAGTTGAACGACATAAACGAAGAATACTTCGGCTGTCAATAAAGAGAAAGGCTACTGAAAAGTAGCCTAACTTTTTTAATCTATTTGCGTAATACAAATAAAAGTATTAATTTTGCACAAAATAAATAAATAAAATGGCTTGTACAATAAAATTTAATAAAAATGGGGCGATAGACAATGTACTTACACCAAATGGTGAAGAGAGTAGACTGTTTAAGCAAATTGCTAGATTACCCCATACAAACTCTTTAGAAGAAGCTTTAGAGACTTTTAAAAACATCTATTCTGACAGTATTGGTAATAACACAGAAACAGAGCCTGGCTTAACTTTTAAGTCAGATAAAAATGGCATGTTTGATTCTTTCAAGGAAGCTTTAAAAGACTCTACTGGTGGGGATATTGAAACAGGTATATTAGTAGATGACAAATTTGTATCACTACAAAAAGTATCTTCAAACACAAACGTAGAAACATACGAAGGTTTTATAAACAGCCTTATAAAAGAAGATGTTTTATCTGACGAAAGGTTAATAGAAGCTGGCAAAAGTTACCACAAAGCAGCAGGTACCAACCAAATCCTACAGTTAGCCAATGAACAAATAATAAAAGAAGAAGGCATAGTACTTTTAGGTAAAGCCAACACAAAAATATACAAGGATGGTAGAATAGAACTAAAAGACAGCAAAAATAAGATTGAGTCTAATGGCAAAACAGCTACAAAAGAGGAGATTTCAAAATCCTCTATGGAAGATTTGCAGTCAAAATTTGGGGAAACTCAAGGTAAATCTTTATTTTTAAACAAACTAGTTAGAGAAGTTTTACCTTCCGGGTTGAGTGGCGAAACCATAGACTCAGACGAAAACTCTTTAAAGCTAAGATTATTAGACTTACTGAACTCAATGGGAGTTAAGGTAATGTCTATAGATAACTACATAAAAAACTACGAAATAAGAAATGGAGTTTCTCCGGATGCTAAAACACTATTAGATATATCTCAACAAGTTATAGCTTATAGAGAAGGAGCCATATCTACAGACGGATTACTAGAAGAAACAGCCCACTTTATAGTGGAAACTTGGGGGGATTCTGAAATTGAAAATATTCTTAGAAATATTCACAAAACACAAACTTATCAAGAATTATCAGAGCAATATAGAGAGGTGTATACCTACGAAAATCCTGATATGTCTTTTGACGAAATAGAAGATTTAGTTAGAAGAGAAATACTAGGTAAAGAATTAGCAAAATCATTACAGAATAGATTTAATATAGATGGCAAAACAGAAATTCAATCTAGCATAATATCTAGAATTTTTGATTTATTCAGAAAGTTTTTTGATGCTATTACTTTGAATCAAAATGTTTATGACGATATAGCAAAGTTAACAGATAAAGTTGAAGACTTACTTATAACTAAAGATGTAAACAGATACCTTAATTTAGAAAAAGCTAAAGGTAAGAAGTTTAGAATGTATCAGTTAAACCAAAGTGGAGACCCGGCTTTAGATGCTAAAGCTTCTGTATCAAAACAATTGGTTAGAGCTTTGATTGAACAAGAAAAAAACCTAAGAAAAGCAGGTAGAGGTTCCAGAGCTACAATACAAAAACTTAATGACATATTAGAAAAAGAGCTTACAAAAAGCTCTGCTTTGGATTTGATAGCTTTAGCAAAAAGCCAAGCTAGATATGTTGGATTTGCTATTGATAACGCAAACAAAAAAGGTAAAACTTTGTCTAATGAAGAAGGAATTGTTCTTCGTAGTTTAAAAGACGAAATCAGTCCTTTATTAAGCAAACTTAGGGTATTGATACAAAATGACCCATCATTAAAAACTTTAATTACAGATTTAGAAAATGTGGAAACATCTATTTCTGGGGTTACAGCAAAAGTACAACTTACCGAAACTAAAATTATAGATGAAATTGTAAATAGGTTAATGGTAAGACATAATCTAAGCGATGATTTGAGACTTGAATTAGAGAAAGCTATAGATGTAGCCATGAGAGATACACAAATGGTGTATGCAGTTTTTGGTCAACTTTCACATGCAAACGACCCTATATTGAATATGTTGAGCACTGTAATCTCTGATATGAACAGAGATGCGGAATTGTCTTACATAAATAGAGTTAAGTCCTTCCAGATGAAGATGAGAGAATTAGGCTTTACAGAAAAAGACTTACCTAAATTTATTGATAAAGATGGTTACATATTAAGTATGTACGATTGGGCTAATTTTGAAAAAGATGTCCTTAATATAAAAGTAGAAAACTTCAAAAAATATAGTGGTTACACTATGACTGATGAAGAAATAATTGAGGGGCTTAACACAAACAGTTTGCCTAAAATTAAAGATGAAAAAGATGGAGGTAATGAATTTTTATACAAGCAAGAAGTAAGCAAAGCTGTAAATAGCATTGTTGAAAGAAGCTTTACAGATGAGTACTACCAAGAAAGAGAAGACCGTTATAGTAGACTAGGTATTTCCGAAACAACTAAAACAGAACTAAGCCTTTTGTCTATGGATTTGGGGGAGCTTATGGCTAGGGTAAAAACAGAAAAAGGTTTGCCAAGGTACACTCTTCAAGATAAACACGAGCTGGATGGTTTTAATTTAAAAAGAAAACAACTAAAATCATTTTTTGAAAATGACGGTAGTTTAAAAGCTGGTATTAGAAAAGTAGATTTTCCTTCCAGCGACTCATTAGAAATTAATGGTACGTATTACATATTAGCTAATGAGAATGACACCTCTTCAAGAACAGCTTTTGAGATAACTAAATTAGACCTTGATTTACTTGAACAAAAGAAAAGAGAAGCCGCTTTATCGGGTCAAAAAATTGATGTTGATAAACTAGCACCTAAATTCTTAGAGGAGCTTGAAAGAATAGAAGCAGAAGAGGGTAGAGAAGCGGCTGTTGAGTTCTTTTTATTAAACTCTACTGTAGGATTCTCAAATGATTTTTGGAACAGTTTTAACTCTTCTGAAAATTTGATGACGGAACTTGATTTATATGAGCAAGACCCGGAAGCCGATGAGCTAATGATATTAAGAATAAAAGACTATAAAGACAGTTTAGATAAAAGGAAAGCGATATTAAAACAATTCCAGGATTCTAGAAACTACACTAATATTTTGGCAGACGAAATGCCGGATGACGTTAGAAAAAGCGTACTGGATTTATCGGAAAGAATAGATGAGCTTTATTCTGATTTATACAAAACATTCCAAAAAAGCACAATACAAGAAATTGGAGAAGAGGCAGAAAAACTTTCCGAAGTAACCCCAAACCAAGCTTACTATGATGCCTTAACGGACAAAGGGTATACAGAAACTTCAGACAAAATAGATTTTGCCTTGAAGAATATGACTTTAACTAATAGAAGAAGAGTAGAAAGGTTAAGAGATGCTTTAGAAAACTTTACTAGAAATAGACCTATAACTGCTGCAAACAGAAAGTTGATAGAAAATATAGTAGGTAGAGAGGATATTATCAAAGAAGAAGTTGACGATATAGTTTTAAAGTATGCCGAATCAAAGATAGCTATGTATTACAAAGCTTTTGCCCCAGTAGGCTTAGCTGAATTTTATAGTAACTTAAAAAATGGTAATGGTAATGTTTTTGGATTAGTTAATTCATTAAATAATAGAGACGATGTGAAAGTTAGTAACAACTTCTCTTACTATGAAATGGGGGAAATCAAGTTTAAAAATAGCAGCTATAGAGAGGATTTCGAGGGAGGTTCAAGACAGCCTAAGCTATCCCAATACTCAAACAGCGGATTTATACAAATGTTTAACCCACAAAGAGATTCTCAAAATAACCCTATACTAGATGCTGATGGAAATATACAAGCAACAACTAACAAAGATATGTTTGAGTTGTACAAAGAGTATATAAGTTTCCAAAAAGATACTTTACGTTCTTACGGAGAATTAGGGTTACATAATTTATACTTGGCACCACAAATTTCAAAAACCAGTTTCAACAAAACTGTTGATACTTTGAAAAACCCAAAAAGTGCAGTAAAAGATATATGGCAGGATTTTTTAAGATTTAGAGTAGATGAACAAGCTTTTGGTGATGAAGCAAATAAAGGAGAGGCTTTTGTAAGAAATGAAGGCTTTAGAGTAATTCCTAAATACTTCTTGAACAGGCTTTCTGAGAAAGAATTTGTGTCTGAAGATTTATTCTATACATCGGTATTAATGGCTCAACAAGCAGAGTTGTATAAATCTAAAAAAGAAAGATACTCTGAGTTTGCAACACTTAATGATAAAGCTTTAAACAGAGCTTATCCAGGAGGTAAATCAGCTCAGGCTACCAATACTTATAAGATGTTTAAATCCTATATGGATTATAACTTATTTGGAGTAAAAGAAAGAAGAAACTGGAGGGTTAATTTACCTGTTTTAGGACAAGTAGATGTCACAAAAGTTATTAATAAACTCCACACTTGGCTTAGAAATAACTCACTTGGTAGAAACTTTATTGTACCTATAACTTCTTGGATGACAGCGGAAGCTTCTCTTATCATAGAAAGATTATTAAATCAATACGTAGATTCTGGTTCTTATACTTTAGCAAATAAAGAATTTTTGAAGTTGTCTACACCAGCAATGAAAGAGAGTTTAGAACTTAATTCTAGAGCTAAATTATCCTTAATGGGGGAATACTTCGGTATTTTTGATTTAGACCGTAGATTTGAAAATTCTATGTACGCTAAAACACCAAGGGCTTTAAGTAGGTCTATGTATATTTTGCACACAGCTGGTAACTTTGTACCTTTATCAAAAGCTATGCTATCTCAAGTTTATGGCAATAGAATTTATGAAGGAAAAGTGGTAGATTTTGAGCAGTTTAAAGTAATGTTTAATAATGCAAATGGTTCAAGAGCCAACATTAAAGATGTCACCGCAGCTTGGAAAAATTTAGAAGGTAAAACTTTCTACAACTACATCCTTACAGAAGATAAGAATGGTAAACCTTACCCAACTATGACTTATGATTTCGAGGCTTTGGCTAGAGATATGAATAGGACTAATGATGAGGAATTTAGAAAAGATTTCAGAAACATAGAGTTAGGGGTCATGTCTAAAACCAGAAAGTTAGTTGAAAGAATTGATGGTCAAATTACAAATGAGGAAAGAACAACTTTACAAAGAGATGTTTTAGGTAGATTTACAATGACTCACAAAGGTTGGTTATCAATATCTGCTGCTACACGTTTTAAAAGAAGACACATAAACTTTCAAACTGGTAAAGTAGAAGAGGGAACTTACGTTACAGCTGCTAACTATTTTGTAGATGCAATCAATATGGGCTACAAAAAAGGAAAGCTAAAAGGTATAATGCAAGAGTTTAAAGACTTGTATGTTAACGGGGACGAAACAACAAGAAAGAATCTTGAACGAGTTAGTAAAGAAGTCTTATTTTTATCCGGTTTATTTTTACTAACTATATTTTTATCTAGTTGGGCAGATGATGAAGAAGATTTATGGGGAGCACAACTTTCAGCGTATTTGTTTGAAAGAACAACAACCGAGGTAGCTTCTTCTCAATTAGGAGTTTTTGGAGAATTTTACGCATCTTTCAAAGAGCCTATTGTAGGTTTACAGAAGATAGAAAACCTTTCCAAACTTGGAGATTTACTAGATACAAGCGTTATTGATAGGGGTAGATACAAAGGATTAACAAAACAACAATCTTATTTTATAAAAAATGTTGTTGGAGCTAAACCTGCCTTTGATGTTTGGAATGCAGAAAACTTGAAATCTCAGAGAGATTCATACGATTATTTTAACAAGGAAGAGGCACTTATTCCAGTAGCTTGGTTCCTAGATGAAGAAGATTTATAAAATACAAGTAAGCCTATCGCTGTCGGGGTTCCCCGGCAGTTCTGAATCCAGCCAATTGGCATAGGCGGTGTTAAGGTATAGGCAAAGAAAAACCCCCAAAGACTTAAAAATCTGAGGGGGTTATTTTTTTAGAACAAGTGAGTCAATCTAGCAATCTGACCAAACTTAGGATGATGGATGAAGCCTTCAATCGCCTTAGGGGCGTGCTGGTATTGATTCCGGTGGTGCCAGGAGTCTGTCCCCGATGGACTTCTCAAAGCTTCAACACAAACTCCCATATAATCTTTAGCCACTTTGTGATGGAAGTGGTGTATATAGAAATATCTATGTTTACATCTACTCCAATCTGGACTCTCGTGTGCCATAGTCAACGGTAAATCCTGAGTCTTACCACCGTCACCGTGTGATGTACCAATCAAATTATCACCGTAAACAAAATACTTTCTGTGAGCAATGCTACAATCAAAAGTAATATTTTTACAATCTTTGAAATAAGTCTGAATCACATCAGCCAAAAAGAAACCGTGAGTGTAATCGTGGTTACTAGGATTATACACAAAGTGAACATCCGCAACTTTTAATAATCTATTCAAAACCTCTATGTAAAGTTGTTTTGCAATCAAGAAGTTTGAGTACCACATACCATCGGTATCTTGAGGGGTGCCAGAGGTAGTCATTCTTCTAGGAGTATCAATATGTAAGATGTCATTACCACCTATGAACAATATTTTGTCTACTCTAAATCCTCTAGCTTTGTGTAAAATACCTTCCACACCTTCTCTAACACGTTGTACAGCGATTTGATTATTATAATCTTCTCCAGTTTCAAAACTTTCAGCTAACTTACCGATATGGATGTCAGCAGGGTCAATCATCAATAAATGTTCATCATCTAATTTAACATCATCTGTATCCACTCTACCGATTGTTTTAGGCTTATTTGGTATATCAGCTATGTCTTTTAACATCTGCTCGTAAAATGCCTTAAAACCATCTCCTTCAATAGCATTGGATGCTATATTATAATAGGCACCTTTACCGGTATGAGTAACTAGTTTAAAAGTTCGCACTTGTTCAAAAGGTATATTGTAAAATTCACAATACTCTTGTATGCTCATAATCTTACCATCTGCTTTGAGGGCTGATAGAGGTGAAGCTATATACTGATTAGTTTCTGTTTCTGTTTCATTCTCTAAATCGGAAACTCTTTCAGCTTTCAAAATAACAGCATTAGCTTTTTTACGAAAAGTTTCGTCATAAGCAATACCAGATTCTTCACAGTATGCTTTGGCAGCTAGTGTTTTACTTTGTTCTTGCTCATAGAGCTCTTGTAACCTTTTTTTGTTTAATTCCATTTTTATCTAATTGGTTAATATTTAAGCAAAATTACGAATCTTTTTTGGTTTCTCCAAATTTATTAAATTTTTGCTCATATTTTTTATCTAAAAGTTTATACTTTTTTTTATATGTTGTAAAATCTTTACGGTAGAAGTCTTTTTTATCCATTTTTCAAATATAATGGGCTTTTCATCCCCTTAGTAATCATTTCACGAGCTGTCTGTTTGTAACCTCTAGTGTTCTTTTTACAGTAGTCATTATTTTCAATCATCTCAAATATCATATTCTCCATTTCTTCCTGGGTGTAATACCCACTGGCAACATAACCACCACCGGATAAAGAAGTAGACCTTATGATGTAATGACCAGAATCAATAATTTTATCCATTGACCTTTTGATTATACTTTTGACCTTATTTCTATCATTATCAGAAACATCTTCAAGGACTTCAATTTCTCCTTCAAAAACTTTGAACTCATCCAACTTTTCTCCTTGTACATCCCAAACTTCGGCATCTTCTCGGTACAATAAATTTGGGTCGATAGACAAATACAATGGTAGGATACAATTCTGGGTAGAGGGGTCAAATCCTTCATACTTCTCCATATAAAAACCCAAGCCATAAAAGTAACTTTTAAACTCGTCAATAGTTTGGCACTTAGGAATTCTAACTATAAATTTACAGCCCTTTTTCGAGGGAGATAAATAAGCTGCCACAACACACTTCAAATTATCAAACAAGAACTGCTTAAAAGCTGGTGCATCGGATAACTTATCAAAGTCTAGTACCATTAACCCGGTAAAGCCTTTTATATTTGTGTAGCATCTACCAATACCATCGGTCTCAACACAAGGGGTAAAATAAAATAATTTTGATTTCAGTTTCCCTTTTAAATCTTGGTCTCCTTTTTTAGTAGCTTCTTCTATTTGTTCAAATAAAGACACAATTTCTCCTTTAGGACTTTTATTAGCTTTTAAGAATTGCTCAAAACTAACTCTACCTATTGGTGTAGGTATGTGGACATCTGCCGGGTAATAAAAAAAGGATACGTCTTTCATAATTATTTTTTTCTTCCAAAATCTGCTGGGATTTCTCCGTATGTACGGGTATCCCATTTTAAAATTTCTACTTTTTTATTCAATTTATTCAACATCTCAAGACATCTATCGACATCTGGGTGAGGGTGTTTTGAATTAACTCGTTTATTCTTTACCCAAGACATTGCGGTAACGCTATCGGTATAAATCTTTTCATTAGGGTAGGAAAACAAAGCATGACATAAACCAATGAACTCAGCATGGTTATTTGTTGCAATACCAATCTTTCTACTAACTAATGTCTTACCGGTAGCTATATCTACAATCTTGTATTCAGCCTGCCCAGGATTACCTGAGCAAGCTCCATCTACTGCTATCCCTGAAGTCGGCTTCCCCATATCTTTGTTTCTTTACGATATTCTATTTCTTTACGAATAAGGCGTAAGTGGGGATTATCGGTGCCTTCGGGATAGTAATCCAAAACAGCTTCTAACCAACCATCATTCATATCACAAAGCTTAGTATAAGTTAACGGTTGTCTTCCATCAATACCACGACCTCCACGAGAGGCGTATCTACGAACAAACTTAAAGTCATCAGTATCAAAAACTGTAAAAAATTCAATTTTTGATAAATCTTTACCCCCGTACCTAACATAAGCATTACCACCGTCAATCATAGTTTCATTAGGACAAGAACAAGTCTTGTAATCGTGTCTATGTTCACTTACTAAAACTTCCCCACACTCCAAGCAAGTAACTTGGCTGTGTACTATGTTTTTAGTAACCTCTTGAACTACTTTCTTCTTTGGAAAAAAGTGGTCTAAAACTCTTTGAAATTTATTCTTCATTTTGTTTAAACCTAATGTCCAACTCCTCATCGTATATTTTCATAAACTCTTTCTTTTTACCAAACCATTGATTCTCTTCAAGCAAATCCCAAAATCTACTCCAAGTGCTGTAACCTAGTTTAAGGTCTGCTGTATAGGTCTTTGGGTAGTGACACTCCGGGTTATCCGGCTCACAGTTTAAAGGACTACAACAACCAGACTCTCCACAACCGGAACAAACCGGGCAATAAGGAGAATAAGAGTCATCATCGTCTTCCTCTTCAAGAATTGTTTCCACTGGAACAGATTCTGTAACAAGAGTACCAAAAACTCTTTCTATACCTGATTCATCTGGGTCTAAAGTAGTTAGTTCAAAATTAACCTCTGTACCATCAAGTTTTAAAACACTTGTAGGGTATTTATCAGGACATGAATGTGGTTCTACTTGAACTCTTACAGTAGTAGTTTCTGCACCATAGGCTTGCCCTTTATCATCTTTTAATATCCTAAAGTGCTCTTCATAATCAATAAACCAATTGTCTTTATCAATATCAAATCTTAAAATACCTTTCATTAGTCTATTTTATAAAGTTTATACTCTGAATTTTTGGTTTTGAAATGAACCATAGTTTCTGTTTTTTCTATCACTTTCACAACCTCTGTTGTTTGCCAAGTAAAAAAGGCATTAAAAGGACTCATCAATAAACTTCTACCTTTCTTAGGGGTTTTGTAGTCTTTTTTGAATTTTCCTTGCTCATCAAACTCAATCCACTTAACATCTTTGGACTCTTTCATAAGTCCGTCTTCTTCTCTTTTTAATCTATAGTACATTTTCTTCTATTTGTGGCTCACTAGGAACCCAAATGTACATTTCTGTTTCAATTGGGTTTCCATTGTAATCCGGGTTTTTAATTGTTTTCCACTTTGCCCCACATCGTGAGCAGTAACATTTATTAGGTGCCCAACCGAAGTTGTATTTAAACCTATGACCTAAAAGCCTACAAATCAGCTTTTTCATGGGGTAATTTTACTCCTTTTAACATTTCTGAAATTCTTTCATGCTTACTCATACCTGCTAAACGCATAAAATCATTGTGTATTTTATCAGCTTGCTCTTGAGTAAATTCTTGATGAATTTTATAAAAACTACCCTCTTTTCCAATCTCATAAGACATACCATTTTCATTTCTAATGTATGGTTTTAAATACATTACTTTATTTAAGTGGTCAAAAGAATGCTGATTAAATACCTCCTTAACTGTTCCAAAATTCACTCCACCATACTTAGTGAAGTGAATGTATTTATCTCCTGGTTGTAACATTACAATTTATTTAAAAACATTTCTTTTGTTTTAAAAGATATTTTTGAATTAACTAATTTAGGCTCTAAACCATTTTCAACCAAAACATCCATCTCTTCTTTGATAATATCGTTTACCATCCATCTAACAATTTCCCCAAACTTTTGCATACTTACTGGCTCATTATTAGGAAACACATTTTCGATAGCTTGGTTTAATCGACTTTCAGTAACAGCATATTCAACAAATTTTTGAATACTCTCTACTTTCTCAACATCTACAGCGGCTAACACTTTTACTTTAGAAGCAGAGTGTTTTTCACCTTTTACTTTGAATCGGTAACTTTCCCCATTTAGGTTAGTAGTCCAAACAATACCCTCACCAATTCCAGAGAAGCCAAAAGCTTTTGCCACTGGGCACTCCTCTTCGACAGCGATAGTCAACTCTGACAATTTATTTTGTACAAGCTCTGGGTAATTAAAATCAACCTCTATACTGTACGTCTGAAAATCATCAATATTGTAAATCCTATCTTCGCTGTTTCCAAGGTCTGAATAATCAACCCAATAAGCTACCGGCTGTTTTTCGGCACCTTCAATTTCAAAAGGGCTAACTTTAACCCCAAAAATAAAGAAAGATTTAGGTAAGTTAGAAATACCAACCCCTTTTTGAATATTACCACCACACCACTCTCCGTAGATAGTAATAGTATTGTTTGACAAATCAACATTCTCTCTTTCTGCTACCATCTTAACTAATTCGATAAGTACATCAATTTTAGACTCAGCAAAGAAAGCAAATCCTGCATTATCTTTTTGTGATGTAATAATGTTTTCACGAGATTGAGCCCAAAAACCACTTACACTATTATAACAAATAGCGGCATTAGTCCCATGAAGTTTCACAGTTCCTTTAAATACCAATTTTGGCTTAGGTAAATTGTTGTCGTAAATAGCCTCACCATTTTCATCTATACCAGTAAAAGCGTAATGCCTTTTTACATTTGATACCGTTGAACGGAATTGTTCAATTGACGGGAATTTAATCATTTTTTTCATTACTCTTCTGTTTTTTCAATTACTAACTCAGTTATTTCGTCAATTTGCTTATTTGAGAAAAGCTCCCAAATATCCACATCACTATCTGATACGGTTATTTTTATAATCTCGAACTCAGCTGGACTTCCCGGATAACCTTCTCCGTTACTGTCATACATTACTTGAGGGTCTCCCTCATAATATGTACCACTTACAGTAAGTGGCACTTCTAAATAGTTAATTTCTACTTGCATATTTTGTTTGCGTTATACTACACATTGTGTAGTGTTTTTTTATCTGAATATATGTTAAAATCTTACAACAACTAGATATTCTCTAGTATGTTTTTTACTGGAATAATGTAAAAGTAACATATTTTCTTTATCTATCCAATCCAAACGAGGACACCAAATACCTTCAACAAGATACAAGATAAAGACTATAATCATAAATGCTATCATATTTTTCTAATTTTATTTTTGCAAAGATACGAACAACATTTCATTCCTGCAAGCTTTTTTTAATTTATTTTTAGTGAACAGCAGAATAATTCATTCCGGTCTGAATATCTATCTCAATATCCACCGGGAACTTGTATTGTGCATTCACCTTATTTATAGACGTTTTAAGAGCCTCTATTGTAGAATCCACATCTTCATTCTTTACTCTTAATAAAACCTCATCGTGAGCCTGAAAAATAGGTTTTACACCACGTTTAATCATCTCATACACATAACCATCGAACACTCGAACACCGGCAGACTGATTACAAGCAGAAAAGCGGTCTTTTTCTGAAGCTAAGAAATAGTAAAAACTAGTAATAGGATTCCAAATCCAAGATTTACCATTCACATTTTTAACTCTTTGGTCTTCTGCGTACTTTTTAACTGACCAGTTACGCCCCCAATAACCCTCGTGAAGTTTTTTGGCATCCTTGTGAGGTAGGCTAGAAGACTCAGCAATCTTAGCAACACCGGCTCCGTATGTACAAGCATAATTTACAGTCTTGGCTACAGCTCTTTTTTTACTAACCTTTTCAAATTGCTCTGACAACTCTTCATCCGAATACACCTTAAAAATCTCAGGTAGGTCTTCTTTTTTCTTATCTTTCTTTTTATACCAACGAAAGAAGTCAGACTCTTCTTGTGAAATCATACCACTTCGTAACCCAATATCTAAGTGGGCATCCCATCCCGGTCTATTCATATCCTCAACGTATTCTGGGTCATAAGGGTAGATAGAAATCTGCTTCATCTTATCTTCCAAACTACTAACATCGGAACCAATCAAAATACTTCCTTCCGGAGCAATCATAACACCACGAACTAAATCCCCATAAGGCGATGTAGGTTTAGGTAAATTAACAAATGGCTTGGCATGTTTTAACCTTAGAGTTTTTGTGAACCCATGGGCAAATGCTACAGCGTAACCTTCCTCATCTGCACGTTCTAAGAAACCTTTCAAATACCCAGCTCTGTGAGTTACTACAGACAGACCTTCCAAGTGTTCGATTGCCGGCTCAACTTCTTTCAAAGCCAAAACACTTTTACAAAGCATCTTTTCTTTATCTCGTACTTGAGGGACTTTACCATTTCTACCATCTTCAAAAAGTAAAGGTTTCCAACCAAGCTTCATTAACCAATCTTTAACTTGACTTGGGCTGCCGGCATTAGGTTCATCATAACCAGTTGTAATATTTAATTCCCCTTCATAATCTCTAGGGATATTATTTTCCTCTAATATTTCAAACCACTTAGTACCGGCAACACTCAATGAACCATTTTTCTTAAACATCACTTTTGGTTTAGTAACATTTTTTATTATTGGTAACTTCGGCATTGCAGCTTCTAGTAATCCTTTCTTTTCTCCCTCTATACCTTGGAGAAAATCTAAGTTTTTTTGGCATTGAACAACATCAATCAAAATCTTTTCATCCTCTTGTATTTTCAAACAAGTTAGTTTGAAGTTCAAGTAGTTTACAATTCTGAGTATATCTTTAGGGTCTTCATAGATTTCTTTTAGATATTCGTATTGTTTTGCCCAAAGTTTGATATTGATTTTAATATCCTCTTCCACACGGTGGCAGTACTCTTCAACTGAAAGGTTGTCCCAATCATCAATCTTAGGTTTCGGCACACCAAAAAACTCACCCCAAACAGCCAAACCATGCTCTCCTTGTCCTCTTTCCGGGTACAAGTACCAAGACAAACCTAAAGAGTCAACTAAACTAGCTTGAACTTTTATGCCAAGATGCTTCTCATACAAAGGTACGTCAAATCTAATCAAGTTATGACATACAACAGTGTTCTCCGGATTACCAAGAACCTTTATCATATCATCATAATTGGTAGTAGATTTAACCACCCAATTCCCTTCTTTATTCTGCCAACCAATACCCATACACCAAATCTTTGTAGATTCAGGCACAAGCCCATTTGACTCGGCATCTATTACGTAAACTTTATCTAGGTTCATTTTCAAATTCTGCTTTTAGTCTTAAATAACTTTCTCTTCTTCTCTCTTTTGCCCAAATATCGTCTTGCTTCATCTTAGCAATACGTTTTTCAAATTGCTGGTCTGTCTCTTCAACCATACGAGTAATTTCATTATGCCAATATCCATGATAATCAAAATTTTCATCATCAACCCAGCCTGAATGGATTACATCGTCATCTTCTAATTGTAGATGCTTAATGTCAGCCCAACGCATTTGTTTGTCATTATGACCGACAAATATCTGCTTTTCTTTTTTAATTTTCTTTGGTGACTTTTTATCTTCCATCATTTACAAAATACTTTTAATGTTCTTCCCCCATCTTGATACTGAACTTCTACCTCTTTGGCGGCATAGTTTGTATAGGCTCTTCCGTTGTATGGAGGGGAGTGTTGTATTACTTCTACTCTTTTTACTTCCGGCTTATTCTTTTCTGCATACTTTACCATCTCTTGAAGTAAGTCTTGGTCTAGACTATTAAAAAATACATTCTCCAATTCTTTTTTTGCATCTATTTTAGCCATTTCAAAACCTCTCATATAACCTTCACGGAAATCTCTTTCTCGTTTCTTTTCGTTTACTTTAGCCATGAACTCGCTGTTTTGCCAAGTACCTCTCCAATCTTCACATTGCTCGTTAATTCCTACGTACTCCATTACGAAATAATTTTTTCTCGGATTAATATTGCACGAACTTTTTCAACTAACTCGTCCAAAGTTCCATTGTTCTCGATTGTGTAATCAAACTTAGCATCGTCCAAAGCTGTTTCGCTTGGATGAGGGTTTACATCAATTGCTCTTGTACCATTATCTCTGTTTACCCGAATAGTAATACCTTCTCTTAACTCAACAGCTGCAATCTCATTAGGGAATCTCATGTCTGTAATAATCCAATCTGGAAACTTCCAAGGATTTAAAGGATTGGTTTTTCTATACAAGTCCTTACCTTTATAATCGGCAAATAAACCATTCACCCAAACATTTGTATGAAGACCATCACGCATAGCTTCGGTGCCTAAAACTTGAAGAAACTCTCTATAAGTAGTTTTATAGAGAACAATATCACTATTAGAATTAGCTAAAATTTTTGTTTCATTTGTGTAAGGTATTTTAGTAGTGGTTTTATCTGTATTAGACCAATACCACCATTCTTCAGACATTTCTCGCTTTTTAAAATCTTGGTCTTCAAAGTACTCTACCGGTATCCCAGTTAATCTACTCGCAAAGTATTTCAGCATACCTGCAAATTTCTTTATCTCAAAATTGCTAGAGTATGACCAATTCAAACCTTTTGTAAATTTACCATTGGCATCAACGCCTGTTAGATACTGGATAATCTCTCCTACTGTGTCTTTCCCTGAGCCTAATCGCCCACTAATTCCTATTACCATACTAAAAAATTTGTTTTTGTTCTTTTTCTACTAACTCTAATTTTGTTTCCCACATTTGAACGTAATCAATAACGTCCTTGTTGTTCTTGAAGCTATACACAAGCTCTACAACTTTCTTTTTAGACTTTTTCAGCTGTACAGTAAACAGATACTCATCAGTAGGTTTATCATACCCAACTGTTTCAACACAAGTTGTCTCTCTTACAAAAAAGCCTTTTTTTCTAAAATCTTTAACTAACTTTTCGTACTTTGTCATTTTGTTTTTTATTTAGTTTATGAATTCCTAAATCTCTGTTTAGGGTTAACGTTTTCTTTGAATATACATTCTCTGGTCTAACTAAGAATTTTTCACAACCCTCATTGTCGGGATGTATATCTATAAAGTCCTTTTTGAATGCCTCAAATACTGATTTAATTTTATTGCTCATAATTAATGTTTTAATTTCCTTTTGCAAAAGTACGACATCTTTTTTAATCTCACAAGCTTTTTCGTAAATATTTTTTAATGTTCATTTTTTTGGTCTGTTCATTGTAACTGAACGTTCACGTTTCAGTGAACACTAAATAAATGTGAACAAAAAACCCCCACTAAATTAATAGTAGGGGTTCCACAATAATAAACTAAAATTTGCACGATAAAGCTGTTAACTTTATTACGACTAAAATGGTTTATCGTCATCATCTTCAGACGATTGGTTAAAAGAAAAAGATTCCGTACTGCTAAAAGCAGAACCAAAAGCTTCTTCTAGACTAGCCAGTTTAGGAGCCGGTGGTTCAAAAGTAACATCGTCAACCAATTTAGTATTCTCCTTCTTAAAGAAAGGAATATCAATCGACTCTGTAACTGACTCCGGTTTATCTCGGTATTTCTCTTTATCTTTAACACCAACATCCTCAATAAAGATGTCTTTAAACATAACATCGGATTCCCTTGATTTAAGCACAATGTAGAACATTTTACCTAATGTATCAAAAGAAACCTTACCATTTTTTTCTTCACAGAAATGGTCACTTAAATATTCATAAGCTCCCTCATTAACCCTAGAGAACTGCTTAATCCCTAATCTGTAGGGGTTGTGACAAATATACAAATAATCTGAGATAAAAAACATAGCATCCGATTGAAAAATATCTGACCTATTTGGCATAGCATTTATGTCCTTGTCTTTTATTCTACCTAATATGTTACGGTTCATCTGTGATAAGATAATCCAATAAGTATTAGGGAACTCTTTTTTAAGTCTATTTACAATTTCAATTATCGCATCAACTGTGGATTTCTTTTCTCCATTCTCATCCATAGCCAAAGCAATGTGGTCAATTGATATAAATACACCTTTTTTATCTTTGTGTTGCTCTAAGAAAGCTCTAGCTTCTTTTTCAAACGCTCTTGGAGTTATAGTTTCTTCATTAATAAAAAATCTACCATCAGATAAATTTTTTGCATAAGATTTAACTAATTCTTTTTCCTCATCTGTGAACTCTTCTGTTAAAAGTTCTTTCTTAGTCTTTTTCAAACTTCTGTTAAGGTCACGAAGAATATTAGACAAGAAACGCATCTCCCAAGCATAATCTAACCAAATAAAATCTTTGGCATCTTCGTTGTTCTCCGGGTTCATCACAAAGTTCTTGATACGCTGCAACTCAAAGGATTTACCACCTCCGGATTGTCCGGCAATGGTAGCAATATCTCCTGGCAGCAAGCCCCCAAAGATTTCATCTAACCACTCTCTACCGGTCTTAACCGGTTTGTTCTTACCTTTTTGGTATTTGTTAAGGTCTCTAAACGACCTATCTACTACTTCTCCTAGTGGTTTAATTGCCATCTTCTTCGTCTATTTTTGCAAATTTGTTATCAAAATGTTCTTTATGCTTTATGTAGTATTGGTATAACTTGGACTGCTCCAAATCAAACTTAACTGAGAACACGTTTCCGGGCTTAAAGAAAAGGAATTCTAATCTCTTTGACCACTCAAACTGACTGCTATCATTCATAAAGGCTTTACAAAGAAGAGCTAACTTGTTTCTGTCAATACCCGAATTAACTCGGAATAAAGCGATATACAATTTAGTCTTCTTTCTATTACCTAATTCTTTACCCTCTTTCTGATAAGTCTTCTCTAGCCAACCATACAGTTGTAAATCATCATCATTAACTTCGGGTATTTGTAAATCCTCTAATATAGCATGCCCTTTAGGGGTTAATCTAACTCTGTTCTGAATAGTGTCACTTTTGTTCTTAGCTTTGACTAAATTTACAAGTTCTTGTTGTTGATAATCATCTAAGAGCGTAAGGGATATATGGTCAAAAATAATCCCCTCTAACTTCTCGGTTTTGTTCTGAGAAATAAGTTGTAGGTTAGCTACATCTGTGGGGGAAAGTCCCCTCTTTTTTGCAATTTCAAAATTTACATACATATTAAAAAATGTTTTTTACTAGCCAAATTATACCCCATATTTCAACTCCTAATATGAGAAAGTACCAAAGTACTATTAGCCAAAATTTAATTTTATCTTTCATTCTGCAAATTTACAACTTATTTCTTAATTAACCTAATTAAATCTTATTTAATTTCCAGTACTACCAAAACCATCACCTCCACGTACTGTCTCTGTTAAATCTTCTGACTCAACAAACACTACTTTAGGGTAAGGCATAATGATAATCTGACCCACTCTATCGCCTACTTCATAAAGCTCAGTGCCAAATTCTTTAGAATCAGCAAACTTACTTCCAGAAAGAATAGTAAAATCAAACCATGCAGTATCTCCACCTTCTGTACAATCGTTATCTGCAAAGAAAGCTGTAGGTTTAAATTTAAAAGAAACTTCTCCTCTGTAACCACTGTCGATAACACCTACCGAATTAGTTAATGTTAAATCTTTTTTGGCATTAGAACTTCTTGGGAAAATTAAACCAACATGTCCTTCGGGTATTTCAAAACATAGACCGGTTCCGTAAACCACGTTTCCATCTTCATCAAAATGTCTAGTGATTGCTGTTAAGTCCATTCCGGCATCCCCCGGTTTCCCATAAGTAGGGATTACTGCTTTTTCTGATAATCTTTTAATTTTTACTTCCATTTTTTTAATTACATTATAGGGTCAATTAAGCCCATTTCGTTTAACATTTCAGCTATTTTTACCCAATTTACAAAGGGTCTTGGTGACAAGGTTTCATCAAAAATTAAAGGACAACCCATGGCACTATCATCAATCATTATTTCTGCATAAGATTTTGGGGATGTAGTCCAATTATGTTGTGTAGGATTTGATTGAATACCGTATAAAGGTATATCATTTTCCTTGAACCAATTCACAGCATCTGTCAAAAAATCTCCAGTTACGTTTTGTATAGTTGGGTCTATTACTGGTTTTGCTTCTTTCCTATTAGACCTCATAGTAAAAAGAATAAGTTGGTGCCCGGCATCTGTCAAGGCTTTAAGAACTGGAGCTGCTCCAATATCTTTACCTACGTGGGGGAAAGCGTGTGTTACGACTGTCCCGTCAAAATCAATGTTAAAAGTCATACTATTTTTTATTTTGGTTTAAATACTTTTCAATCATACTGACACCACCTCTCACATCTAGGTAATAATCAATCTTTTTTTGGTTCCATCCTAACTCTTGTACCTCTGTTAAAATACCATCAATAACCTCTTTGGCTACAACAACTCCGTAGCTATCAACTAGCTGTTTAGCTTTTTGTGGGGGTGTTAATTCTTTTTTAACGGCTGCCATTGTTTAATTTGTTAAATATTTTTGAACAATAATTTATTTGAAAGATACAGTCTGCTAAAGCATCGTGTGCAACTCCGGTATTTGGTTCTGCATCTTTTACTTCCGGAGCAAAAGAAACCAATGTGCGAACACAACGCTCTTTTCGGAAATCCCATGGAATTGTCATACCTAGAGCATTTAAAGCATCTGATAAAATACCTAAATCAAATCTAGCCGAGTTGCCCCAAACTTGGTCATCTTTAGTTACAAAGGCTGATAAAGAAATCAATGCTTTATTCAAAGTATGTCCTTTTTCAGTAATCTTTTTACGAGCTGCATCACTTTGGTTTAACCACCACATCAAAGTGTCGGCATTAATAATCAAACCAGCATCAAGACAAGACTGTAAATCTACATTCATGTAGAATTTTTCTCCAATCTCTCCGGTTTTTAAGTCAAATCGTACAGCACCTATGCTTACGATAGCTGAGTGAGACATGTTTCCCATAGTCTCAATGTCAATCATTACGTGTTTCATCTTTTACTTTTTGTTATATTCTATACTACTATTCCAATTTCCACATTGCTCGCAAGTATCGTGGTAACTTTCTTCTTTGTTTTCCTCATACCTTGGGTTATTTTGAACTGCCATTTGTACTAGTTCGTTCCAATGGTAACTTGGTAAATTATCCATATTCTGCATAATCTCAAGGAGAATGGCTCCACGAGCATCTCTTTGTGCAGTTGGGTCAAATAAACCCTCTTCTGTTTCTGCCAAGTCTATCCCATTAACATAGACACCACTTCCAAAACAATGCTCTGATAAAACTATTTTCATTTTACTTTCCTCTTTTGTGCTAATTACTTTTGCTATGTGTGGGTTTACTGTTAAGTAAGGTTTGGCATAGGTACTAAAACTACCGTCCTCTTGAGCAAACTCAATTAATTCAAACTCTATAGTATCTCCGTCTCTAAAATGCCCATAATTAGGCATTAGTTTGCAAGAAACTCTGATTACAGCTTCTGAATCTTCTACACACTCTCTTGAATAAACTACTATGAAGTTACTCTCTTCATCTTTTTTTACTATTCCTCGCATTCTGTAAATTTTAGGTATTGTTTATTTCGTTCTTCTTCTAATTGGTTTGGAGCAAACTCTTCCCAATGTCTTACAATTCTTTGGGCAGTTGCTTTATGAAGCTCTTCTAAAAAAGCTACACAATCGTGTTCTTCCAAAGCATCAATATAGTCATTAGCCATTTTCTTAAAGTCCGGGAATTCCCAAGTTTCACTAGAAACAACTGCTTCCTCTAAAGATACGTTTATATGGTGTAAAAACACATGCACATAAGTATTGTTTGATAATCTTATTGATTTCATAATCTTATTTTTTTAAATTGTTAACTCCATTTGAAAGGATTACTTAAATCAGTCTCTTTCCAAAAACCAACAAATCCAAACATTAAAATCCCAATAACAAGTGCAATAATAATAGTTAAATAACCTAATGGGTTATAAGGATTTAATCTTATTGCAGTTGAAAATCCATGACCTAGTTTTTTGTCTTTATTAGGTACTTCTTGTAATACATATATGTATTTTAAAAATTTTCTCATAATTTTATTTTTTTGCAAAGTTACAAATTGTTTTTTAATTCCACAAGCTTTTCTTCTAAAACTTTTTTTTCTTGCTCCAAGTTCCATATTCTAAGACTATCAAAATGACTCTTACCCATCTTTGGCTGTTTCAATGTAGCCAAATCTGACTTTACATGATTTAGTCTATCTCTGACTGTTTTGATTGTATCCATTTCTCAAACTTATTTTTAAATTTTGTTTCTTCTTTTACTACCGGTAATAATAATCTCATTCTACCTCTAGCAGATGCCCAAGCATTTGGGAATTCTTCTTCTAGCTTATCAAATTCATTACTATACAATAACTGGTCAAATCTAGTATGCTCATCCAAAGTCAAGTAAATACAGTTTATTAAATTGCCTTGTACGCTTGGATGCCGGGCTTTGTCAAAAAGATGACAACAATTAGCTCTAGTAGGAAAAAAGATAATAGTACCACTATGCTCCGAACTCCTACAGTTACGGATATGGTAATCAAAATAGACATCTCGTATCGCAGATTGCGATTTGCGATGCACCTTGTTTTTCTCGGTCTGCTTCTTAATAGTAGTACCCCTTTTCAGGGGCTTACTATCTTCTATTGTTGCACATCTTTGGCACCTACCTTTTGAAAAAATATATTGCTCTGTCTGACAGTTCTTACAAATCTTTTTCTTCTGTTGTATCATTACATGAACATTCCTTCACGCCATCTAATGTAACCAAATACACCCGGCATCTCATTTTCTAAAATCTTACCAATTTCATAAGCAAGTTCTTGTATCTCCTTTTCTGCATGATGGTCGCAACGAACATTCAAAAAAGCTAACCAACTTCTCAAAGTACCATTAGCACTCATAGTAGTAGTTAAACAGCCCGGTAAAATCTTACGAGCACATTCTTTGGCAACACCTAGTTTTATTAATCTATCATAGAACTCCTCAACGTCTTTCAAGAATCCATCTATCAAAATACTAGCAGGAAAAGCATCTCCTTCATCTTCCCCAGTCCAAGGGTTTGAAAAAGGACACATAGGAGGGTCAAATACTTCTGTACTACTTTGTCTATTCACTGTATCCTCTTTACGTAATTCAATAGGCTCAAATTGAACTCTATCTGAGTATCTTGTGCTATGCTCTTGGAACTTGATTGATTGGTGTCTCAAAATCTGTCTTCCAATATCTCGGCTCGTTTCAAACTCAAACGTAAAATTAATCATGTCCAGAGGACTCCAATGTGCATTCGACATCAAATACTTTACAAGTTTACCGTTGTCCTCTTTAATAACACCGTGCCTAGCAATAGCTGCTACAATCTCCTCTGAGGTTAACCCCTCATACTTTCCTACCCCTTGGGTCATACTAACTAATTCTACTTTCATACTATTCTCCGTTATGGTGGTCAACTTCTATTGTTACGTTTCTTCTTTGCATAATTTCTTTCAGCTCTTGAAAGCTATAAGGTCTAAATTCTGGATGACCATCAAAACCCACATCCATAGTTCTGTAACTTTTGGTGTAGTATTGGTCGCCAATCCAATCGGGGTTAGCTGTCAATGGTGTGAACTCGTCTAAGTTACCGTGGCTGTGCCCATAAAGCATCCATGAACCACGGAAAGACTTATTCCAAACTCGCATAGCATAATGGCAAAGTACAAGATTATATCTCAATGGTACCTCATTCTGCTCTTTTGGTTGGTCAACAATCAACACTTCTAAATAAGGGTTTACAGAAGAAAATAACTCCTTCTCCCCGTTCTTGTTTTTAGCAATCTCCGTATCGTGATTCCCAAGTACCAAGTGTACATTTTTGCATATAATTTGTTCACGGAATTTTTTTATATTACTTACATTATCCCCATTTTTATAACCACCAAAACTCCAATCCCCGAGGCAGAACAAAATGTCATCTTCTCCAACAGTTTTGTTTATTCCGTCTATTAAAGCTTGGTCGTGCTCTTCAAGAGTATCAAAATCTCGGCATCCTCTTTTACCTTCCCAAGTGGAAGTCCCCCGGACAATGCCGGCATGTCCGTAATGGGGGTCTGAACAGAAAAATATATTCTGTTTGTTGTTAATTTGTAATTTCATTTAATTTTATTTTTTGTTCTACTTCTGTTGATAAGTTCATTAGAGAACCTGTCATTGTTAAGTTTTCGTGTTTTTTATAAAACAAAGTAACTAATTCAAAAGCATTATCATTTTGTTCCTTTGTTCTACAAGATAGCATGACTTTGCACGCCCAATCGTAATCCCTTTTTTCATCTAAGCTTAGCGTGAATGTCATATATAATTTTTAAGGATTAAAAACATAATTGCCGGGAGTGCTGAATATAAAAAATCCATTATGTCAGCATTCCCTTTTGCCATTATCTTATCGTACACAATCTCTTTTGCTGCAAATATTACTAGGCTAATTAAAAATCCTATGTTACCAAAAAATAGTATTAGAGGAAAAGATATTAATGTCCCATAAAAAAAGTGCAGTAACTTGTCATGTTCTATTTTTGAAAAAAACTCCACTGATATTTTCATAACTCTAATCATTTTTTTGTATTACTTGTTTTAATAATTTACTATAACCCTTTCCCTCAGCGTAAGTTTGGTCTAAATAAGAAAAGTATTCTTCTCTACTAAGTTTAGATAGGTACTGTGCTTCATATAAGGCTCTGTCAGCCACACAATACTTCCAATCAACATAATACGCATGATTCAAATTTGAGCCTTCTGCTGTGCTTATTCTAATCATTGCTTCTCTCATACCAAACATATTATTGTTTTGTTTGAAAACCGGGGATTTAAAATGCCCACTTTCTACTACAGCTTGTGCTTTAACAATATCGGGGTACTTGAAAGAATATTTATCTATCTCTAAAAATAACTTCTCTTTAGAAAAACTGTCATCTGTCTTTAACACAATTTCTTTTTCTGCTCTAACAAATATGACTTCCTTTAACATAAAAGAACTCAAAACAAAAACTGTTATAAAAGAAAGTACTATCATCCCGATATACTTTCTAACGTTAACTTTTTCATAAATTAACTTATCTGAATTAAATTTGTACATAATTACTTAACGTATAAAATTGTTGGATTATCTTTGTGAATATCTATTCCCGGATACTCTTCACAAAAAGTATCTAGTCTAAAAGGTATGGATATTAAATGGAACCCACTTTTTGTTCTTACAGATGCCAAATAAGGCTCTTTACCTGTTTGAGATTGTAATTCCACTATACGGTCTATCATCTTTTGTATGTTTTTATCGTGTGCCATAGCATCTACCGAAACATTATCAATGTCGATAATCCACTTCTTGTTAGGCTCACTTGAATTGGCACCACAAACAGAGTCATAAGCTTTTCTAACAGACCTAAAATCACGGTTCATCAACTGATTAGCTACTTTCTGCATAGCGTGAAAAGCAATCTTCTCAAAAGACCGTCTATTTAAGTTAATACAACCTCTAGCATTATGAAACTCACATAGGTTGATAATCTCATCCTTTTTCTTTTCTAAATACTCCACAGAGCTTATATAGTATGTTTTTACTACATAACTGTTGCTTCCTAATTCCGGGTGTTCCTTCTTACGCTTTATGATTTGCAAATGATAGAAATCATCTTCGGATGCAAAGTTAAGCATTTTTTTGATTTGTTCAAAATTATTTACCATCTTTTTTATCTTTTGTTACATAACCTACTAAAATAAACTTTCCATAACACCATTTGTAGTATGGAACTTTGTTTTCTTTATCGCTCAATGTAGAATTCTTTTTTGGGTTTAAACTCTCCTTTTAGATACGCCATTGCTAGGTCGTATATATTGTCGTACTTCCACTGTTTAGGGGGCTTATTAAAAGCGTTAAAATGATTTGTGGCAAATCTTACATTATCTAGTGTAATCCCCCAAATATCTCCGAACCTAGTATCGTAGTCACATCTGACATATTTTATGTTCAAACCGTATTCTGCCATCTCCGGAGAAATACCCTCAGATATTGCCTCTTCTACTTTACCTTCTTTGAAACAGTTTGCCTTTGCAAATCCGTGGTATTTTTGAACAAAGCGAGTAATCTCTGCAAATTGTTCTAGTGTCATCCCTTTCATAATTCTATTTTTTAACTTGCTCTAGTAATTCTCTGAATCTATTATCATTTTCAGTTTGGTCATCAAGTTCACCTAACCCAATTAATCCACAAGATTTGTCGTACATACTTCTCATATCCTCCTCACTATATGTCTTAGGTCTTGGAAAATCCCAATGACCCATTTCATCTATAAGTAATGGATTTATTTTAGGATTTGTATTTTTCATACTAGTTAATGTATTTACGTTTAAAATTAGTTTGTCTATTGTTAAGCACTATGATGTACTTTTTACCGGCTTTTGTTTTATACAATTGGTACCTTTCGGTGTTTACATAGTGCCACTCATCTGTATAAGAGTAATCTTTTATTCTTTCTTCAACTGAGGAGCAAGACATTACTAAAACCCCCATAAAAATCAATACTAAATTTTTCATACTAAATCTTCTTCTTTAATGTTAAACTCATCACAATAACCTTTACACAACTTTGAGGGTCTCCAACCACAAGCAAAAACAGTTTTGATTTGCTGTTCTCTCGGCAACATCTTTGTATCTTCTACCTCCGGGTCAACTACTCCATTAAGTTTGTCTATAATACTTGGGCAGTTCTTACAAGGAGCTTTGTGTATCTCTTTATACCTATTGGGGTACATCTTGTTTGTAGCTTCGTGTTTTTCTATGTGCTTTTGTATTGCTAGTTTTGTATTCATATTTTTAATGTTCTAATTTCACTTTGCAAAGATATAACTAATCTTTAACATACGCAAGAAAAAGTTAAACTATTTTTAACTAAATAAAAAAACCCCCCATTTCTGGGAGGTTAAAAACTAAAAAATAATATAAAATAACAACTAATTACGCTTCACATGAACTACAGTTCATTAAATCCCTAGAGACTTGTTGAGCCATATTCACACTACGCTGGTAATATAAGGTTTTAATCCCAAGTTTCCATGCCTCATAAAATAAAGCGTTAACTTCTTTTAATGGAACATCCGGATGAATCATCAAATTTAACGATTGTCCTTGGTCAATAAATTTTTGTCTTTGAGCAGCTTGCTGTATAATTTCTAATTGGCTGATTTCCCCAAATGTTTTGAATACTCCTTTTTCTCTTTCGTCTAAGAAATCTAGGTGCTGTACTGAGCCACCCTTTAATAAAATACTATTCCAAACTTCCGGGGAGTCTTGTGATTTATCTTTCAATAGCTGTTTCAAATAAGGGTTTCTATAAACAAATTTCCCTTTGGCTAAATCTTTGATAAAGTAATTAGACTCTAATGGCTCAATACTCGGACTAACTTGTCCAAGAATGAAAGAAGAACTAGTTGTAGGGGCAATTGCCAACCTAGTAGTAAATCTTTGTCCATATCCTTCCAACATTTTTGGCTCCCCAAACATAGTAGCCAACTGCATACTAGCAATCAAACTTTTATCATTAATCGTTCTGAATATCTCAGCGTTCAACATCTTAGCCTCTAATCCTTCAAAAGGAATTAGCTTAGACTGCAATAAACTGTGCCATCCTAGAACACCTAATCCGATACTTCTATGCTCTTTGGCAAACAATAAAGCTTTTTCCATAAAAGGAATACCCTCTGTTTTTTCAATAAATTCAGAATAAACTGCATCTAAGAAGAAAGCCAAAGTTTCTACTGCATCTGTTTCAACAATCTCGTCCCAATGTAAAAGGTTCAAAGAAGACAAACAGCAAACAAATGACTTGAACTCATCTGTATATTCTAAAATCTCTGTACACATCTGAGAATGGTTAATTTCCATCTCTTTGTCTTTGTAAACTTTAGGTTTGTTTTTGTTTACATTCCCGGTAAAGAAGATATAAGGAAATCCTGACTCAGCTCTCTTTTGGTGTATCTTAGCTAAAATCTTTCTTTTGTCTTTGTCTCCGGCTTCTACCGCTTCCATCCACTCATCTGAAATACAAACTCCTAGTGCTATGTTTTGGATAACATTTCCCTCTTCTCGGCATTGTAAAAACTCCTCGATGTCCGGGTGGTCAACCGGTAGATAAGCAGCAAAGTATCCTCTACGTGCTTGCCCTTGGGTAATAACATCTGTTGTAGTTTGAAATGGTAATAAGAAACTAACTGCTCCGTTAGAAACTCCGTTGTTTCTGATAGGTGCTCCTCGTCCTCTTAATTTACCGAAGTAACCGGCAGTACCGCCACCCATTTTTGTAAGGGCACCAATCTCTGCTGTCGCTCTTAAAATATCCATGGTGTCATCTTGTATGTCAATACCATAACAAGAAATTGGTAGTCCTCGGTCTAACCCAAAGTTCATCCAAACCGGTGTAGCCAAAGAGAAAAACCCTCTAGACATATACCCTTCAAATTTGTCTGCAAAGCCTTCAATACCTAAGATTTTCTCAGCGGTTTCGGCAATCTCTCTAATACGTGCCTCCGGTGTAACTCCCGGAAGTAAGTAATCTTTTCCTAGAAACTTTCTAGAATCCTCGTTTAACCAATAATAATTTTTCATCTTAAAATAACTCGTCTTCGTTATATGCTTTCATTTTCTTTGAATAATCAATAGGCTTCTTGTGAAAGAAATCAGTCAAGGCACTTGCGTAAACCTCTTCTTCCATCCACAATGTTTTTTGTCTTATCTCCGGCTCCACTTCAAATGCCGGCTCCATCCCAATCTTCACTAAAGAGTCATTCAATCTAATTTTGATGTACCCTTTCAATATTTCCGGGGACAAAAACTCATTTTGATACCCCTCTAAAATCCAATCAATCAAGTCTGACTCAGCTTTGAAAGCTTCTTGTACTTCGTCTTGAATTTTTTGGATAAATTCTTCGTCAAACAATTCCGGGTGCTCTGCTCTGATTTGGTTAAGTAAAGCAATCCCTCCCTCAGCATGTAAATTCTCTTCCTTTGATGTGTACTGAACAACATTTGCAACGTCTTTCAAAACACCTCTAAATCTGTTGAACCCTAAGATAGTATAAAACTGAGAGAACAATGCTGTGTACTCAGTAAATAGTGTGAAAAGTACTAATGAATAACAAATGTTCTTGTGGTCATTTTTGTAAATCTTGTTGATGTACTTCGACAAGTAGTTTACTCTCCCAACAACAACCGGCTCGTTAAAAATGTCATTAAACTGGTCTTCTAACCCTAACTTAGATAAAATCTCTGCGTATGCTTTTGAGTGAATTACTTCAACTCCTCCGAATACAGCCCCCATGTCTGCTATTTCCGGCTTTGGTAAAAGTTTACCTATACTAGACCAATAGGATTTTACCGCTACTTCTACTTGTGAAGTTAATAAGATTGCTCTCTTGATTACTTCTTGTTCCTCCGGGGATAATTTTGTTTTATAGTCTTGAATATCATTCAAGAAGTTGAACTCGTTATGAGTCCAGTGACTCGCCCACATTGCGTTGATGAGGGGGTCTGTGATGCCATTATACTCGAATGGCTTGTAATTTTTTCTTTCTACAAAGATGCTCATGGTTAATTATTTTTTAATTATTTTGGAAAAAAAAGCACCCCAATCCTGAAAAAGGGGTGCTGAAATTTATTAATGCAAAGATACTACTAATCTAGCAAATTTGCAAATAGGTTAAATTATTCAAAAACCGTTATCGTCTTCTGAACCGGTTTAACCACTTCGCCAATACCATAATCAAAATCAACACCATTGTAAGAAGAGTAAAAACCTCTAGTTTTAATGTAAACATCGTGGTCAACAAAGTGTCTAGTTACCCACCAACGCTCTCCTTGACCTTCCCCACCGTAAGAATCTACGTCTTCAATTAGTCCTAAATCTAACTCATCTCTGTAAAAATCTTCGTGAGCAAAGGCATCAATACCACCACTTCAACTCATCTAACTCTACCTCACAACCATCTTTTAAGAGTCTTGTGTACATCGGCACCGGGTTAATCAGAGTGTGAAGATAATCATGCTCTTCTGTATCTTCGTTGACAGCATTGGTAAAAAAGTCATCTTTGCTTGACTCTAATTGGCTTCTTCTAACTCCCGGAAGAATTTTTTCCCAATATGGAACTAACTTATCTATTAATTCATAGTCAAAGCTATAACCTTTCTTCAAAAGAAACTGAATGTCAAACAAATGTTTATCCCAATTATTGTCCCAAAACATGTGAGAAGCTTTCAAAGAAATCATCAACCCCGGCTTCAAGTACCCTTGGTCTTGATACTCGTGGATAACAGAGTTCTCTAAGTACTCTACACCACCTTTTTTCTCAAACTTTTCTCCCGGCATGACAGCAAAGTCTAAATCTTTAGGCTCTCTTGGAAAATCCGGATAATAATGTTTGATAGCTGTTGAACCTATAATTATCGCCATAACTCTTTAATCGAATCAATTTTAGTTTCTATTCTTAAAACAACCTCTCTCAACTCTTCTACAGATTTAGTATCTTTTGTTCTTAACTCTAGGTACTTGTGTAAAACCATAGATATTCTAGGGTAATACCACTTATCTGTGTAAAGGAACTCCTCTTCCCCACTACCGTCTTTTTTCTTTTTCATCCTAGTTTCTTCAAAAACTAAGGTTAGCCCATGGTATCCATCTGACTCTAGGAAATAGTTTTCATCTAATTGAAATCTATCTGTTTTGGCTTTTTTAAATAGGTCGTTCATTTTCGTGCTTGTTAATTATTTCTAAAATTTCTTGTTCAAATCTTTTACTCCATCTTCCACCATCTCTTTTTAGCAATACTCCGGGAGTATTGTGGTATACTAGTACATTTCTATCGTTCTTAAAAATAGAACATTCCACTAATACCCACTCTGAGGGACTAGATACAACACCGGACATTCTATCTGTGTACTCACTATGTGAAGGCATTTTTAAGACACAATATCTTTGGTCATCTGAAACCCAAACAAGTTGTCTCCAACGATAAGAAGTAGTACCTCTAAAATAAGCATTGTAGCAGTCTTGGACAGCCTGGCAGTAGTTCTTAGGGTTAAGATGTCCTTTGTAGTCAATCAGTTCCTTATACTCACGTATTTCGGCTCTACAACTTCTAGCAGATTCTTGGTTTTCATCATACCACTTTCTCTCAATAGCTCTACCTTTGTCTTGCAACTCTCCAATTTGTTTTCTTATAGCTATATACTCTTCTAGTTTGGTATAACCATATTCTAACTCTTGTAGACTCTCCTCTTGTTCTTTCAGAAGAACTTTTAATTCTAATTTTTTCATACTAACTAATTTGTAAAAGAGGGAGGAATCGAACCCCCGGTGTTAACTACATACTTAATCACTTACCAAGCCTTATCTAGAATATCGGGCAGTAATACTAAGTCATCGTTAATCCCACTCGTAGCTTTTGGAGCGACCTCAACTACTACTCTTTCCATGTTGATGTCTTTCCATCAGTCACTCGTTAGATTTTGCTCTCTGGACTATATGAGTTAGCCCCGTTAACCGTAAGCATTTCGGTCTGTCTGCAACTTAACATAAACCTGTGACAGCTTTTCCTTATCGTTTATGCCTTGCTAAGTGTCCTAGACAGGGCTCGAACCTGTGACCTGCTGATTATGAGTCAGCTGCTCTAACCAACTGAGCTACTAGGACATTTAGGGGGATTTCGCTCCCCCTAGAGCGTGATTACGCTACAGCTCTAAGCTGTACGCCACCAAGTTGGTAAACGTTGTCGTTTATTTTTGAAATTCGTTCTCCTTGCTACCTACTAAATTGCTGTCAAAACCAAGCACCCCCATGTTCAGTTGTTCGAGGCACAACCGATAAAGCCTAGGTCATCTGATAATCAGCGACTCCACCACCTTGTTTATAGTTCAAGGAAACTCTTGTGGAGGTGGGGGGAGTCGAACCCCCGTCCAAACAAAATTCACTAACACATCAACAAACTATTTCGTAGCGGAGGTTGGACTCGAACCAACGGGGTCTTTCGACATGAGGTTATGAGCCTCACAAGCTTCCATCTACTGACTACTCCGCAATATTCTAGTCTTTCCCAGTGTCATCGGTTACATCTGCTCGGCTACCGAAAACTTGCCAAGTCCTTGATGCTAGGTCTAACCCGACAGGAACATTGGGTTAGCGTTCTTCTTTCATACGAGAGGTTCCAACAATCGTGATTCGGGTAGGGCTCGAACCTACGACCTACAGATTAGAAATCTGTTGCTCTATCCAACTGAGCTACCGAACCAAGTTGCCTTTTTCTGTTTATTGCCGAGTTACAAAAGGCTAACGTCACTCGGTCTCAACCTCCTTATAAATCCTCGGTGTGCACACCACAAGAAACTGGGGAGATGTTGTTTCTACTATAAATGAGAGTTCTTATTCCCTGCCACTCACAAGCGTTCCCTAACATCAGAGACCAATCTTACAAGTTTCAAGTGGATGTAAGACCACATTTCCCCTATTCTACTACCCCTTTATATCGGGATAACCTGCTTATCTTACAACTACCACTGATACTATCAGGGGACTACACTTTCGTGGTTGCTAATACGAGTTTTTCGGGGGTACAGGTTATGTTTTGTATCACTCTAGTCAGTTTTAAACTCACAATTCGACTATGAAAGGTTAGTTTACTGTCTTAACAAAGGGGATAGTACCACCTGAAACTGTTGTTGGTAATTGACCATTCCATTTACGTATTGCTTGCTCTTGTAACAACTGAGGAGTAATACCGGCACTTCTAATTTTGTTTTGCTCAGCTTTTAATACCTCTAATTCGTTTTTCTTCTTTTGTTCGGCAATCTCTTGGTCTAATACAGATATATTTGTGTTAACTTCATTACGACTATCAATCTTAGCTTTTACTTTGCTAGAGAAATCTAGATTTAAACTGAAACTCACTAATTGTAATCCTGACTTTTCAAACTCTTTCGTAACTATATCTTGAACGTATTGCTCAAACTTCAGCGAACCTCCGTTTGCCATTAATTGTTCTGTTGTATAACTTCTTGAAGCCTCTTTAATAATATCGTAAATTCTTGGCTCTAATACATTATCTTGTAAAGCTGTCATAAAATCATCTCCCGAACCTAATCTTGAATTTTGAAAGACTACATCTACAACTCGGTTTTCCATTACTTTGTATGAATATAAAGGTTTTGACGTAAATGCTGTGTTATCAGCTGCTTTTACTTGCAATACTCTGTCTTGCCCCTCATCATCGGTAAATTGACCTCTTTGCTCCCAAGCCGGTACTTGAAATAACTCTGTCCCCGGTGATAATGTGGTTACTCTACCTTGTTGTTTGGTATAGTCATCTTTCCCATTCTTACCATAATTTTCCATTAATACTCCATAATAGTTTGGAGCAACTCTTTCACATGATGTCATAAACACTGCGAATACTAACACTAAAAATAACCCTGAAAATTTCTTCATTTTTTAATTTGTTTTGATTTTTTTATTAATTTGGTTTGCTGAAATTATTAGTCCTAACACACCAACTGCAATTCCAGCCCAAGCATTGATGTGGTTAAAAATCCAAAATGTTCCGAATACCCATCCGAAAACTAGGAGAATTACTCCTGCTACTTTATTTATCATACTTTCTAATTTTGTTTTGCAAAGGTACAACCTTTATTTTAATCCTGCAAACTTTTTTTAAAAAAATAACACATCCATCAAGATTGGGAGAAATTTCTCTTGGACGTTTCTACACTCCAAGTCCGAATGTATGTCCTCCGCTAAAAGGAACTTTCTAGGCACTCTATAAAACCCCGTGACCGGTTTTCTCATACTCAACAAACATAATACTTCTTGTTGTATTATAGTAGCATCCAGACTGTAAATATCACTGAATTTGATTTGCTCCTCCTACTATCTTATGTTGTCTTTCTATGTGTTATTATTTCTTCTGCAAAGATACAAACTCTTTTTTAATCTCGCAAGCTTTATGCGAAATATTTTTTGTAAACTTTGTGATATTCTTCAATCTGCATTGCTACCTTGTCAAACTTCTTTAAGAACTCTTCTGCTCTCTCTGTAGAATAAGGTGTAGGAATGTCTGCAATCTCTCCGGTTAATCTTAAAGGATACTTCTCTTGACCATTTCCTTTGCGGTCTAAAAGCATAACTCCGGAATAAACTACATTCTCCCCCTCTAAGGTTCTTTGATGAGCGTATAGAGTAGTTTGTTGGTACTCTTCTCCGGCATAGTCCTTGGCTTTTTTGTCAATCGCTCCGGTTTTTAAATCCTTGATGACTAAGCCATCGGAAACTGTGAACTCTTGGTCAATAAACCCTTGGATAACATAAGAACCTCTATCAACTACAACCTCTACTTCATAACGAGCATGTTCGGGGCGTTCAATTTTCTCTAGCACTGATAAGTCGAACTCTGATAAATCTGACTTCTCTAGCTTCTCTAAATACTCCCCACACTTACTTCCGTACTCTGTGAAGATGTTACCCTCACTTCTCTTACCTAAGAAGTAGTTAGCAAAGAACTCCCCTCTATAACTTTCCTCACAGAAAGAATTGTAAGCCGAATAAGATAGTTTTGGTTTCCCAACGTGTTGAGGGTAATTACCACCCTCATTCTCATAGACTTTTGGTAAGTCTAACATTTTTGCTTTTGTCATTATATGCTATCTAAAATTTCTTTAATCTCGGCTTTTTTACTCTCTTTCAACTCCGGTTTATCAGACTTGAACATCTCGCTGTTAATGTATAGATTAACTAATATGTCCTCTACAATAACTCGGTCTTTCTTGGTTAGCTTTTTCTTCTTTAACAAAGCTTCTAACTCTTGTCTTGTTTCCGGAAGTATCTCCGTAGCATTCAAAATTCTGTGAAGTATTGGTAATTTCTCAAACAACACATCTTCCGGCTCTTTTTTCTCAGCAACTTGTTTTTTAGCCGGTGCTGTTTTTTTAGCAACAGCCTCTTTCTTTTCTACTGGCTTGGCTACATTAGATTTCTCTTTTCTGTCTAAGTAAGATACCTCATCAAACTGAAAGATTTTCTCTCCCTTAATTCTACGAATTACGTTGAATGTAGCAATAGTGTCAAGTGAGCAATAGTGAGCAATTCTCTCTACTTCTCCTCTGTAATACGCATTCCCAACCTCATCTCCAACTAAATCAACTTTAGAAATTGGAATACCTAGAGCTGTACACAATGCTTGAAGAGAACTACCGGCACCCGTGCCACCCATTTTCCAAATGTCTGCATTCGTACAAAGGTTTCTACTCTCCCAAGGCTTCAAGTGAGCTGTGTCAAGTATTGTTGGTATTGCTAGGTTGTTAATGATGTACCTCTTGCATAAGAAAGGGTAATCAAAATACTTAGCTGCATGCCCGACCAATCTGAAATCTTTGCTACTGCCTGAGATTTGGTTTAAGAAGTCTCCTAATTGAGATAACAATACACCCTCTTGCTGTCCAAAGAACTCTTTACAAAGTAACTTGTCTTCTCCTTTAGATAAGAACGTGATGCTGACAGCACAAATCTTACTGAACTCTGCATACAACGATGCTGTTTTTTCCCAAGAGTCTGATAACTCCTCGAAGAATGGAACTTCTCCGGATTGTTTATTCTTGTACTCCCACGCTGACTTCCACTCATCGGATAAGTCTTCATACTTCTCAACAATTCTCACTGTTTCAATGTCAATCGCTACAAAATGTCTTGTAGGAATATCTCTTAATAACTTCATATTCTATTTGTTTTTAAATTCTGTGCAAAATTACAAAATGTTTTGGACTTGTGCAAACTTTTCTTTTATTTTTTCTAATTCAATTATACTCCTATTTCCAAAACCTATTTTTTTAAGAACTCTTGGTTCTGTATTTATAGCTTCTTCTAAAGTAAAACTAAACTGTTTTAAGGAATTTTCTAATCTTACTGATAATTCTTCCATTGTGTTTTAAATTACTTGCCACAAAGTTGCTGGTGTACAATGTGCCTCAGCATTCTTCTTTCTTTGCAAACCTTTACTTTTTATAACTCCGGCTCTCGATGCTCTCACTACTACTCCCCCCCAAGCTCTACCACTTGGCGGTGTAGGTACAATGCCCTTAGAGGCTTCCCTAATATCTTCTACCATGAATTGTGAGTGTGTTCTTGAGTACTCTAGCAAATAATTATATGCTAAGTCTGACCAACCTTTAACCTCTGCGTTTGCGTGGGCTACTGCTCTTTTGATGCCTAACCTCATTAGTATTGCACCCGTAACTTTTTTTATCATAACTACTCTTTTCTTCTAAACCAAATCCTAAAATACTTTTTTTTACTCTCCACATTGATTACATCTCTGCTATCAATTTCCCTATCTCGCATACCCCCTTGGATACCACCATAGGTTTCTACGTCAAAATAATCTATAATCATTATTCTAAAAATTGTATCATATCGCCATTGGAAAAAATAATCCTAAAACCATATTTACTATCCTCGAATAGCTGAATATATATTTCAAAAGTTTTCCCCCTCTCTTTATAGATTGCACTGCTATAAGCCATTCCCCCGTCAGTACTACCCTCTTCTCTATCTGTAATTTGGTCATAATACCTAACAGTTCCATCTGCCATATATATTTTTATTACAGCTTCATTACCATAGTTAAAGAAGACTGTATTTTCAGCTTCTCTTCTTATAGGTGTAGTTTTTTTCTTTACACAAACAACCTCCGAATAAACTCGTCTAAACTGTTCTGGTGCCTCTTGTGCAAATGTTGTGTTGATTACTAGAACCAACATCAAAAATAAAATTACTTTTTTCATTATTTTTCTTTATTAGTGGTTTCCCAAATTGTTTCTTTTTTGATTTCTCCGTCAACAAACCTACTAACAATTACCCTTTTCATTTTATGGTCGGGTTGATTAGTTAATGACACTATGTCTGATACAAAAGTATTGTAGTCGTCTTCTGTTGGGGTTGCTCCCCCCGAACCCGAACCATCCTCGTATCGTATAAGATACGCCCCGAAAGGTTCCTCTAATAGAGTTTCTTCTCTAACTACGTTATCAATAGCAAAGTCTTTATCTTCATCTATTTTAAACATATTACCCTCATCATCTCTTTTGATAAAAGAAGACCTATTATAGCCACAATCCGGACAGCTTATATACTCTTCTCCGGTTTTGTAGTAGTAATCATCGAAACAATCTTCGCTCTTACATCGTGGACACTCTATAAAATCTATTACGCTTCCCATACTATGATATTGTTGATTGCTTTTCTTTTGATAATACTGATATACTTTGGTAGATACTTCTTTGAACATCTTGATAATTTTGGTAAGACAAGTCTACTAGGTAGAAGAACTTTTTTAACTGCTCTAATAACTCGATACGCTCAATGTAGTAAGGGTGTGAGTACACAACCTTTTCGGCAGCTGATTGAGTTAGCTTTACTTCGCTGTTCTTAATCAAATCCTCAATAGCTTCACTCTTGATACGTTTACGCTGTGCTTCTAGGTACTCAAAGTTTTCTCTGAAACATCTGATTTTGCTGTAATAACCGGCAAGGTAAATCAAGTACCCATTAAAGCGTTTCTTCAATCCCTCTAGGAAGTCTAGGTTGTCTGTACTGCTAACGTACTCTTGAACCATACCGTCCATTACCTTTAACGTCTTTCTTGTTTCTAGGTAATCATTCTCCGAGAATTTTACAAGGTCGGATACCTTTAATACTTTTTCTGACATACTAATTATTTTTTTGCAAAGTTACAACTTCTTTTTTAATCCTACAACCATTTTGGAGGATTTTTTACTTTTACCATTTCTACTAAAATTATAACCCCTATACAAACCAAAAAAGCAATTATTGCTACCCAACTAAATATTGATGCAAATATTGTGGCATCAACGTCCCCCCAAGTGTTATCATTATCTTTGTTTCTTAACCATTTGCACATCAAATAAGTTAATATAAAACCCGAAATATAAATTATCCAACCCATATTACTCTTGTTGTTTAATTACTAAATAGGGAGTATCTCCTAGATAATTTATCTCCCCCGTTTCTTCTATTGCTTTAGCTACTTCAACACCTTGTGTCTTGGCTATAAGCTGTAATGTCTGTTCCATATAGATTAACTTCATTGCTTCTTCAAAGTTTTAACCCACAAGAACCCAATTACTAAACAACCTAATGCAAAACCTACTAGCATTCCTACTCCAAATGAATTCATCTCTTATTTGTTGTTACAGAGTAGTTTCCACAAACTCTAACCTTACTTCCTTTACTTTTTCCTCCACAACCACATTGATTGCTGAACTCTATACAACTCCCGTCAACTTTTTCATACGAGTTAGTTCGATAAGTTCCACTCTCCGTTTGGATTGTGTATTTGTACTTGCTCTCTACTTTTTCTAAAAAGGTAAAACCTACTGCTAGAAGACAAGCACAAGTCATAATTATTGCAAAAATTCTTAAATTTCCGTACATAGTTTACGATTTTTATAGTTGCCGGTGATAATCACCGGTATTAGACTTAAAATTAAACCCGTCTTTCCGGATTGTCACTCATATTACTTTTTGTGCCGACATGAATAATCTCCTCATTGCTACGACAACAGCGAAACGACCAAAGTAACGACCTACATTTCAGAGTTTGAAAGGATTTCTATCTAGCAATGAGTTTTTATTTCGTTACCCTCACTTCGTGATGGGTTTCTATCCAAACTCTAGCACCACAAGATAAAGGTTTGTCTGGGCTGTAAATAACTTTCGCTACTACGTTCCCCCCCCTCATCTAGTATTTCTAGTTCTTTGGCATATATATTTTCTTTGTAAGTCTTACAAGTAAGTACGGGATTTTCTAATCCGTTCTTTTTATTTGCCCTCACAACACTTTGATTGACGTGTATTATTGTCTTCATTCTTGATTGCTTTTTAAATATTTTATAGCATTTTCTAAAATTACTATACTGTCTTTTATCTGACCTAGTGTTAGATTACACCTACTACATAATATACCCCTAACTTTTCCACTAAAATGGCAGTGGTCAACGTGTGTATTTTTATCTAGTAGTTCTAATTCTTTTTGGCATATTTTACATTTACTTTCTTGAATTTCAAACATTTCTTTAAATTCAGTAAAGGTTATGCCATATTTCCTTTTTAGGATACTATTTTTATAAGTTTCCTTATTATTTTTTCTCCATAGTGCTGATGAATTTACGTGTTTTTCTTTACTCTCATCACATCTATTTCTGCTTTTCATTACCCTATTAATAAGTTGTTTTGGGTTTAGTTCGTTGTAAGTTTTGTTATCTGTATTAACACATAATTTACAATAAGCCCTATACCCTGATTTTGTCTGTTTAGAGTTGTAAAAGTTTTCAGAGTTTAACTCTTTATTCTCCCCACATTTGGGGCAAATTTTAGTTTCCATATTTTTTAAAATAAAAAAGCCTACCAATACTTTCACGGAGGCTTCGACCTCTCCGCTATATATCAATAGGCAAATATCTTTAGTTTCTATAATGTCGAAGCGAAACTTATGTGCAAAGATACAACCTTTATTTTAAATATGCAAACTTGTTAAATTTTAATTAATACTTTCTGTACTTCTACCGGCATACGATTATACTTTAGGTTCTTCATACCTAATAATCTTTCGTTTACTCTCTGAACTACTATTCTTCTGTCTTGTGTTGTTTCGTTGTAGTTTTTCCATAAAGAGGGGGAAATGCCCTCAAAACTATCCGAGAAATCAGTGATGTTGAAACCCCTCACAATACATTCGGCTGTGAGTTCGCTGTATCTTTGGTGTAGATAACCCATTTTGTCGTAGAAGAACTTGACGTGTCCTGTTCCTAGAGTAAACTCTTTAGGAATGTTTTTGATTACTGCCTTTCCGGTTCTTACTGCGTTAGGTATCCTAACCAATTCAACTCTTTCTTTGATTAAATGTGCATCGCACAACTCTATGGCTCTTACACCAACTGAAATTCTCGTCATAATTTTTAGTCTTTTGTGTTACTGAATACCCAAAGGAATATTACAGCTCCTATTAAATATAATATCATTATGCAAATTTACAAAATTAATCTGATTTTCTAGTTAATAAATACAAAATAGTTATTAACAAAATTCCCCACAATATCATACTATTTAGTTTGTTTATTTTTGGAAGACTTTGCTACACTTTCTTTGTGTGTGGTTTCTCTTCCTAATACCACTTTGTTTTTTGGTATGCTGTCCTTTACAACTCTGTTGAACCGGAGGACTACATTATTTGGGTTTAAGAACATATTGAAACCCGTGTTTAGAGTGATGTCTATCTCTACTAACTCTACTTTTTTTGTATTCATACTTTGAATGTGTAAGTTTTTATAAAATCGTTATGCTCGTTGTACTCATCAATGATGTACTCTTTCCAATCGTGGCTAAAAACCCAATTTCTACCCTTTATTTGATTAATACCCCATAGAGTACCAATAATCTCTTCTTTCTGCTCTTTAGAGCATCTTGTATCATCTAACAAAAAGCTGTTAACATCTGCTATGTTAATAAGTAGATTTTCTTTACTCATCTCCACCAATTTTTTGGTCATACAAAAAGTCCCACCAATAATCGTATCTTCTGTTGAAGAACTCTTGGGCTTCATCTGTGTATTCCGTTATATCCTCATCATCGTCAATAAATTTGACAATCCCATTTGGAAATCTGTTTTTACCACCCTCATCTCCGTAGGAAAGTATTAAATCTTTGTCAGCAAGTTCACTTGCTACTTCTATGATGTTGATTGTGATATTCATACTACTTAATTTGTTCTTTTTTGATTAAACCTTGCTCTATTAAAACCTCTAAAATTAACTCTGTGAAAGAAGCTGTGTTTTCTTTTATAACCTCTAACATTAAATCTTTGAAGTACTTTGTGTTGTCTTCTGTTCTAATCTCTACATTAACAATTTTTTTAACGTAGTCTTCAATCTCCGTGCCTTTTGGTGCCATCTCCATTCTATTTGGACTAATAGAAGCGATAGCATTAATAGTCCCCGTTGCAGTTACTATCTGCATCGGGATATTGTTTATCATAAATTTACCCATTACTTTCTTCTTTTTTCTTGTGAGTATAGTACCCCAAAATTGTTTAAAAATTCTCCTAGAGGTCTTTTTTCTAAAATCTCTAATATCAAGTTAGAGTAGTCTTTACTCAAAGCTGTTTCATCATCATAAACTGTTCTTATTGATGAACTATCTACTCCGGCATCTATTGTGTAGTAAGAGTAGTACCTATCCCCATTTTCTTTCTTGTAATCTCCAACTAAAGTCAATGTTAGTTTCTCTTTATCTTCTTTAAAGATTAAAACTTCCGTACTCAAAACAGCCTTACCTTTCTGATTAGTTAGTGTATAACCTATTTTTAGGTCATCAAACATTTGTTTGTTTTGTTGAATACCATTCAAAGATTTTGTAAAAAGCTCTTGGTAAAAAGCCTCTTGTTCTTTTATTTTTTGTTCTTTTTCATAGTAAAACAAATCTGTGTTTTGCTGTATTACTTGTGCTAATTCACTCATTTTAATTTACTATTTTTGATATTCCGATTAATACTAATAACACTAGGATAACTATCGCTAGTGGTAAGCATAGTACCCACAAAGAAAGTATCAAAGCTGTTGCCATTAATACGTTGTAGTTACCATTTTCTTGTACGATATTAAGTATCATTGCGATACCTAGAATAATTGCTATTGCTAACATCATAATTAAATCTCGATATAAGCTACATCTTCATCTGAAAGTTGTTTCAAATAAGTGATGTCTTGGTTAAACACTTCGTCTTGGTTCTCTTCTTCTAAACTCTCAATGCAGAAGTCAATAGGATATTGACTGCTATCTCCGTCTTCGGAGGTCATACTTGGTGTGATTGCTGATTGAATAAATCTCTCTGCGTGTTTAGAGATACTTGGGTTATATTCTACTGAAAATCTCATATTAGTTAGTTTAATTAAATGGATATAATTTTTCTACTCCGCTTCCGTCTGCGTTAGACTTCCACTCATCACAAAACAACTCTGCTTCCGGATACCTCATTGAGTAATCATATATAAAGTCTTTCGCTTGTTTCTCTGTGTCAAAACTGGCAAGAGTGTGTGTACCTTCCTCATCATCGTATATAAACACTTCAAACCACGTTATTAACCAATGTAAAGGTTCTACATCTGTTTCGTCAGAAGCAATGGCAATGTTGTTTAATACAACCCCTAAATTTTCAAAACCCTCGATAGGTGTTTCTAATAATACTTCCGGTAATTGCTCTAATATTCTAGCAACATCTTGTCTTATGAAGACTAATCTTTGCTCTGCTGTTATTTTATTCATTCTGATAAGGTTTTAAAATATCCCCCGACATAATCGGGGGGATACTTATTTACATTTCTATTACACTAACTCCTAATACTTCTTCAACATAGTGGGCTAAAGCGAAAGTCAAATCTATGATTGCTTCGTCTGAAAGACCTAACATTGAGTTTTTTACTAACCCGTCTTCTGACAAGAAGTGCTTTACTCCTTTATCTGTGCCTACTTTTGATGTAGGTGCTTTAAAATGTAACAAATTGTTACCTTTTTTGGTTTGAGTGATACCAACAACTCTATCTGTTGACTTAACTACTACTTGATTTTCCGACACAACAACTTCTGTTACTCTCATTTTTATTAATATTGGTTATAAATTTTTTACAAAGGTAGTGCTTTTTTTGTAACTACCAAACTTTTTTTGAATTATTTTTTATTTTCTGCATCTACACCTAGAATATCTAGGGAAACCCATTCTTGATAGTCCTAAATATTTTAGAACTCTACCGCATTGAAAACACTTTGGTACAAACATTAATACAAACCGCTTTCTTGCTCAAAGATACACTCGGCTAAAATCCATTGCCAACTATCGCCACATTGCTCTTTTAGTTCATCTAATGAACCATAATATGTTCTAGCAACGTCATATAGTTCTTTTTCGGAATAATCGCTTAAATCAACTCCAAATTCGATAATCTCATCTTCATCGTAATCTAAAAGTCCACGATTTTTTTCTTTAAACTCAAATCGAGTTTCTGAAAGCTGTCTTCCGTACTGCTCGTTATCTAAATCTGTACAAACCCAATCTGTTATCATAAAAATAAATCTGTTATGTCGGTTACTGACTTTATACTATTTACATTGAAAAGTACTTGGAAATCACTTTCTTTGAAGTCGTCTGTTTCGATTTTGTAAACTCTGTATCCATAGTCATTTAAAACAGCAACTTCTTCCCTCAATACCCATTCTTCAAATTGGTCTAGGTTCTTGAAAGCAAATCTGTAATCTAATTTACTAGCTTCAAAATTTTTACCTAATTTTCCCTCTAGGAACTTGGCTAATTTTTTGTCTAGCCATAAATTAGGAAAATTTAAGTGTCTTTCTGCTAGTACTTGCAAATCGTCTATATCATAAACACCGGCTGTTTGAAAGTTGTCTTGGTTTCCATATTGAAACATACCTCTTCCGTGCTTGTCTTGAACTCTGATAAATGATTTCATACTAGTTAGTTTGATTGTTCTTCTAGTTCCCACGACTTATTTAGTCTTCGCATATCGGCTCTGAAAGAGATGCCTAATTTTTTCTCAATCATTGGAGCAATGTTCGGTCTATCAAACCAACTATTCCAATTATTGTCGTTCAAAGAATTGACTAAAAAGTCTTCGGCTTTGTCAATAGAAACTGCTAGATTATAAGCGTAATCATTTGCTTTCTTGTAAACTCCCGAACTATCAATCATAAACCCGTCTTTCATAATAGCAACGTGTTCCGGAGCAACCGGATTGCCTATCCCTTGTAGATAAAAAGATTGGTTAGTTTGAAAATCTCCCTCTGAATAAGAGTGGTGCAAAAAGACTACTTTAACGTCTTCTGTCAACATATTCATTTTGCGTAGCCAAAGAAACATCGCATAAGCTGAAATACCACAGCCACCACAATTAATGTTTTCTATGCTGTTTAAATACTCTTGCACTAATTCAAATTGGGCTTCCAAAATTTGAGTTTCTAGTGCTGACTTGATTGTTACATTTTTCATTTTGATAGGTTTTAAATTCTCTACAAATATAATACTTATTTTTTAACTATGCAAACTTTTTTTAAATTAATTCATCAATGTACCTAACCTCGAAATCAATCGTAACGTAAGGTCTATCTTCTTGTTCGTGGTCTTTAAAAATAGTAAAGATACCTAAAGGAATTTCGTCAGCACTAATAAAAGCAATTTCGTAGTCTTCATTAACTTCTTTCAACTCAACATAAGCTGTTGGAACATAATCCGGAATAATACACTCATCTTGTCGTAAGCTGTCTATCAACGTTTCTAGTAATAAATCTTGTACATCAAACTCGGTGCTGTCATCGGGTTCGTCTGTGCAATCTTTAATAAACCCTTGCTCCACTAGGTTATCAACCATTCGGATAGCAATATCTCTTAACTCGTCAAAATCTCTAATCATAATTTACTTTCTAAAAATTTTTCAATCGCTTCTTCAAAATCTATGTCTGTGTCAACCCAATTATAATCTTCGGGGTACAACTCTACAAACTGCTCTGCCAACTCTATTGCCTTATCAATCTTTGAGAAGAAACTACCATTGATACTACCTTGTAATAAATCGTAGTGCATTATGTAACCTACAACGACTAATAAATCTGTGTTCATCTTAAAGTTCTAGTAGTTTAATGGTTTCATCGGGTGCTATGTCTTGGTCAATAAATTCCAAAACTTCTTCTTGGCTATTTGCTTCTAGTTCTGTTGTAAAAGTAACAACGTGTACTAAATCATCATCTTCAACTTTGTAGATTGAAATATCTTTCCAACCATTAGTTTCTTTAAAATCCCCAATATCTTCTAGTTGAGGACGAGCAATATAATAAAACTTTTTCATACTAACTAATTTATTAATTCAACTTCTTTTGGTTCAAACTCATCGTCTTCGTGGAACTCTTCTTCATTTAGAAGAATGTGTGCCGGAATGTATCCACACTCATTAAACAACTCTTGTGTGGTAATTGTAGCACTACCGGTGTCTTTAAGTTGTCGGATAATTCTAACTCCTAACTGCTTGGCATCATCACTATCTGAAAATAACCAATCTAACAACTCTTCCTTTCTTACTCTAGGTTTTGCTTCCATACTAAAAGTCAATTTGGTTATCAATTAAACTTTGCTCAATCAACTTAATTTTCTGTTGAGCCATAAACAAACGAATGTCGTGCCACCCGTCTAAATTATCATCTGATTTTTTTCTGATAACTAATTCTGCCAAATCTTTTTCTTCTTTGGCTTTTTCGAGTTCGTTTATCAACGCTTCTCGATGTTGTTTTTCTAATTGCATACTGATAGGTTTTAAATTCTCCGTAAAGATAGTGTTTTTTTCCGAACTACCAAAACTTTCTTGAATTATTTTTAAATTTTCTTTGTGCGATAATAAATTCTGATAGTGTTCTTTGTAATCTTCTATTATATCTCTGTCTGAATTTATAGTTTCAAGAACATACTCAACAAAATCTTCATATATGTCAGAAGAACTTATGTAACCATTTTCAATAGCATCTTCAACACTTTTGGCTTGGTCAACGGATAAAGTATCGTTCTCTTTCAAACTAGTTAATACAATATCTACAATCAAGGAATGCTCCATACCTTGATACAAAAAATCGGGGAAATCACAAGGTTCACTCTGAAAATCACAATAAGGACAAGTTATGTCGTAATCTTCTATTGGTGTATCCGTTTCTATCGGTACTATTCTATGAAGAAGTACTGAACCACAATTTCCACAATTTACAATATTTATTCCGGCTACACTTTGTAACTCTTCAACTAGGTCAATTTGTTCTAGTATTTTTTCTCTGATAGTCTTACACATAATTTCTGATTTTAAATTCTCCGTAAAGATACTACTTTTTTCCTAATTACAAAACTTTTTTAATAATATTTTTCAATTTGTTTTTTTAGGGCTTCTTGATGATGTTCGGGCAAATCTGTACATCTAGTAACATGCTCATTACCATAGCAATCAATCTCCGCTTCTTCTTTGTCGCCATAAATAACAACTTCTCCGTCTGTAAAACTAACTAATCTATCGTTGGCTTTATCCCAAAGAACATAGTCTGTGTCGTGTAATTTAATCGAACTCATAGCCAACTTCTGTTATGTACATTGTACTTCCGTCAAAACCCTCTCTACGCATAGGCAACATATAAATATCGACATATCCGAACTCATCTTCCGTTTCAACATTAAACATCAAATTAAAATCTGCTGTTAGGTCATCATCACAAGTGAAATCTCCGCTGTCTAATCTAGCTTGTGTGTTGTTCTCTACTTCAATCGGCTGTCCAAAAAAGTCTGATAACTTTTTGTTCAAACTCTCCATACTGAACCGATTATGAACTAACTGCTCTAAAAAGTCAATTACTTCTAGCTGTCTTGGTGTATAATCTCTTTTCATTACAAAGTACCTACGATGAAAGCATCTGTGAATAATTTAACAGCAAGTAAAATTCTTTTCTTCTCACTTTTGTCTTTGTGTGAAGAGTACTCTCCCGAAACTCGGTTGAACAATTCTGTAACGTGAGGGCAAGGTTTTTTGAAATCTTGGTCAAGTACGTCTGCCCCATAGTGGAAATTAATTCCCTCAATTTCGCCAAATTGGTTGTAAGTGATGAATACTACTACATCGTGGCTGTCGATTACCATTACTTTATTTGTAGCAACTACTTGGTAATATCTGAATGTTTCTCTTTTCATATTAGTTAATGTATTCCGGAAAATCAACTCCGTTTTGGTAAGTAAATCTTTCTTTTTCTTGGTCTGTCAATGCTACTCCAACCTCATAATTTAAGAGGGCTTTCAAAGTAACTAGGTCAAACATCAAGTACTCATCTGTTGAGCCAATTTTTACAACTGCATCTTGAAGTAGGTCAATCGCTTTCTTCAAAATATCTTTCTGCCCTTTTGGTATAATCGTAACCTCTTTTTTAGGTCGAATGAACTCTAGGAAATCATCAAAGTATTCATCTACACTTTGTGTGCAAGAGCCATAATCTCTTTCGTAAACTAACTCTCCTTTTGAATTAGTTAATCTAAACCTTTCACAATCATTTCCGGAATTTCCGTCAACGTATTCTACTACTGCTATATTCATATTAGTTAGTTTTAAGTAGATTTTTTACCTCGTTAATATTTTCCAACTCTTGCTCTCTAGTTTCATCGTGGATACATACCCACTCTTCGCCAAATTTTTCTTGAACTACCTCGTTTTGTGTATGTTCACAAAATCCTACTCTTACTTTGTTTGCTTCCATACTACAAATTTTCGACTATATCTATTACTGCGTTTCTGATAACGTTAAATTCAACGTCAAAACTATCTACGCTAACATAATTACTGCTGTCGATTGTTAATCTTATGCTGTCCTTATCAACAATGTTGCTTTCTTCACTCTCAATCGACTGCATAATGTCGCTGATAATATCTGATTTCTTTTCGTCAGAAAGTTCTGTTTCTTGCTCGATGTTTTTTAGTAGTTCTATTACATCTTCTCTGTTGAAGATACTACTTACTGATTTTTCTACTGCTAGAATACTTTGGTCGATTGTTCTTTTCATAATGATTGAATTTTTGCCTACTCTTTAGGGTTTCGGCTATCCCTCTCTTTTGTTTGACAAATGTACGATTAAGTTTTTAATCTACCAAACTTTTTTTGAATTATTTTTAAATTATTTTTTTACATCAAATGCCGGTGCTAATATCAACAGCCAAAAAACAAAACAAACTAAATACCCTACTACTGACTGCCAAAATGTAAGAGCCATTCCACCACTAAAAACGTGGGTTAAAAAAGCAAAACATAAGACTGCTATAATCACAAATGTATTCTGTTTCATACTAACTAGTTATAAGTTTATAATCGTTGTACTCTCCGTTACCTTTGATTATCTTGAAGAAAATTCTCTTTTTTACTTTAGGTAACTTAACCAATACTTTTTTATCCTCTCTGATTGTTAAACAAAGCAACTCACTTCTGTAAAACTTGATTAGTTTTTCAAGGGTGTTCAATCCTTGATAAGTACTCAAATAATCTTTAGCCATTTCGCTATGAAGTCTTCTTTGAAAATGCACTAGGTCTATATTTGGATTAGTTTGTGCAATAATTTTGAACATTCTGTCTGCGATATATTCATCTGCTGACTTGTCATTTTCTCTACAATCGTAACCACATCTGATAGCCCAAATTCTTCGTAAGCCAACTAAAAAATCTATGTCAACTTTTTTCTGAAAATACCAACCTTTACAATACAACACTATGTGTCCGTCAAATTCATCTAATTTTATCATCTTAACTAGTCTAAAAGTTGTTGTATAAATTCCTCTGCTAAATCTCTTTCCTCTTTAGTTTCAAACAAACTAATATCATCTTGCGATACTGCAAAATCCTGCTCCATTTCGGGAAACTCTTTCAATCCCAAAATTATGTTGTTCTTGTCTAGTACTTCGTGTACTAAATACGGGTGCTTACTTCTGTCATCTTTGAAGTACACTATCGAATTTTCTTTGATACTATTGCTCATATCTCTCTACTAAAAATGTTACTCCCCCTTTAAATGTTGGCTCATCTTCGTTGATAAGTCCACCACCATACGTTTCTTCCCACGTTAGCGGTCTGTTTCCGTCTATTTCACATCGAACTACACAATGCAAATCATACCAACGTTTGTCATAATCTTTAACCTCTTTTACGAGGGCTTGAAGAAACTCTATAACAATACCTTTGAAGACTTTTTTAGTGCTTAAACCAAAATCTGTAAAACCCTCCCAATAGTGGTCTTCTGTCCGTATTAAACGGGCTACATAAACTCCACCTTTGCGATTAAGTGCTTCGATACTCATCTCGCTATCGCTGTGTCTTACAAAAGCCACTTGGTACAACTCGTATGCTGTTCTCATATAAACTAGTTTAAATCTGTTAAAAATTCATCTGTTTCACAATTAGGACAAGCCCAAAAAAATTCTCCGTTCTCTTCTAGTTGAACCATACTCAATGCACCTACGGGTACGTCTAGTAAAGGGGCATCAACTTGTGGGTTCTCATCAATCAAAATAGCATCACAACTATTACATTGGCATAACTCTGATTTCATACTAACTAATTTAGAATTTCTAATTCGTATCCTATTTGTTCTAATTCTGATTTTAATTCAGCGTACTCTTCGGGTGTTGCTTTCACAACTTTGTGGTAGCCAACTTCTGTGTGAAGAAGAAAATCCTCGTGAATTTCTGTGTGCTGTCCTATGTGAGCGTAACCCTCATAAATAACTTCCCCTCTACTATCTGTTCGGCTATGGTCGGGGAATATAGCATTAACTTCTTTAATACCCTCTGTGTTGGGGTTGTCGCCAAAAAAAGTTATCTTCAAAAAAACTACTGCTGTCTTCATACTATCTAATTTAAAATTCAACTTCAAAACTTAATACTCTACATCTACTCTCGATTGCTTTCTTGGAGGTATTCTTGATACCTAGAAATTCTGCTAAATCTTTTTGGTTGTCGAAATAACGACTTGTACTGATTGAAAGGTTTAATCTTATCATAATGTGTTTGTTTTAAATCCTAGACAAATATACGACTTGTTTTTGTAACTACCAAACTTTTTTCAAAGTTTTTTTAAATTATTTTCATCTCAAAACCAAAGTGGCAATATCCCGTGATGTTAGAAACCTCATCTGAAACAAAATCATCAATGTTGTCTTCTTCAATATCGCTTGGTATATCAATTTCAAGTTGAGTTGGTAGTGTTACTACTTCTCCGTCTGTATCATACTGAATTTCTGTAACTATTGCTTTCATACTAGTTAGTTTAAATACTTTTCTAAAAATTCTTCTAGGTCTTCTCCCTCTTCATTCTGAAAAATGTCGGGACACATTCCATTTGTGTACCACTCTTTTACAATCTGTAAAACTTGTACTTTGGTTAAATTAAGGGCTTCTATAACGCTCTCTTCATTTTCTGAAAGGTTGCACCAAAAATCTTCTTCTACAAAATACGTTCCCTCGTAATATGCTATTACAATATCCATAGGTACGTTATCTTCATCTTCGGGGTCATACTCCATAACCTCTTCTAAAGAACCATCGTCTAGGTGTTGTTGATACCAACGACTTCTTAATTCTTGTAACTCGTCTTCCGACAATTCGTGTACTGATTTCATACTAGTTAGTTTAAAGTGGTTTCTAATCTTTTTACTATCTCTAAAGTGTTGTTGTATTTATGCGTTAATACTGCATAATTATATTCCGAACAATTAGAGGAATTTTTTGCTATACTACGACTTTCGTTCTCTTGCTTTAATTCTATGATTAATGCTTTAATTTTCTTTTCTAATTCCATACTAGTTAGTTTAAAAGGTTTTCCATTAATTCACATAAGTTAATTCGGTCTTGTGTGCTAGATAAATCTGATAGCAAACATAAATGTCTTACAAACTCTCCGTCTGTTGTAACTCCTAGAATACCCTCTCTAGTAACTTTCAATGGGTGTATGTCAAATACATCTCCCGTCATATCGTTACGAACTTCTAGGTAGTCATCGGGGCTGTCGTTTTCTAGGTCTTCCTCTGAAAAGATTACAAACTCTTCTTGCTGTTCTAGTAGCTGTGAGAATACCATTGCTGTATCTCTTTCTAGGTCGTCCAAAATGCTGTTTAAATTTCTTGTGTTCATCTTTGATAGTGTTTTAATTAGAGTACAAATATAGCTATTAGTTTTTATATATGCAAGAAAAAATTAAAAAAAGTTTTGTCTTTTTTTTAAAGAGGGTTTGTAACCAAAAATATCTCTTGGTCTAGTTCTCCTATTTACCGCTAGTGTTACGATGTTAACACACTCTTGACTTTCTGAACTATCTCGTTTGATAATTGCGATGTCAAAACCTTGATGAATTAAACTAACTTGTTTGTTAGTTTCTTTGCATAATACTCTTTCCATATCTTAAAAATTTCGGGCATAATAAAAAAGCACACTTAATTACCTACTGCTGAACCAAACAAATGGTCTTCTTCTAGTACTAGGTCAACATACATATCACAAAACAATAGTATCTCTAACAAAGTCTGTTTTGATAACTCTGAATACTGCATAGTATAATCATACACACTATCACTAGAATATCTATTAGGGCTGTAAACGGATACATCAATACAATCTTTGCTTATGTACTCAACCATACCAACTAGATTACCTAGACTACCAACACAAATACCACAATCACTTTGTACTTCACTAGTACTAAATCCACCATAGGTAGAAACAACTTCCAAAATCCTTGCAATCAAAACCTCTTTTTTCATAATCTGTATAAATTTAACGATATATAATTAAACAATCTAATCTAAAACTACCACCCGAACCAAAGGGCTAATTTTAGGGGGCAACCGCTGTCCACCCCTTTAGAATAACGTATTCTGAAACATTTTGCACAAATCAAATACAAGCAAATAGAAACTGCTCCCCCATTGGTTTCAATCTGTAACTACACGCCCTTGTTCCCCCGAACTAACGCACACTTTCGTACAAGTTAGTCCGGTATTAGTACGCTCCCCGTTGCTCCCCCCTTGATGCTCCCCTTACACTACCCCTTGATAGCTTGTATATTCATCTTGGCTATGCGTTCTGCTTCTGCTTCACGTTGTTTTGATGTTAGGTTTGCCTTTAATGGTTTCCAACTTACTTCCATTGAGCCAACCATTACTCCTTTTTGTCCACTTAATACTGCTCCAACTATTAAATTAGTTAATTCTTTGTCCATTTTTGCTGTTTCTTTAGAATGCTCGATTATATTATTCACAATGTTTTTGTTTGTTTACTGATAATTCTGTAAGGTAGGTATCAAAATTTACGGGGGTTATACTTTTTGCCCCCCCTCGTTTGTTGCATTATTCGCAATATCATCTTTCTTGCTCCCCCAAACTAAACCTAGCAATCCTTTGATGCTAATCTCTATTACTCCCGTATAAGTTTCAAGTACTAGCCAATCTTTGCCCTCGCTGTCAAATGTATCAATCAAAGCTACTAACTCTTCGGTGCTGTCTGCTTGGTACACTTCATCTACTGAATGTACTATTGTCTTTCTATTTAAGAACTCCAACGTGCCTATGATAATTGTCTGTTTCATATTATCTAATCTGTTTTTGTTAACCCGATTTTTTTGGGGGAAGACAAATTCAAAACCCCCCCCTAAAAATCTTCGTATTAACTAATCTAAACTTGCTTTAATTGTCCGTTCCACAATGCCCCGTTTAAGTACCAATCGCCTTTCTTCTGTTGGATACTTACATTAGGTAATCCATTAAGGCGTTCCTTTGTAGTGTTACTTCTCCAACCTGCATTGGTTATCTTCATAACTCCCCCAACGTTGCGTTCAAGGGTTGCTATAAGGTTGCCGAACAAATACATCTTTGATACTCCGTTTTCAGTTACTACTTCTGTGTTACTGAACTTTGCGTTACCCCCATTACGGAAACACGCTACTGCATTTTGTGTTACTATTTTCATACTAATTAATTTACAAATCCTACTTCAATTCCAATACTCAATCCGTTCTCTAACGCTCTGTTTAGGTCGTCAAAGTCTTCTATCAAACTCTCGCTGTCGTCTTCATAAAGAATGAACAAAGAGAATAAACCGCTGTTCCAAATGTCTTTTGCTTTCTCGGTTACTAATAACCATACAAACCCGTCTGCTGTTTTTTTCATAATGATAAGTTTTAAATTCTATGTAAAGATAATACTTTTATTCTAATCTACAAAACTTTTTTTAACTTTTTTTCATCGCCCCCCAACATTTTTATTGAGGGGTTCTGAACTAACTAATCTAATATTCAATCTCTGCTTCTTCTAGCAATGCTACAACTCCCCCCTCTGCTACTCCCAACAACTCGTGGTCGATATAATCTAACATACCATTAGTAGCAAAATCCGTTCCGTAGAAACCATAACAACTATCAATTACTTCATCGTCTTCATCTACTATTTGAAACCCGTACACTTCCCCCTCAACATATTGAGTATAGGTTTTTACTTCTGCTTCAATGATGCTTTCAATCTTTACTCTTTTCTTACTTGAAACTCGAACTCCCCCGAACTCCTCAACCACTTGTTTCTTACTAACTAATACGAAACCTATCTGTCCGCTATCCCAACGACAACTGAACGGGCTTGTACTGATACTTATACCCGAATGGTCGTATAGGTACAAAGGTAGAATTACTGCTGGATTTTCTTCCTTGATAATTGCTTTCTTCATCTCTTCCCAACCCGAATAATCGTCTGCATTGTAGTTGTGTTTATCTCCTAAATCATAACGATTGTGGAAACAAATCATTTTACCTAAATTATCCCAACTTCTAGGGCTGTCTGCACTGCTGTCGTGTACTACTTTTAATCTGTTCATCTTGATAGTTTTTAAATGTTTGACAAATTTAATGTTTATTTTTGATACTGCAAAACTTTTTTGCAATTATTTTTATTAATCTATAAAAAATTGTTGGTCGAATGGAAACTGCTCCCCCGTATAACTAGGATTAAAAGCTATATCTCCCACTCCTTCACACTTATAAGCAATAGCTTCTTGGTACAAATCTCTGCAAAAATAAGACAATACACTAACTAAAGTTTCTTCTGAACTAGTTTGAAAATAAGCTACTAGTGTACGCTCCTCGCTCCCCTTATACACCCCCACTTCTTCAACTCTTACACTAGTTAATGCGTAATAACCTAACAAAGAAATCAACGTTCTTGATAGTTGTTGTTGTGGTTCTTCTGCTCCAATGTTTAACCCAATGTTTACTACTACTTTTTTCATACTACTTAATGTAAGATAATTGCTTCGTTACAATCATAGGACAAAGATAAGGTATAAGAATGATATATGCAATAGGTAAAGTAAAGAACTTATTAACAAATTATGTTGATAACTTTTGTTGTGTATGTCATTTTTAAGTCGTAACTTTGTATTAGAAAATTGCCAGAGTTATGCAATTCAAGGGTTCGTACTTTTTTTTGGTACGCATAGGGTATACTCCTTCACGAACCCCCCTCTCACATCTCAGTATAGGGTAGGACGGAGTCTACTCTTCCTGTGTTGGTATTACACACCGCCCTTTGTCAAATCCTTACCGCCTATTTATTTCATCTATCCATATCGTTCCCCCTTATTGTTAAACAAAGATACGATTAAGGTTTCATATATGCAAATAAAAAGTGTTAAAATTTTGCACAAAAAAAGAGGGACAATTTGCCCCCCTTGTTTTCACATTAGTTAATTTAGTACCTCTCAAAGTCGGGGTAGTTCTTGTTCAAGTAGTTATTTAACCTCTCCTCGTTTCTAAACCTCTTTACCCCCAATTTATCCGACCACGAATTTTGATACGTGTACTCTTTGATTATAGCGATGTAACCGCCTTTGAAAACTTTACCCTCGTTAGCTAAAAGCAAAACGTTGTCGGTTAAAACATTCTCTCTTAAAATAAATTCTTGTGCCATAATAGATTAGTTAGTATTAATAATTATCAAAGGTACAAAATAGTTTCCATATATCTAAGCTTTTAGGTACAAAAAAAGAGGGCAATTTTGCCCCCTCTTTGTAGTTACTTTTAGATTAGTTAGTTCCTAAACTTAAAAACTTTTCCCTCACTTGTTCTTTGGTTGGAATAGCGTTTGGAATAACATTCCCCTCTTCATCAACCACCACAATACCACATTGTTGTTTAACATAGTTTGGACAACTATCATAGTTGTTAAGGACGTAAGCTAAAGTTTCTTCCGCTTGTTCCTCTGTTGACAACAAGTCCCACAAGATAACTTTTTTCCCATAAACTGCTTTAAAAATCTTATGGTTTTGTACGTGGAAACGCATTGCAGCAACTACTTCTTCATTACTGAACCCTAAACTATTTGCCAAAGTAGTCAACCCCGAATTAGTTAATGTGGTTTTTAGGGAACTCAAACTATCAATAGGTAATTCCCCCAAAGAACATTTGTGTTCTTCCGTATCAAAATCATCAATCTTTGCGTGGTTATCAAACCTCTCGTAAGTTCTTGCCCAATAAGAGAACTCTTGTTTAAAGTTACCTCTTTCAAGAGTAAACCTACCGCTTACTTCTACTGATGCGGTTTCAGAAATAGTTGTTACTTTGATTACTCCACCTACTACTTGTAAGCCATTAAATAAATTTTCCATATTAAATAGTTTTAAATCGGCACCATTGCCAATACAAAGATACAAAATACTTTTCAATAAAAAAAGTTTTATGCAAAAAAAAGAGGAACATTTCTGCTCCCCTTTCTCCCCTCTTTGAAAAGTATCAACCTAACTAATTCAATTCTACTTGACCGAATATATCTATATGATACACATCGTGAATACTCTGACAAAGGTTTGCCATTGTTATCCCCAACATTGTACCTACTAATGTCTTCCCCTTAAAGATGTCCGCTTGAACACCGAACTCTAACAATACTATCTCTACTCTCATAATTAACGATTTGGTTTCATATTAAGTAATATGATACACACGATTAAAAGAACTGCCCATAACATCATAATAATAAATTTTAATTAGTATACCGCAAAGCTACAAAGAACTTCCCGGATATGCAAGTGAAACAATAAAAAAATCTAAACAAATTTACCTTTACAAGTATTCACAAGGTAGGAACGTTACTAACCCAACTACTTTAAAGCGTTTCATTTTTTATCTTCATTAGCACTGAACATTGCATTTCCTAGGTACAATCTTCACAAGCAACAAAATAGAAACCCATAAACTAAAATCTTTAACGTGCTACAAATGGTCGATAACTGCAATCTCGCTTTGCTAAATGGTCTGCCCCAAGTATCGTTTTAAATAGCCCCTCTTTCAAGGGGCATTTATTGTTTAACCTACAATCCAATCAACTATACACATCAAAGGTGTGATAGATAAAATACAGAAGATACAATAGTCAATGTATCTGAACTTGTCCGTCTTGTTAACGTACCAAGCGTGAGCAATAAGCCCAATAATGCAAACCAAAAAAAGAATAATGTATAACATAAGATTAGTTAGTTTAAAACCCCTCTTTCAAGGGGCTTTGATTAATACTAGTAAGCCATTTCTAGGGCTACTTTTTGTGCTAGGTCATTCAGTTTCAAACCACCGCCAACTAATACATAGTCGTTTCTGTCGTCTGTCTTCGCTACGTGGTTAGTGTAATGTGTAATACCATTTACAAGTCCCCAAAGTGTAGCTCCCGTTCTACTGAACTCTAGCTCGATGCTTTCTTGAACATTGTCAAGGATAGCCTTTTTAGTCCCGTGAAGCTCCGAATACAACGATTGGTTATATCCTAAAGTCTTCATCAAAAACTCTTCTACTTTAGCCTTATCAACGCTAGTTCTGTTTAGCTGTTGGATAAAGGTTTCAAAATCATTTATGCTGTCTGTTGCTTTCGCAATGTCGTTGCATAGTGAAGAAGCCTTACCAACGTTGCCTTTGGTATTCTTAAAAGAAACAGCGAACTCTGTCTTCCAAGCTTTCATACCATTTGCACAAACTAGTCTGAAACAGCTAATAAATAAGCTAGTTTTAGTCAACCCGTCAAAGCCCGTAGCAAGATTGATTTTAACAATCATCTCGTCTTCTTGTCCTCGTAGGTTAGTGAAGCCCATTTTCTTGATAGGTGCTTCAAAAACAATCTTCTTACCGCCTTTTAGCTCTAGGTACTGAACATCATTGAAGTCGCAATCCGTCTGATACAAACAATTCTCGAACTCGTCAAACAATAGCTTCGGCTGTGTTGGTGTAAAATCTTTACCAACTGAACCAAGTGCTTGACCACCCGTTGCTCTGTAAACCCCAAAGCTGTCAGGGTTAGTGAACCCGTCTAGTCCCGTGATTAGTGGTACTTTTACCACGTCAAACAATTTCCCTTTAATGCCCTCAATGTTAGCGTTTCCGCTTGCGATGTTAGATAAAATCTCCATACTTAAAAAAATTAGAATTAGTTAATGTGAAAAATAACCCCCTTTCGGGGGCTTGAATTAATTTGCAACAGCGTACTGATAAGCCCGTTTTGAGAGCATTATTTTACCATTGTTGCGGTAAAATGGTCGGTTGTGTTCATCGAACTCCACCGCCTTGATGTCACATTCTAAAATGTAACCCTCAAGTTCTAGCCACTTTGTCAAACAATCGGGACAACCTATGGTTGGGTGTTCCCAAATTCTAGCCCAATTTGTTGCCAACATTGGGGTTTCACACAAAGTTCCACTAAAAGAACCACTACTAGCGATGTGAGTTTCATTACTCCAAACCGCACCTTTGTTACCATAGTGGTAAAAAGGATTTTTCAAATTCTCTACTTTCATAGTACAAAAGAATTAAGGTTAAACAATATTTCAAAGATTGTGTTGTCATTAACACATTGCAAAGATACAAATACTTTTCACATAAACTAATATAAAAGTAAAAAAGATTAATAAAGTTATTAACATATAATTGTTAATAAGTATAAGATATAATAAATACGGGCAAAGATAAACAACAGCCCTCATAAAGCTAAATAAAGCTATTTAAGCCACTCTGATAGTCATTTGGTATCTAAGTATCACTTATAGTGAGAACGTTGCTTAAACGTAAAATACCGATGAATAAAGGGATTGTTAATGTACCTGTAAAACAATTCACATAGCAATACATTTATCCGATTATTTTTATCAATTACAATTAATAAATAACTATTCTAAATAAGCTACTACTTTCAAACTAACTAGTCCAAACTACCTACTACTTTAGTGTAGTACAAATCTATAGTAGTAACACCTATCATAGATAAAGAGTATAAAAATAACTTGCAGAAGTCAAAACTCTTTAGCTGCTTTTTAAGGCAAAAACTTTTTTGTGTAGTATCATAGGGGGGATACACCAAAAATCCCCAAACGAGCCGGCACCTTTCCCTATGATGGGTACAATATGCTTTACATAAATTATATTTTTTATTATTGGGGGGTTAACAAAAAATTTAATTAATTTTGTATTTTAAAATTAAATTTGTACCTTTGTAAAAAAATAATTATGAGAGTAGATAAAATAAATGTTGTCGGGGAGGTACATTCAAATTTAACAATTATAGAAATGTTACCCTCTAAAAAAATGGGAACTAGTTATTATAAGCAAGTCCTTTGTAAATGTTCATGTGGTAACATAAAAGAATTTAGTTATAAATATCTAAAACGTGGGGATACTAAATCTTGTGGTTGCATATCTTTAAAAAAAGATGTTGTTAATAAAACTTGGGGTAGTTGGACTTATAAATCTGAAGGGTTTGACTACATTGATACTAAAGGAAACTCACTTAGGACTATAAAAGTAGAGTGTGTTTGTGGTACTGTAAAAGATATTACACTAAACTCATTAGAGTCTGGTATGTCTAAAAGTTGCGGTTGTACTCGTAAAAAAGCTGCTAAAAAGTATAAAACTGATAGGTATGATATATCTTTAGATATAGATAAAAAATGGGTTGATTTATGTGATAATAATAAATTTATGGTAAGCTCTTTGGGGGAAGTCTATAATAAAAAACTATGTAGGATTGTAAAAAAAGAACGTGTAAATAAAGGTAGTAGGTTTTATGAAAAACTGTATACTTCTTTTTTTGGTGAATTTAACAAAAAAGATTTTAGAATTATATTTTTAGATGACGATAGAAACAACTTAAATATAGATAATTTATATTTGGCTAACATTACAAAAAATGGAGAAACTTGGTTAAGTAATCTTAAATATAGCATGAACTCTTGTAGTGCTGGTAGAGGTCACACTAAACCAGAAATTTCAACTAAAAATATTGTTGATAAATATAATGAACAAAATGGTTTGTCATATTTTTTAAAAATACCTTTTGACCTAACTGCAAAAGATAAACTTAGAGCTATATCAGTTGATAGGATTGATAATAGTAAGCCCTATAGTAAAGACAATTTTACATTAGTAACAAGGTTTGAAAATATGGGAAGAAGTGATAATTATTTTGAAGATATGTATGAGTTTTGTAAAAAAATAAAACAAAATATTTTTGATTAGGGGGCATAAAAAACCCCCAACTATGTGCCGGGGGTGTTTATTATTCTCCTATACTTATAGGGAACTTGCCTAGTATTTCTAATGCTGTAAGTATTCCTAAATGAAATCCCTTACTGTGTTCTTCTGGAAGCTCTTCCTGGTTTCCGTCCTCTCCTTGGAATTTTATTTTATAATCCCTTGTGTTTGATACTTGCTCTAACTGGGCTATTTTCTTATCATACCATTCTTTGGTCTGGATAATCATTTCTATTAATTGCTCTTCGTCCATTATCCCTCAGTTGTTTTATAACTTTGTTCGTAAGTCTTTTCAAAAATGCCAGGTTTACAAGGGTAAAATTCTCCCTCTACTCCTCGGATAATATAATCCCCCTCTGTTGCAATGTGCTGTCCCTCTAATGTTGGGATAATACATTTGGCTACACCGTCTATTCTTCTCTCAATAGTAAAAGTATGTGCGGCACCTCCTGTGAATCTTGCTACTTCAGTAAAGTTATCTCTTGTAAATTGAACTGCCTCGATGTCCACCGGTTTTTTTCTATAAGTTTTTATCATATTTTTAAAATAAAAGCCCCCGGTTAAGAGGGCTTGGTTTCTGTTGAGTGAGGTTGATTAGTCTAAAAACTCTGAGATTTTCTTCAACAACTTTCGAGTGCTGTTGTTCTCTTTCTCTACTGCATTTCTTTCTGCCTCTAACTCTGTAATTTTGTCAAATAGCTCATTGTTATAAGCTGTTTGTTCATCCATCAAAGCTGTTAACTCTGCTTGGGCTTGGGTAAATACCCCTAAAATTCTGGTCTTTTTTCTGCCTAATTTGGCTGCTGTTGGTTTAAAAAACATAACTTAACGATTTATTGCTTTACTGTAAATTTTTTGGTAACTTGTACCGATTATCTCCATGAACTCTGCGTGTTCTCTGTTGATGCGTTCCATTTCTAGATTGATGAACCAGGCTACTTCCGGGTCAGCAAGTTCAACCAGTTCACAGAAGTTCCATAAGAACTCGCTGCCATCTGTAAATATCAATGTGAAGTCTTCTGAGAAACCCCACTTACCGGTAAAAACACCGTAACCGCTAGGGTAGTTTTCACAGTTTCTTCTCTTGAAGATTCTGCCTTTTACCCAACCTTTTTCTGTCAATGCTGCTTGTGTGCTTTGTGAAGCAACTGCCATATCCAGATTTTCTATCCCCTCTCTTACTGTGTCCATACTTCGTTTATCATAATTAATACCCCAAAGAAAAGATACTTGGAAGCATCTTTAAAAGGCATTATTACTAATGCGGAGCCAAATAATACTAAGTTAATAACCACATAAGTTATAACTAAGAATATTAAAATCATACTAAGCATTCTCTGGAGTTGGTGTTACATCTGCCGGTGCAGACTCTTCTGTTGGAGCAACTGGTGCTTCTGGTGCCGGTGTTGCTGGTTCTTCAGAAGTAACTGCTGGTGAGGTAATACCCTCGTTTGCTAATTGTGCTTGGAACAAAACTTCTGCTTGTTCTTTTGTAACTCTCTCTTTCAAGAAAGTTGACATGTGACCAGTCTCTGATTCAAAGATGTGTCGTTTTTCATTTTCTGTGTAAACTACTTTCATTACTTGTTTAAATTTAATCGGTTAAAATCTTTTCTATATAGGAAGACATCCTTCCCGGAATTATATGCTTTAATTTCTTTGTCTGAAAGTCCCAAATCCTGGAACTTCTTTGAGTACTTATTGTTATACTCATCAAGTTGTTTTTTGAGAATTGTCTCATTGAAAAAGCTTCTTCTACTTGAATAAGTCAAACGGTCTGCTTTGTGAAACATAATCCACTCTAGATTGTCCGTTAGAATTATCACCCCTTTGAAATCTGTTAATAAAAATGCTCCGGAAGATGCAACTGCATCGGTCAAATGTATCGTGATTTCTTCTTGCCGCAAATTCAAATAGTTGATAAAGGCATCCATCATACAGGTCTCACCACCCTGGGTAGAGAAAAATAAATCTACCTCCGGGTGTATGTGAATTGCATCTATACAATTTTGTACAGTCTCTAGAGTAATCTCATCATCAAATATGTAGGTGTACCTACTCATATTCTCCATGATTAATCCCAGAATGCTTCAAGTGACATTTTACCAGTAGAACAATACTTAGCAAAAACTTCTGGAAAAGCTTCTAAACGAACTCTACCATCGCCATTATCAAAATAGTTACCATAGGCAGTAAATTGACCGTTTGGTTGTGGGTCTGAATTTAACATTCCTACAAAGTCTGTGATGTTTGTCTGGTTTGTTCCATACTCCGTAACAGTCTTTACCCCATCACATAAAAAATCTAAACTATTTAATGGGCTTCTACCAAAATCTAGAACTTGAGTATAAATAAAAAGCTTATTGTCTTCTTGCGGTGAGCCAATTTGTGCTACTAATTCTTGGTACTCTGGGTTTACTTTGTCATAAAGTAGAGCATCTACAATGTCTGTCAAAGCTTTTTTGCTTATCATTCCAGAGTGTCTATGTATTTCTGCTCCATTTTCATCCACAAATAAAATAAGAGGTATGCTTCTAACCTTGTATTGTTTGGACAATGCTTGCCCCTCTTCGGTATCTACATCTACGTTTTTAATTTCTAGCTCTATATCTTTAAGCTCATTTGCTAAAAAACCACATGGCTTACACCACTCTGCTGAAAATTTAATAACTTCTACAATTTTGTCTACTACTGGGGTACCGTCTTTTTTTAATTCTTCACCCGTTATTACTACTTTTGCCATACTTTAATTTTTAAATTTTTGTTTAACATTATCTGAGATTGGAATAGCATCCCCTCCCTCATCTATTCTTACGAACTTCATATTTGTATGAAGTATTGTTGCTTGTGAACCGGAATACACACTGTGTGAGCGTGCCTCCATATAAATCGTTATTGATGTATTTCCTATATTAGAAACTTCACCATATATTTTTATTAGCTGTCCCTCTTTTGCTGCCTTCTTAAAAACACATTGGTCTATCATTACTGTAACCATTCTTGGAGTGTCACAAACCTGCATTGCAAAAGCAGCGGCAGAAGCATCCATCCAGGCTAGTAGTTTTCCCCCAAAGAGATTACCATGAAATCCTAAATCTGACTTTTTTATCGGATGTGTTGATATTAATTCCATCAAGGTTCGTATACTGCTATTAAAATTCCTTCTTTGTTTACTAATCTGGTTAATCCAAATGACTTTGCTATATTATCTAAAATATCATTAAAGTTAAATTGTTCAAACCATTGCATAAACAAATGAATGTTTATTGGTATTCCGCCTTTTTGATGATAGTAGTGAAAGAACCATTCTATTGGAAAGTTCCTTGTTTTCACCATTTCTTTAAACTGCTCTTTCATAATATAAGTTTTGTTACTTTGAGAGGACTCGAACCTCCGACCCTGTGCATCCAGTAGATGCTGGCTCTAACCAACTGAGCTACAAAGCACCGGGATTATTTCGTTATCCCAAACGCTGCCCTACGATGCAGGAGATTAGTGTGCTTTTGTAGACTGTCCAGCCCCACAACTGTCCCAACTAAGGGTTAATTCCAGCGAGGAGCCTGTCTACCAGAGGCAATTCTCATTTACGTCTCTCTAGCCTCAAGAGCCGATTATTATACTAGTTGTAAAAGGTTGGTTTCGTGAGTAAGTACTTTTTGGTACTCATCAGTCTTTTCTACAACTTCTAGGACGACATTATTAAATCTAACTTCCGCCCCTATTTTTGATAATACATACGTGCTACAATCGTCAGCAGCATCCTCTATAAATATCTTTGGCTTTTTTTCTTCTTCCCCGAATAAGGGTTTGTCTTTTACAGTTTCTATTCTCAATAAAACTCTGCTAAATAAAGGCTTTCCCATTATAGTCCGGTATTTGTAATTACACAATCTGTTTGAAGAACGATAGAAGCAACAGCATTTGCGTTTTCAAGAGCTACCTCAAGAACTTTTGCTGAGTCTATAATACCTTTATCAAGTAAGTTTTGTATTTTGCGAGTCTTAACATTAACTCCTCTACCATACTGCTTTAATTTAGGCTCAAAATCTTCTGTTTTTAATCCTGCATTAATCAAGATTTGCTCAAAAGGCTTTCTAATTGCTTGTTTAACAAGATTATATCCTTCTTTTTGACCATTTCTTAACTTACGTTTCATTTTGTACTTTGATATGTACAATAATGTAGAACCTCCACCAGAAACATAACCCCCCTCTATCGCAGACTTAACAGCACTAACTGCATCGTCTATTCTATCCTTCTTTTCTTTAACTTCAGAAGCGGTTACACCACCAACGGTGATAATTGCTACTGCATTTCTAAGATTTTGGAGCCTACCTTCTAACTTACTTCTGTCAATCTTGTCTTCTATATTCTCTATTTGAGATTTAATCAACTCAAGCCTTGCTTCAAGGCGTTCTCCGGTAATTGCTGGAAGAATAACTGTTCTGTCTTTTTCGCATATTACTTTTTTAGCCATACCCATCTTGATTGTTGTTGGATATTTAGGAGAATAAACTTCTCCACTTGTAAATATTGCTAAATCTTCCAAAATATTACCTCTGTTCAATCCGAAATCTGGGTTCATTGTAACACAAAGGTTGAATGTGCCTTCTAATTTTCCTCGAACTAATACTGCCATTACCGCTTCATCTACATCCTCTGCAAAAATCATAATTGCTTTACCCTCTGATTGGGCTTTTCTAATAGGCTCTGCAATATCTGCAACTGAACCAATTTTACCATCAAAAATTAATACGTATGAATCTTCTAAGACCGCAGTCATGTTTGATTGGTCTGTGATAAAGTGTGGCAATGACCAACCTCTATCAATTGACAAACCTTCTACGTAATTTACATTGGTATCCCTAGTAGCACCTTCTTGAACGTCTACTTTACCATCTACTCCAATTTTGGCATAAACATCAGCAATTAACTGACCTAGTTTTTCATCGTTGTTTGCAGAAATAGTTGCGATTTGTTTTGTCTCTTCGTATCCGGCATTTTTCTTTAACTTTGATAAAGCTAATCTAACATCTTCAACTGCTATTTCCATACCTTCACGTAATTCAACGTGAGAAGTACCTAATTCTAACTTTTCAAAACCTTCGTTTAATAAATACTGAGCAATAACTGTTGCAGTTGTTGTTCCGTCTCCTACTAAATCTACGGTTTTTCTTGCTGTTTCTTTTATAGCCTTGGCACCTAACTCCTCAAAGTCATCATCAAGCTCTATAGCCTCAGCAACAGTAACACCATCTTTAGTTACGTGTGGAGCAAAACCCATTTTGTTTCGGATTATTGCTAATTTCCCTTCAGCACCCATGGTCACTTTAACTGCATCGGCTACTATGTTAGCACCTATGATTAAAGATTTTTTGGCTTCTATGCCTGTTTTTAGTGTCATATTATTCTAAATCTTTTGTTGCTTCTTGCATTATCCTTTGGTTTTCCTCGTAGATTCGGGTAAATTTTAATTTGTCTTTTTCCCAATCCCCAGACATACCTCTAAAAAGAACTTTTAAATCCCCAGAGTCTTTAAACGACTGGTACTGTTTCTGTGCTTCCTGGTTCTCTTTCATACGCTCTACTAGCTAAATTAAATCTCAGGTTTTCAAAGTCCTCTTTTTGTAAAAGGTGTAAATCTTTGTTAATCCTGTATATTACTCTGTCAGTACCACCTAAATCATTCTTTATAACTGCATTAAAGGCATCATAAGATTCCATTTCCCCAGTTTCTTTGTTGATTGATTTTTCTTTAGATAAGGAGAGGTACTGACATACCCCTCCTAATTGTTGTTTGACAAACTTTAGATTACTATTTAAGTAAACATTTAATAATTGCCAACTAAAATTTTGTGTTTTACTTTTGCTTGTCATTTGACACTAAAGTTAGCTCACTTGCTTTTTGTAACTCTTCTATGCTTTTGGCAACTCCAGTTTCTACGTTTCTCTCATGGATTTCCATAATTAACTGTTGTCCCATAATCATGTCGGGAGTAAGTTTTGTAGAGTAGTGGTACTTAACATTTGCCGGGCTAAATGTAGCATCACGGTCTGTTACTAATGTAACTTTTCCTGATTGTAAATCCTCTTGCGAAGGGTTCTCTACAATTTTAGAGGTTTCAATGTTAACATACTTTACAACTTCTGGTAAATAACTCTCTAAAGTAGAGTTGATTCCTTGTTCGACAGCAGTTTTCATTGCTATAAATTCTTTTGCAGTGATTTCTATTTTCTCATCACCTAAGTATCCGTAATTTAACGGATTTTTTACTTCTTCTTGCATTTCTTTTTTGTTTTTAATTAAAATGGTAAATCATCATCGTCATCTGACGGTGTTGGTGTACTGTTTGTTGCAGCTGGTGCTGGTGTTTGTACTTTTGGTGCAGATTCTTTTGGTTGCTCTTCTTGTTTTGGAGCTTCATTACTGCTTTCTTTTTTCCAAGTTAGCCTAGCTTCTTCTCTTTCTAACAAAGAAAGTAAAAATTCATCTTTTACTTCTATTGAAGAGGCTGACGGTTTTTTCTTTCCTAATTTTTCTACCCACACGATAGCCGGAACATCTCCTGGGACAAGTTCTACATCTTTGTAGTAAGAGTTAGTAATTTCAGATTTTAGTTTTTCCCCACTTACCTTAATGCTAAAGCCTATTTTTGAGTACTTACTGTCATCTGGTTTGAAATTGTAGCCTGAAACAGTTACATTTTGTCCTTTTTCTAATAAAGGTAAAAGTTTAATCAAACTCTCAGCATACGTGTTGTCTACTTGTTTTGATTGGTCATAGATGTCAACTGGTAAATAGTAAATTTCATCACCATCTTTAACATTCATAGAAATCTGTTGACCAAATTTTCCATCGTAGATAGAAACAGATTCCAAGATACCGCTAACACCATCTTTAAAATACTTTCTGTAACTTACGTTACCTTTTGTTGAGGTATGTTTTACATAACCTTCTTTTTCTTCCTTTGAGTAATCAAAGAAATGTCCTGAACCGAACTCTAACTGCAAATAATTTTTACTTAACGCCATCTTTTAAATTTTTAATTTTTATATCTATTTCTTCTGCGGTTTCTTTTACAGTGATTGTGAAATCTGTATCAATGTAAAGCGTGCTACCAAAATCATCGTTATCTACAACGAAGGTAATAACACTGGGTTTAACCTTTCCCATTTTTTCTATTATATCGTAATCCTCTTTTTTAATTTCCAAGGATTCGGGAACTTTTGCATCTTGAAACTCTTGTGGTGGCTCAACGCCTAAGTCTCTATAGTACTGTTCGTCTCTGCCAAAGTCATCTTTTTTTGTTCCGGCAAATCCTGCTTTTGCAGTAAGCTCCGTAAGCTTATCTTTTACCTCTTTTTTTAGTTTTCCAGAAACTACGGTAACTGTAATAAAATCTTCCATTTATTTGCTTTCATTAAACCCACCTGCTGGGTATTTGTGTCTTGTTGATAAATGACCTTGAGATGTTGTTGTAACATACACCTTGTCTTTGTCTACTCTAACGGTAATATTTGACTCCCAATTAATCTGGGATTTTTCAACTTCTTCTCCGTTGTAAAAATACTTAAAGTTTACTTCTTTACTCATATATTTTAATTCTTTTGCAAAGGTACGAATAATTTTTTAAACTACCAAATTTTATTTACTTTTTTTGTGCTCAAAGTCTAAAATTTTTGAAATAAGCTCAGACCTGTGATTGGATTTCAATTTATGCCACTTTATTTCTGGAATAGCTTTAGCTAAATCCATAACATAGTGTAAGCCTGTATAGGTATCCTTAATATCACTTTGTTCATTATCACCATTGATAATAATCTTTCCCCCTTTTCCTAGACGAGTAAGAATTGCTAACATTTCGTGTTTTGTCAAGTTTTGGGCTTCTTCTACTACTAGTATTTGTCCACCATCAATAGTTTTACCACGGATATACTGCACTGGCAACCCTTGTATTTGACCATCTTTAATATGCTTGTCTACTTTGTCCTTATCATAACATTTGTACAAGTTATCTCGGAAAGCCTCAATATATGGGTCAAACTTATCGGCTAATTCCCCCGGCAAAAACCCTAAGGACTTTCCAACCTCAACCGCAGAGCGTGTAACGTATATGTTGTATGCTTGTTTTTTGAATACTAAGTCAAGAACTGTCTGGGCTGTAACTAAAGACTTACCTGAACCTGCGTATCCTGTAATTACCACAATCTCACTTGAAAATATGGATTCTTTTACTTTCTTTTGGTCTTCATCAAGAGTTACTTTATACTTGATGTCATTCTTCAAAACTCTAGGTTCTCTAGGAGTTGTTATTTTTTCTCTTGTAGCTCTCATTTTTAATCAATAATTTTTTTACCAAACCTCCTAATCGAAACTCCGTCATTTAAAAACCTACAATTTTCTAAAGCATCTGAACAAATAATTGCTTTTGCTTCTTGGTAGGTTAAGTCATTATCGTTTGTTGAAAAAAGTAATATTTCTCTATGTATGTCAAATTTTGAGCTGTTGGCTTTTATAAATTTGTTACTAGAAACATAAGATTTCCAATCACCCTCTTTAATTACATGCTCATAAGCTTTTTTGCGTTTGTCCCCTAAAGCAGCAGTTTCTTTTTTACCGAAAACCCTTTTTCTTTTTGTGTAAACATTTTTCTTACCTATGTACTCAAACTCCACTATAGAAGTGCCCTTTTTTCTAAGTGTTAACTTATAAACAAAGCCCCAGACTTTGGGGCAATACCTTTGCATATCGGTTATGCTGTTTATGTCATAACCTTGATAATTCCAACCTAATACTGACATCTATAAAATATTAAAGTGGGTTCTTATTTTGAATTCAATCTCATCAGATAATTCTGGGTTATCTCTCAAAAGTTCTTTTACATTTGCAGCACCTTGTCCTAATTTTGTTTCACCATAACTAAACCAAGAGCCTCCTTTTTTGATTATCCCAATATTTTCTGCTATTGCTAGAATTTCACTGGCTCTGTCAATACCTTCACCAAATACAATATCAAATTCTGTTACTTGAAAAGGTGCGGCTAATTTATTTTTTATAGTTTTGGCTTTTACTTTACTATTGATTCTATTACCATCACTGTCATCATCTCCTTTACTCTTTCTCATATCTACACGAATTGATGCGTAGAACTTTAAGGCTTCTCCACCTGGAACTGTTTCTGGACTTCCGAACATAACTCCAATCTTCATACGAATTTGATTAGTCCAAAGAAGAACCGTGTTTGTTTTACTTACAACACCAGTTAGTTTTCTACAAGCTTGTGACATTAGTCGTGCATGCAGTCCCATTTTAGAATCTCCCATCTCTCCTTCAATCTCGGCTCTTGGAGTTAATGCTGCAACAGAGTCAATTACACACACTGAAATTTTACCTGATGCTATCAAAGCTTCTGCTATTTCTAATGCTTGTTCCCCACTGTCTGGCTGTGATATAATCACTTGAGACATGTCTAATCCGAGGTGCTCTGCATAATTTCTATCAAAGGCGTGCTCTGCATCAATAAAGGCAACTTTTTGGTCTGGATTATCTTTTTGTGCTTGTATCATTGTGTGAATACATAGCGTAGTCTTTCCTGAGCTTTCCGGTGCAAATATTTCGACCATTCTACCTTTTCCCCAACCACCACCTGTGATTATGTCCATACCTAGTGAGCCTGTTTTTTGTCTTTCGGTTTGTATTACTGTGTCTCCTACGATTACAGCCCCTTTTCCGAAACGTTTGTCCATACTAGCAATTACGTCCAATAATGGGTCTTTTACTTCTGCCATACTTAGTTTTTTAATTCTGTACAAAGGTACAAAAAATTATTTATATATTAAAACTTTTTAACTTAAATTTAACAAATGGGCTATTTCAAGTTTTAGCCATTTTTGATTTGGGTAAAAGGTAAAGTTTTCGTACATCCATACTAGATAACCTTTATCCTCTGCTAAAACAGAACTTATTGATTTATTTTTATATTTACCTACTGGAAGTAAGCTATCACCAACTTTTACTGTATTTACTGATGTGGCGATGTTTACATTTACTTTTTTACCTAGATTTTTCTTTTGTGGTCTATGCTTTGCCTCAATTGGATAATTTGAAATAAGGCTTTCTCCTTTAAAAAGTCCCCAGCCATAGTCTTCTACAAAGTCTACAGTAAAATCTTCAACCTTTCCAAATCTATTATAATTTTCACTCAAATCAATGACAACAGTTTTTGTTTTATCATCGTGTATTCTTACTCCACGACCAATCATTTGGTAATACAGTGCAAATGACATTGTTGAGCGTGCCAAAATTATAGTGTCTAGTTCCGGGTAATCAAAACCCGTTGTCAATATTCCCACGTTGATAACAACGTGTATTTCTCCGTTCTTGAACCCCTCTATAATCCTATCTCTTTCCTTTTTAGGGGTTAAAGAACTGACTGCCTCGGAACCTTCTATTTTTAAAGATAAAGAAACTGCTTCTTGTATAGTTGGCACGAACACTAGCACTGATTTTGAGCCCTCAGACAAACGATAATTTACATTGTCTATAATCTGTGAGTTTAAGTCATTACCTTCGTAAAACTTACGCATACTGTCTTCTGTGTAGTCTGAACCGGAAGAATTAACTTTCAAAAACTCATCATCTTGCTCAATAACTCTATACTCAATTGGTGTCCAATAATTGTCAGACAACATAGTATTCATTTGATGAACATACGCTATTGTTGTAAATAGCTTACCTTTAATTTTTGTTAGCATTTTTAATTCGGCACCATTCATAGAACTTTGTAAAACAAAAGGGGTTGCTGTAAGACCTAGTGTATTGTTTACGCCTAATTCTTTTAGGAAAGTTCTTAATTGTGAGCCGGACTTTACGCCTATATGTGCTTCGTCAATAATAACTTTGACTTTACCTAATTTTTTTAATTTCTGTATTTCTTTCTTAATAGAACCAATAGTAGCAAAAGTAACATGACCGATTTCTTTTATTCCTGCTGAAGCAGAGTAAATTGAAGCCTCTCCACCAACATTTATGAATTTATTATAATTCTGCTCAAGCAGTTCTTTTGAGGGCTGTAGTATTATTACAGGCTCATTTATCTGGTCTACAATTTTAGCTATGACAATAGATTTTCCAGCTCCTGTAGGAAGAACTAATAATTCTCTTCTCGCTTTTGAACTGCTTAAAATCTCAACGCCTACATTTACAGAATCATCTTGATAATTTCTTAACTTATACATATCTTAATATTTTAAGCAAAGGTACAAATTATGTTTCACATACACAAGTAATTAGCATAATATTTAATAAATATTTAACATTATGGTTAGGCAGTTTGATACCCTTACTAGTAGTTGCAACTGCTCTACACACAAACAAGGATAAAACACCCCCCTCCCCCTCTTTAAAAGAGAGGAAAGGAAACCAGTTGCGGAAAAACACCTAATCCATTAGACCAACTGTAGATTTTTTGTTTTGTTATTGAAAGACCTATTGCTTATTCGATGACATTATGTTTTTAGAACACCTACTTGTATAACTTTGGCTGAAACCTAAAACAGCCATGCTCTGGCGGTCTCCATCAAAAAATGATGTCCTCTTCCATTTAGCTTAGGTTTTTACACCGCAACGTGAACCTTTTCAGGTAGCCCCACGCCATTTTATGATTTAAAAATGCAAAATTACAAATAATATTTTAATTCTGCAAGCTTTTTATAAAATATTTTTGCAAAATTAAATATAATATTTTAAATGTCCAAATTAGTTAACTATTTATTTAACATTTTTGGAAATATCAAAAGCATTTTGTATCTTTGCACCATAAACCAAAAATATTTAAAAATGTCAACAAAAGATTATTCATACAACGAGTTCCAGGAATTAACATACGAGGAATTCTACGATTTAGTTTGGGAAGATGTTTCCGAAAAGATAGTGTCAACTTCTTACTTAGACGAATACGAAGATTTCGTAAGTAACTTAACATTTGATATGTATAGATTATATCAAATGCACAATTGTCTAACGATAAGATTAATTTCAAGAATGGTGGAATCTTTTTTCTTCCATACGTTTAGGTTTCAACCAGGTACAAACAATATCTCAGAGATACAGGATAAATATTAAGTTAAATATTTGTTAATTTATTAGGATTATTCAAAAATTGTTTATAACTTTGCAGAAAAATTATAAGCGTGAATTTTCCAACATTAAGAAATAGTTATAAAAACGAAATAGACCTTATTGATAAGATACTAAGAGTTTACTCAATATCTCAGGATAAACCCTTGAGAAATTTTGAAAGATTGATTTTAATATATTATATCAGAAATGGTTACAACAAAGAAACAAAAGAGTTTATAAAAGAGGATACTGGAAAAAAAGATGGGGATATTAGGGTTGCAGATGTACATTTAAGAGATAAAGGCTATTTAAAAAATCACCCAAATAATTTAAGAATGAGCATACTTTCCCCAGATATGAATAGTATACGAGAAAGTTTTGTTACAAATAAAAAAGAAGTCTATGTCCTACTTTTTCAAAAAGACAAGTAAAGCAATATATTTCACTGATGATATTCTTGAGGAATTGGTAGCCAAAACGGGTAAAGACAAAGTACTTTTGGCGGACATTATAAAACAAAACATTTCTTATTTAAAAAAATCAATATCTGAAGATGAGAAAATTGTAGTAGTAAGTTTCCCTAATTTTGGGAAAATGTTATTCAATTACTATCTTGGTGGTTGTTCTATAGCCAGAACAAATAATAATAAACTAAAAGAAGACCTTAAAGATAGAGTCAATTATCTTTACAGTATGCTGATAGTAAAAAATGGAAATAAATTAAAAAATTTTAACAAGCCTATTGTAAGTACATTGACTTATAATTTACTTAACAAAACTCCCAGGAATATTATAAATACATTTTACAAAAACTGGAAAATATTAGAAGATAAACATAACAAAGACCATGAGCAGTATTTTTAAAAAGGCACATTTAGCTATAAAAAGTAGAAGAGAACACAAAGGAGTATTAACCACCCTACAGAAAAAAAGGTTAGCTATTTGTAAAGATTGTCCATTAAATTCTGACAATAAAGAGCAATTATCTTTAATGGATACATTAAAAATGAGGTTAAACAAAATGCTAAACTTTATTATGAATGTTAGTGTAGATGATGATTCAATATGCACTTCTTGTGGGTGTAACCTAATTTTTAAAAGTTCTCAGAAAGACCCAGAAAATATGTGCCCACTAAAAAAATGGGATAATATAAAATAATAAAAAATGAAAATAGAAAGCAGATTCAAATTAGTACAAAACGTAGAAAACGAAAACTACGACATTAATTACGGAACAATAAAAAAAGGCTCCGATACAAAAGCAGTAATAAACTTTAGTGAGGTTAACCACTTATCTGTTACAAAAAGTTGTGGATGCACAATGCCAACAATAGCACTTTTGCCAGAGGGCGGCTTCACACTTACAATAGAGTACGACAACCAAAAAATTGGAGTAATATCGCAAGTAGTATTAGAAAGAGTAGTAGATAACAAAAACGAACAAAAATTAATAACTTTCCATTTAAAAGGAACAATAGTAGAATAATGAACTTTAAAAATAACGCACTTAGAGAATTACCAAATTTTGCAAAAGAGTTTCCAGAGTATAGTCTTGGAGAAATACTTTATAGTGCAATAAGATTAACCGGAGCTAAAAAAATTTCAGACTTATTAATACTTTCTGATGAAGAGATTTTCTCTGCAATAGAAAAAGCAAAAATACAAGAAAAAGAAAACTAATATGAAACAACTAGAAGAAAAAATCATTAGTTTGTACAAAGAGTACAAAGAGTTTGATGAAGTAGTAAAAGAAAAAAATAAAGCTATTACAGAAAAGAAAACTTCTGTAAAAGATATTATTAAAGATAAAAATGTAGATGAAGTAAGAGATGTATTATTACACATTTATGTAGATGCTATCTTGTATAACAAGGATTTACAAATTATGTTTTTTAGGTTAGTTACAAATATTGAAACATATTTGGAGTTCTCTAAAGAACCTTTAAATGAAGAAATAACAACTTTCTATAAAGAAATGAAAACCTGGTCTCCAAAAAAGGTGTTTGTTTTAGAGAAAGGGGAATTAGTAGAAACTGAATTAGGTGTTTTAGATAAAGCCAGAAAAGATTTTGTTGAAAGCGATTTCTTTAAAGGTATGCTAGAACAAGTAACTAAGTAATGTCAGAGTACATTGATAGTTTTATAAAAAGCCATCGTGAGTACTTTAAGAGGAACCATAAAGTTATTGAAAGTAACTATTGGAATGATAATACAAGACACGAAAAAGGTTTAAAAAGCTTTGCTACTCAGGTAGCATCAATAGAAACCTCAGACCCAAAACAAAAGGGAAAAGAGCTAGAAAAACTTGAAAAAGAAATACGCTCTTTTGTCGAATCCTCTAAAAAAACTAAAGAGGCTTTATTTAAACAGGAAAACGAGCTTACCACGTCTATACTTGGTAGGCTTTCTGTGTTTATATCTGAATCAGAAGGAGACCGTGGTTTAGAAAAAAGACAAAGCTTTATAGATGAAACAGTTGAAATAATCGACTTACATTTAAAAAAGTGTGATGATTATTTAAAATACAACATGGATGTTTTGACACAAGAAGTTGATACAGAAGATGAAGTAGAGTATAAATCTTATGAGATTGTATTTCAAGATTTAGTCTTTAATGAGAAAATAAAAATACAGGAAAAATTAGCTAAACTAAATATCAACAATGAGTTAGACGGGGCTAATATTGAATTCTTTAATAAGAAAAAGGCATCTTTACTAATGAGAGAGCCTTTATGTTTAGTAAGGGAAGACGTAAAAGAAATAGTAGATAGGATACCGGTTGATTGGTCACTAAGAACATCGAAAGAGATGTTCATAAATATGAACCCAAGAGACATACCTAAATGGAATCCAAATAAACATTTTTTTGACCAAGACCCAGTAGCAATACAATTCTGGTCAGAAGAGTTAAATAAAATAAAACATGGGGTTAACATAAATGGGTATTTTATGCACCCTTGGTTATATTTTCACCTCAACTTTTTTAGAACACCTATCCCACAAATAGACGGTAGTGAACCAAATATTCAGCCAGACTTGAGGGATAACGAATGGTTTTTTGCAGAAAACTTAGTTAGTTGTATCAATAAAGATAATGCAAATTTCTACTCAAAAGCTCTATTAATGTATGGCACTAGACGTTTTGGTAAATCTGTAATATTAGCATCATTAGCTCACTGGAGAACGATAACAAAGTTCAACTCCTTTGGTTCAGTTATTGGAGGTAGCTCTTCCGATATTAATGCTTTGACTAGTAAGATTAAGACTTCTATGACTTACATTGATAAGCCATTGCAGATTGATATTTTAAAGCAAGAGTGGGATAATGGGGAGACAACATTTGGAATAAAAGAAGATGCTTCAAACCCGATTATATTTTCAACACTTATCGTGCAGAATTTAGAGTCTGGAGCAAAATCAAAGACACAAAAGACAGCCGGTTTAGCTCCGTCAGTGTCTATTTATGATGAGATAGGTAAGTATGCCTTCTTAAAACCTTATCTTGCCGCATTGCCATCGTTTAAGACACCATACGGTTTTAAATGTATTACAGTACTAGCAGGAACCGGTGGAGAAGCTGATTTATCAAAGGATGCTATTGATGTACTATCAAATCCTGAAGCTTATGATTTACTTCCTATGGATTGGGACTTATTAGAAAATAAAATAGACCCAGAATTTATTACATGGAAGAGAAGGAAATTTGCAACTTTTTTCCCAGGACAGATGGCATACGAGGAAGGCTTTATCAAAAAACAACAAGCTTTTTCTAGATTCTTAGATTTAGAAGATGCGGATGAGTTGGATAAGATAATGATACACACAACTAACTGGGAAAATAACAGTAAGTTATTAAAAGGAGTAGTTGAAGAAGCAAAAAAGATTGGTGGTTCAAAAGGTCAATTATTAGAGCAGCAAAAAAGAGTACAGTTTCCATTAGACCCAGAAGATTGTTTTATGTCTTCTGAAGATAACCCTTTCCCTGCATTAGAAGCAAAAAGACATAAGGACTTCTTAATAGAATCAGGAGATACAGGAAAAAGAGTTACCTTAATGCAAGATGGTACCGGAAAGATATTTTATGAACTAAATAATAAAGAACTTGCAGAATACCCACATCAAGGAGGATTTGTAGATGCACCGATAGTTTTATATGAAGAATTGCCAGGTGAAAAACCAGTAGACTATCTATATGTAGGGGGATTTGATGATTATAAGCAAGAAGAATCTGGAACAGACTCTGTTGGTTCATTTCATATCTACAAAGTTAATATTGGGATGGATAAATGGTGTGGAAGAATTGTAGCATCTATTGCATCAAGACCAGACCCACATAATAAATTGTATAGACAAATTTTTCTGTTAATGCAAGCATTTAATGCCAAAGTATTTATGGAGAATGCCGATATGGGGTTCAAAGAGTACTTAGATAGAAAAAGAGCTACAGACCTATGGTTAGTTGAATCTATGGATTTTAAATCTGACATGACTCAACGTTCTCAAGGTAAAAGACGTTATGGTTGGGCACCAACACCAGAAAATATTAGATTTCTATTTGGGCTGCTTAAAAACTATGCTAGGCAGGAATTTGTAATAAAAGACGAGGAAGGTAATGAAAAGACCATACTTGGAGTACAGATGATAAATGATATTGGATTATTAGATGAGATGATTTCATTTAAGAAAGACAATAACGTAGATAGAATGACATCTTTTATGTCATGTCTTGGGTATGAGTTTTATCTTTTCAACAATTATATGCTGCCAAGCACTGTTAATAGAAGACCTAAACAAGAGGATAGCCAAAAGAAAAAGCCTGAAAAAACTATGGCGGAAAGACTTTATGGTGCCTCAACCAGGACAAAAAAATACTTCTAAAATTTAACTAATTTGGTAATAAACTAGTTTATTCGTAAATTTGCGGTTTTAAAAACAAAATATGGACGGTCATAACTTACACTCTTCTTATAACGGTGTCGGAACTTCGGTTTCGACAACACACTCATTGCCTACACAAACAGTAAAGGATTCTATAAAAGATTCTCCTCAGTGGCAAAAAAAGTGTATGGATGCACTTGAATCTATAGGTATATCCCAACTAGCAGATAATATTAAGTTTAGAGACTTATATAAAATGTTAGAAGGAAGACTAGCCTATTCAGATTACGAACCAGATAACCAAGTTTTAAACAGAGTAAGAGAGTTAGGAGACAGTGTAGGAATACCTACATTTGTTAAGCACTATGATTTTATTGGTATTATAACCAGACAATTAGTAGGAGAGTGGTTAGAACAAAAAGATGACTTTAAAGTTGACTGTATAGATGATATTTCACAGAATGAGTTTCTACGTGAAAGAACTAAAAAAGTACGTGACTATGCTTTAGAAACTTTTAACAAAGAGTTAGAAATATCTTTAATGAAAGCCGGCATTGACACCAACAAACAGGATTTTAAATCTGAGGAAGAACGTCAGCAGTATATGCAGATGTTAGAGCAAGAAAAAGCAAAAATAGTGTCTCCAGCTGAAATCGAAAAAGAGATGAAGGATTGGAAGACTAAAGCTGCTGAATGGGGAGAACATGTCATCGAAAAAGACCAACAGAGGTTCTATATGGACAAGTTGGATAAACAAGAGATGGAAGACTATGTTCTTACAGGAAGATTTTTTAGACATTACTATATTGGATACGACCACTACAAACCAGAGAGATGGTCTCCTTTAGAAACATTCTTTGCTAGGGATGTAATTGCCGAATACCCTCAAGACGGGGAGTATGCCGGTAGAGTTTTCTACATAGCACCTTCAGATATTATTAAGAGATATGCTCACTTGCTAAAGCCTGATGAGATTAAGAAAATAAATAAAAATTACGGTACTGTAGGTAACGCAGGTTATGATTCAGCAGTACATAACTGGAAACAAGAAATGAATAACGGTATGTTTGGACAAGTTCAAACAATACCTTTCCACAATTTTTACGATTATGATTTGGGATTACAGATACAGAACTCATTGGATATTCCTATGGGGGAAGTACTTATGGATACCCCAGATGGGCAACAAAGAATACCTTCCTGGTTAAGCCCAATGCAAAATCAAAACCACCTAGGATATAGATACAGCTCTTTACAAAGGGAAGATATTGTAGTAAGAAAAGATTTATTACAGGTTACAGAAGCATACTGGAGAAGCTGGAAAAGAATGTGGTTTTTAAATTACGAGACAGAGCAAGGCTACACAGATACAGCAATTGTAACAGATGATATTTTACCAGAATTTATCAAAGAAAATAATATTGTAAAAATAAGTACAAAGACACTAAAAGATATACAAAAAAATCTTGAAGTGAATACTATGTATGAATTTTGGGCACCAGAAATCTGGAAAGGTATTAAGATTAATGCCGGTAACTCTTTCTTAACAGAGAACTTATACCTAGGAGTAGAACCCCTTGAATACCAAATTAGAGGGGAATCAAATATTTTTGATGTTAAAATACCTATAGCTGGTATTATAGCAAACTCAGTAGCACAAAAACTTAGACCTTATCAAATTGGTTATAATATTTGCTTAAATCAGATATTTAATCTATTAGAGAAAGAGATTGGAATGTTCTTCCTATTTGATATAAACTTCTTGCCTTCCGAGTATAAAGACTACGGTACAATCGAGGAATCTCTTGAAAAATTAAGAGACCACGCTAAGGATATAGGATTAGTTCCATTGGATACCACAAAACAAAACATGGGCGGTGCAAACCAAAGCATGAATACTTTTATGGTACAAGACGTATCTTTTGACAAACAAATCAAAAGTAGAATGGAGCTTTCGGAGTATTATTTAAGAAAAGCTTTAGAGCAAATTGGTATAACACCACAAAGATTAGGACAACCAACAGCATACGAAACAGCTACTGGAGTTAAGCAAGGTACAGAGGCATCTTACATGCAAACAGCTGATATTTTCAACAATATGTCTGTTGCAAGAAGAAAAGCTATGGAATTGCATTTGGCAGTTGCTCAATATTGTCAAAAAGAATATCTAGATGTAGATTTTGTTTTTTCTTCATCAGACGGAGATAAAAACTTTATGCACCTTTCTGACCCAGATTTTCCTCTTAGAAGAATTGGTATATTACCAGTTAATGACCCTAAGAAACGAAGAGAATTGGAAACAATGAAGCAAGCTCTCCTAAACATGAACACTTTAGGAAATGACTTATTAGATTATGCAGAGTTATTCTCAGCAGATACTATGACAGAACTTGTAGCTATTGGAAGAAAAGGGCGTACAGAAAAACAGAAAGATGTTGAAGCACAAAGACAACATGAACAAGAACTAGCAGATAAACAAATACAAGGAGCAGCAGAAGAGACAGATAAACAAAGGGCTTGGGATGCTGACCAAAATCAGAGAGATAGAGAGGCTGGAATTATGCGTGAAGAGATTCAAGCACAAGGTAGAGCTGCCGATAAAAAAGCAGACCAAGCATCTTTTCAAAATATTAGTAAGCAAACTGATATGGCATTAAAAGAAATGAAGACCAATAGTGATATTCAATTAAACCAGGATAAACTAGACTCACAAAATTCTACAGATGCTAATAAGCTAGCCCTAATGGATAAGCAGTTACAAGTAGAGCTTAGAAAGCTAGACCAGAAAGATAAAGAGATGGCTAACAACAGATATATAGCCGAAGTAAATAAAAATTAAATATTCTTTAACCTATTAAATAAAATTTAACAAACAAAGTCAGGCGTACACAAGATTTTAATCAATTTTGTATATCGAAAAAACTTTATTAATTTTGCACCAGAAAATGAAAACAAACCAAAACCAAGAAGAGTTATCATTTGAGCAGTTAATGGAATTTAACAATTTCAGCTTAGAAGATAATGGTAAAAAAGAGGAAGAAATCGAAACTGATATTACGTTGAGTAATGAAGATGATGACGATGAACCAAAAGAAGTAGTTTTAAATCCTAATGACGATTTAGAAAAAGACAAAAAGAAAGATGAGCCAAAAGAGCCAGAGACTAAGATTACCTTAGATAATTCTGACAACACTTATCTAGACATTGTAAAAGAAAGATTAGACTCAGGAGAATGGGATGACTTAGTTATCGAAGATGAAGAGGGTAATGAAGTAAAACTTTCTGATTTAAAAGATATTGACAAAGACACATTCAAAGCTTTAGAGAAAGAAATCAAAACTCAAAAAGATACTGAATTTAAAGAAAAGTATGTTTCTGTTGATGGATTAGACGAAGTTAAAAAACGATTAATCAATATTGTAAAAGAGGGAGACTTAGAATTAGCAAAAGCTTTATTCCAAAACCCTGCCGCTTTACAAGAACCTTTCCAAGGTTACGACAATGAGAATGATGACCACAATGAGGATGTACTTGAATGGTACTACCAAAAAGGATTAGGTCATAGTGCAAAAGAAGCTGCGGCTTTAGTAAAAGCTTCTAAAGAAGATTTAACTCTTGATGTAAAAGCACAGAAAATTGTGGATTACCAAAGAAACCAATTCTACACAAACTTAAAAAACAGAGAGGAGCAAATAATAGCAGAAAAAGCTAAAGAGCAAGAAACTGTTAAGGAGTACAGAAAAAACTTAGCTTCTGAACTTAAACAAGAAGGATTATCAGAAAATCTAACAAGAAAATTTGTTGATGTAGCTACAAAAACAGATAAGACAGGTAATTATGAAATTGATACCATTTATGACGAATGGATGAGTGACCCCAAAAAAGCAAAAGAATTAATTTACTTTATGCTAGACAAGGAGAACTACCTTAAAAAAGTAACAGCAACAGTTAAGAAAGATGTCCAATTAGATAACTTAAAAAGAATCAAAATTGTACAAGACAGCTCTAGAGTTGAAAAACAAAAGAAAGAGGAGACATCTCCTATTACACCTTTTGAAACAATAAATTTTGACGAATAACAATTAATAAATTAAATAAATAAATTAAAAATGGTACAACAACAAAACATCCCTTTCATTGTGAATGGAGACCAAGTAATAATGTTTACCGATAAGAAGACAGTTTCTTCTATCAACGGTGCACAAGATTTACCTTCACTTTATTCATGGTATAAAGAAGACCCAAACAAACACCACTTAGGTTTGATGAACTTATGGGGTAAACAAGCAGTAAGAAGCTACGGTATTCTTCGTGAATTATTACAAAACAAATCAATCCTTGAAGTTAACGGATGGGACGGTGGATTTACTTATGATATTCCAGTTGAAGAGTACAAAGGTTGTTACACAACTCGTGATATGTCTAACCAGGCTTACCCTGGAGTAGATGGTGGAGCATTCAAAATTACTTTGAACAAAGCTTACACTACCGGAGATGTATTAACAAACAACAAATACTACGGACAACAAGTAATCGTTTCTGGTGAAGTACCTGTAGTTGCAGTAGGAGAAGGTTGGGAACACACAGTTAAATTAGCAGATAATGACAAGAACACTTGGTTCTTACCTTCTAACTTAGCTAAAGGTATCCAATACTTCAAAGTAGGTCATGCAATCTTAGGAGAAAGAGGTACAAACTTCTCTCACTTTGATATGCCTGATACAGTAGGTTCAATGAGATGTGAATTCCGTTTAGGTTCTGCATCTGGGGTTGAAGCTTACATCACTGGTTTGGCGGATTCTAAATCTTTCTCTGGTGCTGATGCTCAATCTAAAATGTATTTAGACAAATTACAATCGGAATTTGAAGGGAATGAATATGCTATTTTAGCTAACATGACTGTTAAGAACGGTAAAAAAATGCCAGACTTGAAAACAGCTAGAATTGGAGCTACAATGGAATTCTTAACAATGAGAGAATTAGAGCGTTTAACTGCTCAAAAACTTTTGTTCCAACGTGCTGCTACAGTTCGTGATTCAAACGGTGTTGCTAGATTAAACGAAGGTTTATGGCACCAATTACGTAGAGGTAAACTTATTAAGTATGGTCGTCCAGGAGGAATTACTCGTGACCACTTGAAAGAATCAGCTGAATACGTATTCCGTATTAACCCATTCAAACAAGATGTTGAAAGACGTTTGAAATTCAAATGTGGTAAATACGCTTATCAAAATATCTTGTCAATCTTCTCTGATGAAGTAAATGCACAAAATTCTGCATTGAATACATTCTTAGGAGTTGAAAGAACTATACCTAACCCAGTTCGTGGTAACGACCCATTCAATTTGGAATACGTGCCAATTCGTTTTACAAAAGTTTTCATTCCTGGTATTGGAAACATCGAAATTGAAGAAGACACATCATTGAACATGATGGAAGGAGTTGACCGTTTAGCAGGTGGTTTCCACCCAGAAAACTTGTCACCAACTGCTTACTCAATGGTAATTTGGGATGTGGATGACCAACAATACTCTAACAACAAACAGTTACCAAAAGGTGCTACTTTGGTTGACGGAGGAAATATGGGAGCTAACATTTATTTAGTAAAACCACAAGGCGAAATGTGCTACTGGGGAACTACTAATGGTCGTTACGACTATAGAAAAGCAGGAGATGTAATGTCATCAATGAAACAAATAGGACAAGAGTTCTGGGCGTTCAACATTTGTGATATTCACGTTAGAGACTTAACTCGTTTCGTTATGATTGAATTAGACGAAGCAGCAAGAAAAGGCTTTAACTAATATAAAAATTGTTAAATATTCTTTACCCCACTATAAACGGTGGGGTAAGAAATTTAACCTATTTGTTTATATAAAAAACAATTCGTACTTTTGCATCACAGAATTAAACCAATAAATATTCTGCAATAATACAACCAACCCAACAACAGAAAAAGAAGTTAAGTAACCAAAAAATTAAGACATAATGGCTCCAATAGCAAAAAGTAAAAAGGAGGAAAGCAATGTTATCTTAAAAATCTATGATTTTGAGATTAAAAAAGACACGCTTTACGAAATAAAAGAAAAGTTAGATACCTCAGCACCAGATGGTTTTAAGGAATTTAACACAACAAAAGTTCTAAGTGATTTAGTAGTTGATACTTTTCCTGGAGCAATTTTTGATGAAGAAAGAGGAATTTGGGATACGGGTTTGTACCCTACTTCAAAAGCTTTAGCAAGAGCGATACCTGATATTGATGCTAGAACCTTAGCATTAAAATCCCTAAAAACAAATATTGTACTTCCTATTGAACAGGAAAAAGGAGATGATATTTTAAATCACACCTCAGCAAATAATCATTTCTGGGATGCTTTTAGAGTAGAATGCCACAGAGGTAAACTTTTTGATACTGCTAAAACAGAAGATTTGTTAAGACTATATCTTTTATTAGTGCACAAAAGAGTCACTCCAAAAGAGATGGAATCTCATCCAGAATTCAAACAGCCAATTTCAATGTATTGTATTGTCGATAAAGACAGCTCAATGAGTAGAGAGGCTGAAAAAGAAATGAGAAAAGCGAAAGCTTCTGCCTTATTCTACACTTTACTAACAACAAACCGTGATGGTTTATTACAAGTTTTAGAGTACCTAGGAATAAACGCAACAAAATCTAGCGATGATGCTGTACTATATACAGTCTTTGGAAACTTTATTGGTTCAAAAGAAGATAAATTCCAAAACGATAAAGTGTTTATTGATGCAGTAGAAAAATATCAAACAGAAGACGGAGCTGAAGAGCTTTACATACACTCAAAATTAAAAGAGCTTTACATCAAAGGGAAAGTTAAATATAAAAACGGAGAAGTGTGGTTGGATGATGTTTATGTTGAAAATGGTTGGAAGAACTCAGCAGCAAAAGTTAGAGTAGACCAAGAACTAAAACAAATCTTTGCAACTCTTCTAGAGTAAGAAAATATTAATTGGGGAGTCACCCGGCTCCCCATTATTTAAAAGACAAAGATGACCACTACAGAACAAGCCTTTATAAAATTTCAGATTAAAGTTAATGAAACTTATGAGAGTTCTAAGATAGGTATTGACAGAGGTAGATTTGTTATAATATTTAACGAAGCTCAGAATAAAATGGTTGAGTTTATACTCAGCAAAAAAGGTACAGACGACTACACGTATATACAAAACATACTAGTACCTAATAAAGAAATCTCAAGAGAAACTTCAATAATTGATGCCGATGTATTCTTGATGCCAGATGATTTACTAAATTTCTCATCAGCTTACTCGACAGCAACAAAAGGTAATTGTGATGGTGTTAAAATAACACTTTTTGATATTAAAGACGATAACAAGACTGAAATATTACAAGATGAGTTTAACAAGCCTTCATTTATTGCCAGAGAAGCACCACTTTCTATGGGAAACAATAGAATCTTTTTATACAAAGAAGATTTTACACACACAAAACTTTTCTTATCTTATTATAGATACCCAAAACAAATAAGTCTAATAGACCCAGATAATCCAGAGAGTCAATTTACTCCTTCTGTTAATCCAGAGTTTGACGACTTATTATTGGATAGAATATTATCTTTAGCATCTAGTGAGTTTGAGGTTAACGTAGAGAACCCAAAATTCCAGATTGATAGAATGAGAGCAACTGAGCAACTTTAACATAAATAAAAATAACAAATGAAAAACTACGCTAATAGATTCCCATTACCTACAGGTAATATATGGGGGAGACTCCCAGAAAGAGTAACAGCACAAGAAACAAAATCAGTAGCTCTTGAAGCAAGAGTTGCAGCAATAGAAAAAAACCCTTTAGTTTACAAAACTATTTTTTCTCAAGCAAACACTTCAGCACCAGCACCAGTAGCAGCAGGGGTATCAAAAAATACCACAAACTCAATTATAACTTTTGGTTATAGTGCAGTTGGTACTTATACAATAACAAGTGCGTTACCTATATTTACAGCTGGTAAAACACATGTAGTAATAGGCACAGGCGAAAATAGAGTTGCAATTACAGCAGTAGTAACAAGTACAACTGTTATAACAATAACAAGTGCAACTATAGGAACAACACCAACGTTAACAAACAGTTTATTTACAAACACACCTATTTCAATAGAAATTTTCAATTAATAAAAATAACAACTAAAATTAAAATTAAAAATGGCAAGTCACGCACCGCAAACACTATTTTTTGTTACCAACGAAGGTTCGGTATCAACCTCAGGTGGTTCTACAAGAATCGCTAAAGGACAAATCGGTCTTGTTGATAAAGGAGGAGTACCAACAGCAGCTGGTATGCCTGTAGTTACTTCTGTAACATCAATCGCAACAGACAGAAACAGATTGTATGAACTAAGATTAGGTATCGCACCTTTGACACCAACTCGTTCTCAATCAAACAAAGCATATTCTACAGTACCTTTTAAATTATCAGAGATTGTTGACGTAAAAGTTAACTACCCTAAAATGGGAGTATCTGTTGACGAATTCTTGATTGGATATGATGGAATCAACGCAAGCTCAGCAATTGTAATGAGCAATGGAGATAATGAAGTAATTGACATTACTTTGTCTGGAGAAGCTATCGGAATGTTAGGATACTCAGATGCAAAAGTAACTGTAAAACTTTATTTAGAAGCACCAAACACAGGTTCTTTTACAATGCACCAAATTATTGAAGAAGGAGTTAAACGTTTGAAAAATGTAACTTTGGTAGGTGGAGTATCTATCTTAAATTATATTGATATTACTCCAGTAAATAGTACAAACGCATCAGCAGCTACTATAGCACAAAATGATGTAGTTTCTACTTTTTACAAGTTGACAGTAAAAGATAAAGGTAATCATACCGCACTTGGATTAGTTCAAGCACAATACCCTACATTAGTAGTAAAAAGAGAAACTTATACACCAGGAACAGCCGAAGCAGGGGTTTCAACTTATGTTGTAATAGGTTCAGCATTACCAACAGCTTACTCATTATCAGTAGCTTCTTTAGCAGATGCTAATTGTGATGGTATACCTGAATTAACTACAACTCCAACATCAATTGTTTGGGTAGCAGGAGCTTCTTGTGCAGCAATTCAAAAGACTTACACTTTACAATTAAAAGACACAGATTGTAACAACTCTTTAACAAATAAGTTAGCAGCAGTAAAAGCAGCTTATCCTGATTTGAACATATTAGTTGACACAATAAGTCCAAACTGGGCTCAAGCAGTTACTATAACAGGTACTACTGGAAGTTTAGTTATATCATTAGGTGGAGTTACGTACACTCAAGCTTTTACAGTAGATGCCGCAACAACAGCAGCAGCTTTTGTAACAAACAGAGCAGCAGCTATAGCTTTAGCTACAGGAGCAACAGTAACATCATTACTAGGAGTAATTACTTTTACAGATTTAGCTGAAGGATTTTATACAGTATCTTTAGATGCAACAAATAGTTTAGCAGCAACAGTTGGAGTTTTGACTAATGTAGGTACAGCAACCACTGGTGGATGTCAAACTGTCTACAGAGCAGAAGTTCTTTCTAATGTAGTATGCGAAGAGTGTTCTCCAATATTAAGAGACCTATTTACAGCTGTTGACCCAGCACCTTTCCAAGGAGTTCATTGGGTAGCAGCACCTACAGTTTACAGTTCTACCGCTTTAATGGGAATCCGTTTAAAAGGTAAAGTGAACATTTTTGCAGGAAGTGAAGAATACAGAGATGATATTCCATTCGTATATAGCTCTACAAGGTTATCTATTGCAAATGTAGCTCCAGGAGCAATTACTGAGTCATTCAATATGGGGACTAATGGTAGATTTAAAGTAAAATTATTATCTATCGCAACTGAGCCAGAATCAATAGGAGGAAAATTCTATGACTTAGAAGAAAGAACTAGAGTTTATTTTGAAAATCGTCAGAGATTAGCAGGTAACAACTTTGGTAAATTAGTATTAGGTCAAGAATCTCATTTGAAATCTACTTCTCAATACGTAGACTACGTAGTTAGCGTTAGAACAAACAGATTTGCACAATCATTCTCAGGCGAAGTAGTTGAAAACTTTGATTACCACATATTAGTAGAAGTAGGTAAATCTACAGCAATACATGGTTTGTTAACAACATTAGCAGCTGGAAACGGTATTACTTTACCAGCATTAGTAGCAGGCTACTAAAAATAATAAAACTAAAAGGAGGAGCAAAACACTCCTCCTTTTTTTATTTAACTATTAAAAATCGAAAGATAAATGAAGACATACATAGCTTATTTTTTTACAACCCTTCTACTATTTTTCGCACCAATACAAGGGCTATTAATATCAGTAGGAACAGCTATAGCACTAGATACAATTTTTGGAATAGCAAAATCAGTAAAAATAGGAGAAGCAATAACTTCTAGAAAGTTAAGCAATATAGTTTCAAAATTTGTTTTATATCAAGCAGCAGTATTATTAATATTTACCATAGATACATTTTTGTTAGGGGAGTTTTTTAAAATGTGGTTTTCAATACCATATTTCTTTACAAAAGTTGTAACAATTATATTGATATTTATAGAAGCAGTTAGTATAAAAGAAAATTTTGAACAAGCGTTTAATGTAGATGTACTAAAGATGCTTAAAAAGTTTCTGAAAAGAAGTGCAGAAATTAAAGAAGACATAGACGTATTAAAACCATAATAACAGAAAAACCATGGTAACAAGTGCACAAGCATTAAAAAAGTATGGAGACCCAACACTAGAACGTAGTATGGTTGTATGGGATGTACCAAAAGAGTTAGAAATAGGTGTACTACCAAAAAAACTTTATTGTAATAAAGATATGGTAGCACCATTAACAGCAGCTTTTAAAAACTTAATATCTACAGGTTTTGTAAAAGAACTAAAAACTTGGGATGGATGTTTTAATATCCGAAACAAAAGAGGTTTATCTTCAATGTCTTTACATTCTTGGGGAATAGCAATTGATGTCAATGCAGCATGGAATGGTCTTAATAAAGTACCAGTTTTATCAGCAGGATTTGTAAAATGTTTTACAGATGCAGGTTTTGATTGGGGCGGAACATGGACTAGAAAAGACGGAATGCACTTTCAATTAAAAAATATATAAAATGAACAGAAGACCATTAAAAAATGTATTCTATGTAATAGGTGCATTTTTTGTTATCTATTTGTTTACATTAATAAAACAATGCTCAGAACCTAAACAAACAATCCCGGTAACAATAGAAACACCGGCTAAAAGTGGAAGTTTTGAAAAACCTACAGAAGTAATTCCAGGGGTTGCAAAAAAAGATTCTATAGTTTATAAAAACGGTAAGACAATTTATACTGAGAATCCTATAAACAAACAGTTAGCAGATGATTATTTAAAAGCCACTGATAGCATAAAAAGATTAAAACTATACTTAGATGCCATTCAAGAAAAAGATGGAACCTACGTATATGATAATAAAGACCTAAAGCTAGAAATTTACACAAAGACTAGAGGAGAACTATTAGAGATAAAACCTAAGTATACAATAAAACCAACAGAGGTAAAAGTAGACGTACCATTAAAACAAACAGTATTTGCTATGTATGGGGGATTAGAGCTAATAAATAATGCAAATCTAAATAACTTAGGAGTAAAAGCTGAGGTGGGTATACAAAATAGAAGAGGTACAATACTAACAGTAGGTGCCGACACAAGAAGTAACTACTATATTGGTGCCAAAGTAAAAATTTTCGACATAAAAAAGTAAACCAATGCCAAACTTAGCAGGACAAATAAAAGTAGATTTTGACGTTATACAGTCAACAGTACAGACACTTTGGATAGGGGATAGTAGCCAATGGCTATCTACAACAAACCTACCAGCACAAATCTTAATAACTCTTCCTGGCTCAAAGAAAGCTTTGGTTTTTTCTTTTAAAAAGAATGCCATAAACTCATTTAATAGTCACAATCTTGGAGTGAGTTGTTTACAAGGGGATTGCACAGATGAAGTATATGGGGATTTACCAGACGGTATTTATACCATCTGTTTAAAGAGTTCTTTTGTAGGATTTGAAAAAAGCAAATTCTATTTGAAGACTGACCGTACAGAACTAGAACTTTCTAAAGTTATAATTAAGCACGGATTTGAATATTCAAAAAACGACAAAGATTTTAGAAATAAAATATATGATATTGATTGGCTAATAAAAGTAGCTAAATCTCACGCAAAAGTAGGAGACTTTGTAAAAGCCGATAGATTTTTTCAGCAAGCAAAAGAACTCCTAAAAACATTATCCGACTGTAAAGATTGTATTTAAGATGCCAGGACAAGAAAATTTTTTAACACTTACCCAAGAAAACTATTTTGATAAGTTTGAAAAAGACTTATTAAACCAGGCAGACTTACTATATCTAAATAAAAAATTTGGAGTAGGGGATGAAGTAAACATGGATAAAGTAAGACATTCACAAATGTTTCACAATATTTTATGCACAAACGAATGTGAGTTGATAGACTGGGTTTGGAAAAAGATTAATGGGGAACTAGAAAATCTAAAATATAAACACAAGCTAAAAGACCCAAGAATTTATAACCATCATTTTGGACATGAAAACTCTGAAGAAATAACAGAGTGTTGCGATTGGGCAGAGAATGAATGGTAACAAAAAACTCTTTATAAAAACCAACAATGCAAGAAGAAGTAAAACACTATAAAGTAAAAAGCCTACCTACATTACCCAGACCAAACTCTGTGTATTATGTAAAAGCAACTTCTCAAAGTACTGTTAAAACATATATAACAGACCAAAACGGTTTTCCTTATCCTTTAGTGGATTTAACCGGGGGCGGTGGAGGAGGAACAGGAACTGTACAATCAGTAACCGGAACAGGGGTAACAGGAAGTCCAGTAAACCCAATAATTGATATAAGCACTTTTAAGAGCTCCGAATTAGGAAATCTATTAGAGATAGCCACGAGTGACGGAAAGCTCTTTGTAAAGCCTATAACTAGCCCAGATGGGTCTATAGATATAGTAAGTACATCTTCAGCTTTAGAGTTACAAATTTCTGGAACATTACAAGCACTAATTAATAGTGCAATACAGCCAGGAGATAATATTTCAGAATTGGTTAATGATGCAGGTTATATAACAGCAGCATCCATACCACCATCGGCATTAGCAGCAACAGAGTGGACAACAAACCACATAGCAGCAACAGGTAATCCATATTTAGCAGGAACATTAGTTTACTATTCTGGTCATATATTTCGAGCTAATTTTAATAACGACAGTATTACACCAGCAATAGGTGGAAATTTATACTGGACAGATTTAGGAGTAGGAAATTTAATAGACCAAGAACAAACAGATTGGGCAGCTACATCAGGTTCATCCTTTTTAAGGAATAGACCTACAAGCACATCCTCATTTATAAATAATGGTAATGGTGTAAGTAACTACGTAACCTTTGCAGATTTAGCACCATTAACTGTTGGAACATTACCACCAGGAGGTACAGCAGGACAGATACTTACAAAAGTAGATGCTACAGATTATAACGCTACTTGGCAAGAAAATTATGCTGATTGGACTTCTGTAGTAAAACACATTGTAAAAAATGACGGAACTGCCTTAATAACAAAAGGTACTCCAGTATATTCTACAGGAGCAAATGGAACCAACATACTTGTAAGAGCAGCGAGCAACACTTCTGAAGCCACCTCAAGTAAGACTATAGGATTGATGCAATCCGATATTACAACTACCGGTGGAACACAAACAGGATTTGTAGTTACTGAAGGTCTTTTAGGAGGATTAAATACAGCAGGACAAACAGCAGGAGACCCAGTATGGTTAGGGGTAAATGGAGCGTTAATCTATGGATTAGTAGGGAAACCTTACGCACCGGCTCATCTAGTATTCATAGGAATAGTAACAAAAGTTAGTGCCGGTAATGGAGAAATTTTTGTTAAGGTACAAAACGGATTTGAGATAGAAGAGCTACATAATGTGGACTTAAAGACTACAATCCCAGTAAATGGAGATGTATTAGGATTTAATGGAACACTTTGGGTAAACAAGACAATAGCTGCATGGTTAGGATATACTCCAGCAAACGACAGTACATTTTTGTACGACAAGTTTATGACAAACCAGTTTGCTTACTTCTTACCAATGGATAGTATTACATTTTATGATACATTAAGAGTTGGTGGAACATTGACAAGTTTTGGTACAGCAACTTCACTAAGTGAAAATCCAATGGGGGTTTTATATACAACAGCAACAGCAGTTGGTTCAGCAGCCGGTTTATATGGTAATCCATTTGGAGGCTCAGGCTATTTAGGTGTCGGCTTTCAATTTGAAATAATTAGAAAATTTAGAGTAAACACTAACAATGGAGCACAAAGGTTATTCGTAGGAATATCATCATTATATAACACGACAGCCCCAACTAATGTAGAGCCAACAACTCTTATAAACTCTATAGGAGTAGCAAAATTACAAGGTTCACCAAATTTATTTTTTGTATGGAATGATGCTACAGGAACAGCATCAAGTATAGACTTAGGTTCAGGATTTTTAGGAACTGATACAACATGCACATACAAACTAAGAATATACAAACTTTTTCAAGTACCAGTAATTTTTATTGAATTGACTAAGATAGTAAACTCAACAGGAGTTGTAACAAGCACTTCTTATAGTATTACAAGTGATTACAATACAGGTGCAAGCTATTATCCTTTTCTTTGGATAGGTAACAATACAGCTGTATCAGGAGCATGTAGTATTAAAGATTACGGATGTATAGCAACTAAAAGAAACGCAATATCAAGCTAATGGAATATACTATAAATAGACAAGGCACAATAGCTGTAGATGGAGAAAGGCTTATAATGGAGGACATTAACCCAGCTTATAAAGAATACGTAAAATTTTTATCCGAGGGGGGCACCGTAAAAGAAACCAAAGAGTTAACACTATATGACATAGAAAATCAAGTAGCATCAACAAAGCATACAGATAGGATTCTTAAAAGTATTAAAAAGACAACTACGCATAATGATGCTATAGAGTTTTTAATAGGAATTATAGAAATAATGGAACAAAAAATATCTGAATTAGATAGGATAGTTTCGGAACAAAGAGGAGTAACAGGTACATTTATACTCGGTAACAGTAAAGCATCAATAAAAAACGGTATAGTAACATCAATAAAAAACTTTAAATAAAATGATTAGTTCTGACAGCAAAACAAAAAAATTAAACATAAATATCTACGAGCACCCAGAATTTAATTTGGGAGCATTAGACAACATGTCCTCTATAGTAGACTATGACATACTTGTTTGGAATGATTTTGGAGAGATATTAGTAAAAAAAATAGGAAAAGTAAATAAAAAAAACTTATCTAAGTCATTAAGTTTTGACGTACCAGAACTATTAGACCAAGTAGTATATTTTAGTCTATCATTATCTCTAGTCATTGATGGAAAAAAAACATCATTTGTTACAATATCAGATGATAATGAATTATTAAATGACTTTATATTAAATAGAGTAGCAAACGGACAAACACCTTATATTTTTACGAGTTTCTACTTTACAGAAGCACCAAAAAAAGACTCTAGTTATACATTAGATATAATCACCATAGAGGAAAATATTTTTGAAGAGGTATACCTAAGAGAAGTTGGAGCAACAACTATTAAATTAAAAGAGGGATTAGATAAAATAGAAGGGGAGATACTAAATGCAGAAAGAGCTATTAGAAGATTATCCTCAATAAAAAAACAAACTTTAGGGGTGTCCGTAGTTATAGATAGAGAACTATTTCTATTGGAAACGCTAAATAAATCAGGCGTGCTTGAGGCAACAAAAGAACTAGTAACTATGTATGAGACTACCGGGGTATTAGGGGTATCAGAATATAGACAAAGACTTTATACAAACTTAAAACCAGTATTAGACAATTTAATTATTGCTAAAGGCAGATTAGAAAAAATTATAGAGGTACTTCCAGTAGATAAAAAGAGACCTTTACCGGGGCAAGACGTTGTAGAACAACAAGCATAAAAATATTAAAAGAAGACTAGAACTGATAGGGAGGGTAAACCACCTATTTGCTACTAAACATTTGTTACCGAAAGGTGCAAAACTCTCGGTTTCGAGGTAAGCGGCACGTGAGGTCGCAGGACTGCTTAGTCAGGCTTATTTGTAGATAGTTAAAAAATGAAGTTGTAGGCTTTACGCTTTAATTGTTTCTCTATCCTTGACAGGACGGGAGGCAGCAACTTAAAAAAGGACAGTGAAATATGTTTGATAGTTGCGTGGGTTCGCCCATGTAATTTGAACTCGCATCGGGGCTTGCCCCTTTGTGAGCAAGTTGAGTTACAGATTAATTAATAACTCTTTGAGTTATTTTGTAAGGTTGAATATCTTTTTTGACTAGTTTGGTTTTCTGGAAATAGAAGAATGATTTAAGATTTCTTACTAGTTTAGCAGTTCTGAAATGGGTGCATGCCATAAACTAACGAGTGGAAACGAGGGGACTCTGGTTAATAGGGGTCTTCGGGCTAATAACCTAATCGTAGAAACTTGGTGATGGAGCAGTCTAGAAAGTGAAGTAGTTTAGAGATAAATTACTCCGGCATTCGTAAGGGTGTTTAAAATAAGTTCTGAATTTTATTTCCGAAAGAGAGAGACACAGGATTGGTATATCTTACTATAGTTAGTACCAATAGATACTAAGAGTCTTTTATAGCATAAAGGGCTCTTCTCTCCTTTAATTTTTAACAACATAAAATATAAAAAAGTGGCAGCAAAGAATAAAAACATTAGTTCAGAAACTTTTAGAGAAAAGTCTAAAAGAAAAAGACCAGGAATTCATGCTAAGAGCAAGACTTCAAAACTAAAAACTTCAAAAAATTACAAAAAACTAAACAAAGGGCAAGGATGAAAAACTGTGGGAATAAAATAAAACATACATGTGCTGAAAAAAACTATGCTACATGCGTATACTACGAATTAGAAGTTCCAGATTTTTCTAGTTTAGTAGGAGAAGATTGTATTACTTTAGAGGAAACTACTGAAGACCAGTATAATATCTTAGCAGAAATCTTATCTGAAATAGATATGTCGGCATTGGGTAATTGTCCTACCATAGACTACCCACCAAGTAGACAAGGTTTAATAATAAAAAATGTTATCCTACAATTAGAACAAGAAATTTGTGATTTAAAAGATAGGGTAAATACCTTAGAGACAACAGCAATATGCGATATGGATATTACAAACTGTGGTTTAACATTGCCAGATAACCCATGTGGAGGAACTTTCTCTACATTAGGAGAATTGCTAGGATACTTATTAGATAACACAACACCTTAAAACCACAAATATGAGTTCATGTAGCCAAACAAACACACCGGTATTAAATCCTACAACGGAACCTTGCAATGGGATATACACACCCACTACTTGCTTAATACACGAACCACCACTTAGAGCTTTGGGATTTCCATTAGGGAATACACTTTTATCAGACGTGGTAGCAGCTTTAGTATTATCGCTGACAAACCAGAATAATTTAATTACAGATTTAAGAACACAAATTGATGCTTTACAAATACAAGTAGATAATTGTTGTTCATAATAAAAAACCTATAAAACCAATACAGTTATGTGCAGCAATTGCCAAAATACAACTTGTCACGATTGCAATCAACAACCACTTTGTGAATCAAATGATTGCTCTTGCCCAGTAAAAGACTTATCCACGGATTGTATTTTATACACTGGTGGGGATTTAAAATGTTCTGGAATAAAAGATAAAACAATACTTACTGAATTAATACAACAACTTGATAATTTTATTTGCATAGCATTAGGCTCAGGTGTTGAATTTTTAAGCGTAGGAGAAGGAGAGCCGGTATATGCCGGAGTAGACCCAACAGGTAAGCAAAAAATAAGAACAATAAAAACCGAAAACTCTGGAAGAAAAGTAGCAGAAATACTAAAAGATGTCAGCTATGATACACAGAATGGTTTATTAATAACAGCAAAAAGTTTAGATAGTGATACCTTGACTTTTTCAGACGATGGGGATAATATAAATATTGAAGTCCCTGGTGTAACAAATGTAAAAACTTTTTATGTTGACCCTTATTATTATGGTGCCATAGAAACAGGTAGTAGAGCTAAACCTTATAAAACTCTAAAAAAAGCTATTGATGCTTTTATTGATGCTCCAAATGGAGGTACAATTTTAGCACCAATTTATGGGTACACTGGGGTAATAGAATTATTGAATGATGTGAATGTATTCAGCGATTTACCTTATATATCCGTAAATAGGTTAAAAATAGAAGGAAATGGTTTTTCTATATCTTATTACGGTAATCAAGACTATTTTATTTCTACAGCTTACTTAGTTGGGCTAGACCCAAAAAGTATATCAGGAAAACTAGACTACGATATAAAAATGGAGTTTAACAATGTAATTATAGCAACAGCTTACACAAATAAGTTTGTATATAACTTATCTTATACCTCACCTACATTTTCAGGTTTTCAGAATACTTCAGGAATGTCTTTTACTAAGTGTAAATTTAATGATGCAACTTGGCAAATAGGAAATAGTTCAGCTTACATTAATACAGGACAAACCCACTTTGGTTCACCGGTGTATGCACAAAACACAATACCAGGAGATGCTTATATGATAAAAAGTGAAAACGTAGCTTGGTTTAATGATGGCACATTTACTTTTAATGACTGTAAAGTTTACCCTACAACAAGTAGTGCTTTATACTTTAAAAACACCACTGGTGGAGCTTATAACTTAATAATGGATTATAATGGTAATAGAAGAAATTATAGTACATTTAATGGAGTAGATTATCTAAACAGTGATACAGTTTGTAACATAATTGTAGATAATGATTATCCAACAAATCCTATAGGTAGGTCATCAAGTTGGGTGAGGGTTAGAAACTTTGAACAAACAAACCACCCGGCAAATGCTGGTGGGCAAAGTGCAATCTTTAGAACGGTAGGCGATAGCACACTGTTAGTACAAGGCGGAGAGTTCTATTTAGAATTTCCAAAAAATTTGGTACAAATAGATAAAGCAACAGGTATAGTAGAGCTCACTAATGTAAACGCATCAGCAGTATATTCTAGGGATGCAGTTTACGGTACTTTTAAGTACACAGGTTCAATACCTTTATCAACTCAAAAATATGTTTGGTCTGACCAAAGTAGCCTAATTTTAGTTAAGCAAGGCTTACCATTAACAGACTACCTACTACCTTCAGCGAATATAGCAACTATAAATGGAGCAATGTATAATACATTACCTTCTTATAGTAGTGATGCTAACGCAATAGCAGCAGGGCTAATATCAAACTGTATATATTTTAATATATCGACATTAACACTTACAAAAATACTATAATATGTGCGGAAACTCAACATGTCACGATTGCAATCAACAACCACTTTGTACATCAAATGATTGCTCATGTCCAGTAAAGGATTTATCCACAGACTGTGTATTATATACAGGAGCTGATTTAGCTTGTTCTGGAATAAAAAGTGGAACTATACTTACAGATTTAATTGAGCAATTAGATGCTTTTATTTGTCAAGTACTAGGAGAACCACTACCAGTAAGAAACCCAACGACTCCTTCCACATCCCCTGTCTCACCTCAATCTTTTGGTTTGATAAATATAGGAGATGGAATGCAGTCTTACAGAATACTAGATGCACAAACTAATCTACAAGGGTTAAAAGAGATACGTACAATAAAATCAATAAGTGATTCAATAGTTATAAAAGTATCATCTTCAGATAAAGAGATTGAAATTTCAGAGCCAGCAAAAGAGGCTCTTAAAAAAATTAGTATGTCTTTTGATTGGAAAGACTCAAGAAATATTTTAAGAAAGAAACCGCAAAGCCCAACATTGGGTGTTACAGATAATGTATATAGAAGAGGTGGTTTTATTGGTTGTGGCAAACCTTATTTAAACACAACTACAAATGAAGTAATTCACCCACCAGTAAATGAAAAAAAACCTGTTTTAATAGAAGCAGATATTTACAACTTAGGTATAAAAATACAAGGGTTTGAAAAAATAAAAGACTATAACCCAGTAGTAGTTATTTCAAAATACACACCTACTATAAAAAAGCATACATATAATCCAGAGCTTATTCCTGGAAGCCAATTAGAATATTTTCCAGAGACAACATATAGGAAGGGTAGTTTTAAATTTAGCAAAGACAAAGACCCAGTTAGATTAACAAGAGTTCCCATAAAAAAAGGATACCAAGTTATAGATTTTGGGCAAGAGCACTATTTTAGGACTAGTCAGGGTTTTCAAAGTTACCCATCATTGGGTGGAGAAGCTTTTAGAAAAATTTTAGAGACTAGGGGTACTAAAAAAAGATATTCTCAAAGTAGACAAACTTATGCTCAAGGAGAAGCAGGGTTTTCTGGTAAACGGTATAATTTAGATAGTGCCTTTGTATATCTACAGTTTCATATTGAAATTACAGTAGGAGAAGAAAAGTTTATAAGCCCAGCATTAGGTAAATTGAAAATGGTAGCAAGTTTGCCTTCTTCAGCAATAAAACCTATTGATTTTAAACCTGGTTCAGTAGTACAATATGACTATATAAAAGACTCGAAAGAATTTACAAAAATAAGATTTAAACATACATAACTGGAAATAGGGGGTGATAAGACGCTAATGAAATTTTTTGAACGAAGCTTAGGTGGAGTGATTTTAATGAGTTAAGTACTACAAGAAAGTCCTTTGAACGAGCTTGCTCAGAGAAGGCTTAGTAAGAACCCCCAAGATTCCGGTTTTAATAATATATAAGAATAGAGGTTTTTTGGTTTCCTCTTTTTCTGTTGGGTGAGGAGGAGCTTAGGCTCCTCTTCTTTTTTATAACAATTTTTAACCAATTTGGAGATTATATATATTTTCATTAATTTTGCAACTTAAATACAAGAAAATGACTAACGCTGAAATAGTATCTAGAGTAAGAAATGGATTAAACTCTATAAGTAAAGACGATAGAATATCCCGTAGATATATACTACATGTAGCTAAACAAAAAGCTACTTTTTTAATTTCACAAAAACTAAACGACAGAAGCTTGTTTAGAGAAGATAACCTATACAAAACATTAGACTGCTTTGAAATGGAGTCAGTAGATGTAGTTAGATGTGATATTTTAGAATTCAGAAGATGCAAATCAATAATGAAATCAAAATGTAAATTACCAAAACTAATTTATAGCAGATACGGTAGTTCTTTAAAAGAAGTAATTACAGTAGACGGAGAAAAAGAATTTAAACCAATCACCCCTTCTCAATACAGAAGAGATAAAAATAGAGTAGAGAAATCGGATTACATTTATTTCTATGTTAAAGATGGCTATTTGTATTTACTTGATACAGAAATTGAATTAATCAGTTTGTACTTAATTAGTATGGAAATAGATTCTTTGGAAGAAGGATGTGGATGCAAAGATAATGATGAATGTAAGAGTCTTTGGGAATATGAATTTAATGTACCAGATAAATTAGAAGAAGCTATTGTTGGCGAGACCATAAAAGAAATAGCAATGTCTAAGCAAATACCTAGAGATGAAAACCCAAATTCAAACAACAACGAAAAGCAGTAATAACCTTTCAGAAAAAGCTTTTAAGTTTAGTAGAAGATGGAGAGGTAGGAAACAAACAATAGGAGTCTTAGGAGGCAGCTTTTCGATAACAGACCACAAAGCATACCAGTATTATAAAGAGAGTTCTAAACTAGCTAATAGACAAGATGTAGCTAACTATGTAGAACACGGAAAAATAATATCTGAGTTCTATAGAATTGCCGGAGAAAAACTAACAGAGGCTAGTGGGGGAATATTTTTAGATGGGCTAGGGTACTTTGGAATCATACAAGAAATGAAAAAGAAGTTAACCCACAGTAGACAAACAGGAGAACTTAAAATAAATACAAAAACAGACAATATAATATATAACATAGCTTTCGTACCAATAGGAAAAGACAGCTTGCTAAGACCATGGGTTTTTGATTATAGTTTTAGTAGAGCTATAAAAAAAGAGCTTTGTAACAAATTAAATTCTGGAAAAAAGTACAGCTTTAATGCTTCTTTATTCTTCAACAAACTAAGAAAAATAGGTAACGATATATAAAAAAAATTATGACAACACTTGAACTAAAAGCAAACGTAAAAAATCTGATTGCAAAAGTAACCAGACTAGAGAACAAAAAGACTTCAATTGAAGTATCTGACTACAGTACTGTTACAATTCCTATTATAGGCGGAAATGTAGAGGTAATTAGCAGAGTTTTAACTATTCCTGCAAATACTTTTAAAAACAATGATTGTTTAGAATTGTTTGTTTATAATTATTGGAATTTTACAGAAAATTTTGTTAATACGCAATTAAGAACTTATATAAACTCGTCTAATAGTCTAATTGGAGCCACTCCTTTATCTGTTTCAGACTCTAGTCTTTATACTAATAATAATAGTTATTTAGGTGCATCTAATGGAAGTATACTTCAAATTATGATTCAGAACAATAAATTGATTTCTTTTTTTAGTGATTTTAATTGGGGGAATACTTATGGCAACTACACAATAGACCTAACTAAAGATAATTATATAATAGTAGTAGGTTCAGTTAATCAAATAACAGGCACAAACACTTTAACAACAACAGGGGTTATATTAAAAAAAATAAACTAATATGAACATAGTAATAGACAAAAATGGTTTTGTATTGTATGCAACACCATTTGCAGTAGCAGTAGGAGAATTAAGTACTACAGTGGAAATACCTAGTAACTTAACTATACCAAAATTTGTAGACAATTCTTGGATAGAAGGGGCAGATATTGAAAAGCTAGCGGAAATAAAATCTAAAAAAATAGAAGTTCTACGAGAAGAGTATTCTAAAAAAATAGACAATGTAGTATCAACACATGTGCAAAAAAAGGTAATTAGCGGCACCGAAATACCAAAAGAGATTTTAGAAGAAAGGGAAGCCTTAAAAGCGGAGTACCACGAAAAATTAGCTATACTATAAACATATATAGAAATGACGAGAAAACAATTAATAGCAGAAATCTTGACTGATTTAAGACAATATGATGAAAGTGGTCTTATAGACTATCGCTCTTTAAATATGTGGATTAAAAATGAGTTAAAAAGGTTTGGTGCCAATGTAACTATCCTTACGGAGAAAGTATTAGAGGTGCAAGAGGGTAAAGTAGAATTACCTGAGGATTTTTGGACACTACACTTAGCTGTTAAATGCAAACAAGGAGATTGGGAAGGAGAACACTCTGAAGATAGAGAGTATGTACAAGACTCACAATTTTACAAACAAAGCACTACAACAAATTATGTGTGGGATAATCAATCTCAGTCGCATAAACAGGAAAACTACAAAACAGTATCAGAGAAAGTTTTTTTCAAAGATAGAGTAACAAACATACATTACAGAGAACCCGTTTTTTTAAAGCTAACTAAAGGTTTTAAGAAAGAGTTTTGTGCACCGGGATGTAAGAACATACAACAAAGTCTTACAGCTTCCTCACAGTACGAAATTAATATTCTAGGCAACATACTTCAGACAAACTTTAAAAATGGTTTTATCTACATGCAATACAATGCTCTTCCTACAGATGAGTTGGGGGATATTTATATTCCAGATGTAAGAAGTCTTCAAGAGTACTTGATGTATTACGCAAAAAGAAAGATACTGGAAGGTCTTTGGATTAATGATGATGATGTTAATTTAATAAACAAACTTCAATATATAAAAGGTCAAGAAAAAGAATACCTAGGATTAGCTATGACCCAAGTTAAGATGGAAGGTTTAGGAAACTGGGATAAAAAACTTAAACGGAAAATGATTGCGGAAACAAACAGATTTGAAAGAATGTTCCCTAATCTTTAATATAAAAACCAATGGCAGAACAACCAAACAATAAAGTGAATATTTCTTTAGCGAAAGTTGGGATGAATAAAGATACTCACCCTTCACAGTTAGATGAAACACAATACACGCATGCTTTTAACGCCAATGTAGAGACAGAAAGTGGTAATAGTCTAAACATTACAAACGAGAGGTCTAATATGCTTATAACAAGGTATAAGCCAGGGTTTGTAGTAATAGGGTATGAGAATGATTTGTTATCTAACGATACCTATGTAATGTTGGTAAATCCAACAACTGGGGTAGGGGAATTTGGGTACATAGAAGACAACCAAAACGTAATAAATTTACAAGACATAACAGCGTTGTGCGGTAATGGTTGTGATGAGATAAAAGAATTAGCAACACCTTTAGAACAACTACCACAAAACCCACTTAACCCGAATGCTTACCACACTCTAATATCAGATGAGTACGCATTGGATACCTCTGTTACACCAGCAGTCTGTCTACACTATACAGACCAGGCTTATATAGATAAAAAACTAGGTTTTAACTTTGATAAAGAATACCCTATAAAAAAAATAGTTATCAAAAATGAAAAAACTGGAAAAAACACTTACTTCACTGATAACCTAAATCCACCGAGACATATTGATATTACCAATATAGGGGATTACTATATACAAAACGTACCTTGTCAACCAGATTATCCAACAAGTTGTATAGACTTCAATGAGCTAAGAATATTTAAACTTTATCAAATACCAGAAATAAAAGCTTCTTCCTTAGAATTAGGAGGTAGGCTAAAAATGGGTATGTATGAGTTTTTACTAGCTTACGCAGATGCAGGGGGTAATGAGATTTCTCCTTACTACTCTATAACACAACCTATAGCAGTATTTGATAAAAATAACAATATATTAGAACAGCCAGAATTGGCTGATAGGACTAACTATGCAATAAAGTTAGATGTCTTTAATTTAGATAAAAGGTACACCCACTACAAAGTAGTAGTAATACAAACTGCTGATATAGAGGGAGCTTCAAGATATTTTGTAGAAGGTTTACATACCATAAACGACAATATTATTTTATACACAACTGAGCAAAATAAAATAGCAACATCGGTTGATAAAATACTTGTTGACAAACTCCACGTAGAAAGAACAGAAGGATTAACTGCCTCTAATAATATTTTATTTCAATACGGGATAGATGTAAAAGAGGAACTTAACCTACAACCAGTAATAAACTTTTTGGGGCAGTTTCTAAAATGGCAAACTACAATAGGAAAAGAAGATTTATATGATGACGGTGTTTTAGGATACCAAAACAGAGGTTACAATAGAGACGAAATAGTACCTTTTAGTATAAGATTTTTATTTGATGGGGGATATGAATCTTCTATCTATCCTTTTATAGCTAGAGTACCAAAAGAACAAGACCCACTACGACCAGACAATGTTTATGATTTTGAAGAGGTTGTTTCTGGGGGAGTTCCTACAGAGCGTTACGCAGACAGTAGTGATATAAAATCTATACTAGAAAATAAAGTTTCCTGTAACTCTACACAAAGAGTTTACAGATGGCAATACTATAACACAGCAACAAAAGACGATGGGTTTTGTGATTCTAGTGAAGCAATACAAACAGAAACAGTATTTGAAGAGATTACAAGAATTTGCGAAACACCTTTAGTTGGTGTGGGAGAAATAGTACCTAGTGGGCAGATTACAATACCATTGGATAACACTGGGTATACAGACTTAGCGGATTATATAGACCTTCATGCTAAAGATTGTTTAGAAGACCCTACATATTTAATTACAGACAATAATGTAGACATTTGTAGTTATTTGACACAAACATACCCAGGTGCAGATTGTAATGCAAACGGTGAACTATTTGAGGGATTAAATTGCCAAACACCAGATACACCAACTTGTGAAATATTAATAGACAAAATAGAAGGAGAAGTTACAGAGACAATCAGAAAGATTTTTCCTGGAGAATATACTTTAATGACAGCAGCAAAGCTTTGTCAAATATATAAGATAGATTATACAGGTAATGACCCAGGAACAACTCCAGGTGCACCTAAGAAAGATATGAATTTACCTTTAGGTTATATACCAAATGCAACTGATGCTGATGTATTCTACCCAGTTTATGAAAGAGATTCTGATTTTCAAAACGAGCTTTGTTTATATGCAAAAGATATAATATATAATCCAGACACATCACAAAATAATGCAACAGCTTATTTTAATAACTATAAGTATAGTACAGTTTTAAATGATTTATTAACAACTAAGACAACTACCCCATTCACTTTATCTACCACAAGTAAATTTGACACAAAACTTCATACTAATGCTTTGTGGTTTAAAGGTAAAACAGAATCACTTACAGAGTTCATAATTGATATAGCTAAACAAAAGGATGCCGATGGTGATGATGATATAAATATAGGAGATAACACTCTTGTTAGAATGTCTATTTTTAAAAGTTGTACAACTCCTTCAGCTATATACTCAGCTTTAGTTGATGTTTCTGTAGGGGAGATGTTTTATATAAAAAAAGTATTAAGTTCAGTAGAAATAACTAGGGGAAGTACCGGTGCGATAATACCATTACCTCCAGCAACTTGGTTTAACTCAGGAGACTATTATATAACAATAGATACACCTATAAATACAAAAACTGTTGACACCAATGCTGGTGCAGATTTTTCTTGGACTAGCCCTATTGAAAACTATACTCCAGAAGTAAGATATATAGCATCTCCTACAGATGGTTGTTATACTGTATCTAAAAGGTACCCAGAAAACTCAAGAGTAGAAGTATCTTGGGATGCAATATATTTAAAAAAGGTTTGTACATATAAGACTATTTGTCAATTTGAACAACCTATTGCTCAGTCATGTAAAGTGTTTCCTTTTGAAAAGGGCAGTTTTGCATATTGGGAAAGTACAGAGAAGTATCCAGATAACCCAGAGTTATTTGATTCCTCAACTTTAAAAATAAACAAAGCTAAACTATCTAACCTTGTAACTCAAGGAGCTTTAAACATTGATATACTAAAAGAATTTGAAGATGTGTTTACAGATAGTGCAGCTACGATAAACGGGAACTACTTATTTAAGACAGAGCCATGGAATGGGGAAACTAAAAAAGTAGCCGATTTTACTTGTAGAAATATAAGGCATTTTAAATTTCCGGATAATAGTGTAGCACCTTTTATGTATGACTTACCACAAGCTAAATTTGGTAATACAGTCATATTTCCATTGGGTGTAACAATAGATGAAACAGTTATAAATCTATTTTTAGATATTGCTGTTGATAATAACTTATTAACACAATCTGATAGAGACAAAATAGTTGGTTACGAAATATTTAGAGGAGATATTAGTTTAGATAGAAGTGTAGTAGCCTCAGGACTGTTATATGATATGCGTAAGTATAGAGAAACAGAAACTGTTGACAAAGACATATTGTATTCCAATTATCCTTACAATA